GACAAGTAGGCATTGCATGACGCAGATGCTTGTCCTAAAATAGGACAAAATCGGCGGTAAGTAGCGGATTTCGTTCAGTCTCAATCAAACCTGCCATATGTCAAGCTATTCGAACCAAGATAGGGTTCGATCCCCGTCGGAAATACCAAAAACGTATAATAAAGACATGGCCAGACATTACAAAGTTCACCTCCATAGAATTAACTCGTCGCACAATAACCTGCGAACCAATGTGATTGAAGGCGTTTGCCGGGATCTTCCGGCCTTGAATGAGGGTTTTACGTTGACAGGAGAAGGACTTGAATTCGGGGTCAGATCTGTCAGAACGACGCGAGTTCAGTCATTAGCGCGCCTCAATCAAACAATCCTCTTTGAAACCCAAAATAGTGTTTATGCGCTTTTCATTGTTGACGAGTTCGATGATGAGGCCCAAAATATTTAAAAATCTAACTCGGGGAAGAAGAAAATGAGCCATCGCTCGTATATCGTGCGTTTCTATAAAAAAGCAGAAAAAAGGGGAGATAAAGACACCTATTTGGGACAGGTCGAAATTGATGATATCGGTGTCAGTCAGCATCTTACCATCGCCGGTAAGGCATTCCGTCAAGCACCGCCTCGCTGTTTGGGCGCGAACAAACTTCATATTGAACGAGTTTGAAATGGCCATTCCGAAGTTTGAGAAGGTCAGCGAAAATCTATACCGTGGCGGACAGCCCGAATCTTTAGAGGATTATCAGCAACTTAAGGGGCTCGGAATCAAAACAATCATCAACCTTCGTGAGAAAGATTTTGCGGCAGAAGAAGTTGGGATTGCAATTCGGCATCAGTTTATTTTCTCAACCATTCCGATGCGAGGGGTTTCTTATCCCGAAGTTCAGGTGAAGCGGTTTTTACGGATGGTAGGGAATCCCTATCTAGGCCCTTATTTCGTTCATTGTGCTCATGGAAAAGACCGTACCGGGCTTGTGGTGGCGATGTACCGGCAAAGATATGAAAAATGGTCAAAACTCAAAGCATGGCGGGAAATGAGGAAGTTGGGATTTAATCCGATCAATTTGGGATGTTTGGCTTATTTTTGGATGAATTAAAAAAAGAATGATGTTCTGACAAGGAAATGTATAATAGAGACATGAATACCATGCGTAGATCCTCAGTCGTAATGATTAGTCGCTCGATGATTATCGAGTCAACGGGGGTGTGCGCTTAGTTTAACAACTAACAATCTCAAAAGCACAACGAACCCCCGGAGCGAAAGTTTCGGGGGTTTTGTTTTTTATCCGGGCGTGGCCGATTGGATAGGCAAGCGTCTTCTAAGCGCTACAAAATAGGTTCAAATCCTATCGTCCGGACCAAGTCTAAAAATCGCACCAAGCGAAAAGTTGGGGTCTGAAATAATTAAGGAAAATAGAAAAAATAGGCTGAAAAAAGGGGGTTTTTGAGAAATTGAAAAAGTCGATTTGATAAGATGGCCTCAAAAGGAGGTCATTATGACCAAATCGAATGTTGTGAAAACGAAACTCGGCACCACCATTAAATGGGGTATCGAGTACAAAGTTCGGGAGGCTTGTGGTTACAAAATAGATGGGCAATGGTTTTGTGTTACACACAGAAAACTTTTCCCCAATCAAATGCAAAAGGACTCTCATATCAGCGAGCCGGGCACACACGAAATGGCGTGGTTATGTGATCGGCACGCATTTGAGGTTCCATGACCAAGGGTAGTTCAGCAGGGTAGAACACCGCTCTCATAAGGCGGTAGTCGCACGTTCGAGTCGTGCCCCTTGGACCAGAGCGAGCGTAGTTCAACGGCAGAACGGACGACCGATAATCGTCTAATGAAGGTTCAATTCCTTCCGCTCGCACCAAATTTATATGGGGCGTGTCCAGTTGGGGACCTGTGGTGGTTCGAGTCCAAAGCGCTCCGGCATCGGCGGTTAATTCACCGGGAGAATGCTTCCCTTACAAGGAAGACGAAAAAGGTTCAATTCCTTTACCGCCGACCAATTTGAAACGATCCCCACGCCAAAGGATCGGACGGAACGCTACGAACGTTTTAGGTGTGGTTCGAGTCCACACGTGGGGACCAAACTGATGGAGGATTTAGTTTTTAAAGCAGGGAGACCCAGCGCAGTGAAAAGAGTCTCCCTGCCGGACATCCGATTAGGCCTGCCGAGAACTCCCAGCAGAACTCTCGTATTGTCTCTGCAATGCGCTTACCAATCGGTCGGAAACCTGATCAATGCTTGTGAATTGTTCTCCCTGATTGAAGCCGGGGATAGCGTTTAAGCCAGCGACCACGTATTTGCCGCCTTGTAGTTTTGTTAAATTCGCATTGGTAAGAAGCGTTGTGACTACATATTTGATGAAATTCGGATCAGTTCGGATGTCCATAAAATCTCCTAATTGTTTGATTTTTGCCTGGTACTACTGAATCAATCCAATGCAGGAGATGGACCAGCGAAAGAATTTAAATGGAAGACCTGCCAGCGGCCTGGCACTCCGCCTTGAAAGCGGATATACGTCGCGCGAGAGCGCACGGGGACTCGACACCTCGGTCTTCCGCCAGTTTAATGGAGGATGAACCCCGGCTCGCCAGCATCTCTACAAATTTCCATCAGGCTGACGTTCGATAAGTTGTGGATTACAATCCGGGCCGATTAGATGTATTTGGAGTTCGTGATACCCATTGTAGCGATAGAGTTTTTTGGGCTTATTCATTTTTATTCCTCAAATGGCCTCTGCTTAGCCCCGCCACCGGAAATTGCATTTTTAAGCCCTTTTTGCCAGCCAACCGGAATTCTCATTTCCGGATCTTTAAACACCCAAAGATGGTATTGGTTCGCGGTATCGACAACTCGCGATTCGGCTGGATAAATTTCGAAGGCTTCATGTTCGGGTCCAATAAGTTCATTTTTGATTCGTTGGAGGTCTCGCCAGTCATGAATGGGTTCTTTGTCTAACCTCTTAATTGACAAATGAAGCATCGGAGGATTCCCCTTAATCATTGGAACCCTTTTTATTAGCACTTGATATAAATTATTCTTCCAAACCGAAAGAGTTCGTTCTCGTGCTAATTCATCTATTTTCTTAAATTCTTCAAATGAGATCCCAAATATTTTCACTTGCTCTCTCAGATTGTCTTCATTATGAGGAAGAAGTTCGGCTCGTTCGAATCTTGTCCAGTTTCTCATTCATCACCTTAATCGCTTCCAAAATTCGGCTGGATCAACTATCCTTGCAGCCTTTACGGATTCCTGAGCCTCGATAATCTGTTTTTTCATAACTGATTTTTTGGCTTTTTTAATGTCCGCTCGGACTTCGTTAAGTGTAGGCCCAACGAGTGCCCCTGTTTTACTTTCCGCCACAAAAGATTCTCCCAGCGGAGAAAGAACAACATATCCTTCATATCCCTTACCCAAAGCGAATGGCCCAGATGCTTCTGCTTCTGTTGCCATAGGCTGATGGACATTGCCGCCCAAAATAAATGGACGATAGTCTTTTGTCCATATTTTTATCTTTTTCATTCATCACCTTCTTCTTGAGCCGGTTTTGAAGAGGGTTTCTCGCTCGCTAATATCCTAAAAGCATCATCTAGATTGTGCTCAGCCGGACGTTCTTGAATGTATTGTTCTCCCGAGAAATGACCTTGAGCAGCATAGCGGCTGGCGGGCAAACCATTTTTTACCCGAGCGATCGAGAGACTGTACTCACATCCATCCTTATGTTTGGCGACCGTCTTGGAAGCGGACTTTAGCACTTCTTCGTATTGTCGTTCGGCCTTTAAGCGATCGAGATACATTTCACGCTTCACCATCACCAACTGACCATTTTTGGTAATTCCAAACTCTTCTTTTTTCTCGGGCAGCCGGTTGATCACGTCTAAATCCGGGATCTCGGTTACCTGTCCGCTTCCCCCTAGCCGTGGGTCAGCCAGTTCGTTTTGGCATTGTTTGAGTTGTCCATAATCGTAATTCAGTTTCTTTTCAAGGTCGTAGTTCTTCCAGGTTTGTTCCCGAAGTTCTACTTCAGCATCATTCTCTTTTTGAATGATTGCCTGATCGTTTTTGTCAATAGCAATGGTTGCTCCCTGAATTGATCCGTGCGTAGATTTTACGTCGGCATCAACCTCTTTCACTTTATAGGGATTGGTCGAGCATCCCGTGGCGAGACTGAGGGCCAAAATCATGACTTCTTTTACGTTCTTCAAGCGTTTCATCGGACTTCTCCTCCCAAAAAGTTTTTCAGTTATTTCAGGCTATCGCACATTAGTTTTTGACGACGGGTCGCGTTGTAATAGTTAAAGAGCGCGGGGCTGGCCACGTTGCCGTGATAGCGCTGAGCATAAGCCATTAATTGCTGTCTCATGGCCTGGTATTGCCCGTAGCACATTTGTTTAGCAGCATCGTTTGATCCGGCACTTGGGGCGACTTGAGCCACTTGGGCAGGCTGGCGCTGTTCTTCGACTTTTGATCGTAAATAATCGATCTCGTTTTTAAGAGATCCGATCTGCTCCTGCCTGATTTCGTTACCTGAGCGGATCGTATCTTTGATTTGCTTCTCAAGAACCTTCATTTCTTCGGTATCTTTTTTCACCCCGATCAATTTGTCGTACATCGCTTGTTCTTTCATGATTTCCGGATTCTGAAGGTTTTTTGCATCTTTTCCTTTTCCGGATTGGCAACTATCAAAATCCAAAGAAACCAAAGCGTAGCCAACATTAGTACCGGCTTTGGATTCGACGTACTGTTTTCGTGGGATGATGTCTTTGTTGGCGATTCCGCCGCATTCTTCGATCAATGCTTTGATCGCCATCTGACGAGCCTTAAAAAGGGCGACATCAGAAGAGTCTGCTTCGCCGGTCCCCCAATGGACGATATCGGATCCAATGATTTGGCGCTCGGTGTGGCGAGTCCAGGATGGGGCTTCCGCAAAAGCCGTATTTGAAACCAATAAACCCAGAACAAAACCTATTTTAACCAACTTCATAAGTCAATTTTACCCGCCGCGTCAAAATAATGCAAGTTTCTTTGCGGCTAAGTGTGTCTGCTCGGACACGGTGAAAATATCCTTAATGTTTTCGAGGCTAAACGTTCATGGCTAATATCCAGTTGCGCTCTTATCAAAACATCTTAGGTCAGATGATTTCGACTCTTTTGGCTCAAACTGACCTAAATGACCTATCTCCTGGGTCGGTCTTTTTGACGCTCTTGGAAGCGGCGGCAAGTTCTGACTTTACCCAAGAGGGTAAACTACTTACATTGATTAATCTCAGAGATATCGACAAAGCCAAAGGGGTCGATCTTGAAAACCTAGCGAGTGAACTCGGGGTAACTCCGGCTCGTCTTGGGGCCAAAAGCGCAAGTGTTCAAATCTCGATTCGAGATACTGCTTTTTCTAAGATCTCAAGTAACGTTTTTGCCGGGGATGTAGCCCCTGCCGCAGGTGATTCCGCCCTCAAAATCAATAATGCTACTTCCTTTAACGCTTCAGGCACCATTTATATTGGAAGAGGTTCTTCGACTTCCGAGTCAGTTGCTTACGTTTCAAAGGTCAATAATGGAACGTTTTGGACGCTCAATTTAGCGAGCAATCTGACAAAAGACCATTTTGTAGGCGAAGAAGTCGTTTTGGCCCAAGGCGGAGATCGAGATGTTTTAGCCGGAACGATTGCTCAAGTTCCTTCCGCAGCCGGAAGTCCCGCAATTCAGTTTTCGACTCAAATTGATGTCGTTTTGCCAGATGGTGAAGACACCATTCAGGCCGTATCCGCCACTGCCGTTTTACCGGGTAGTTCCGGAAATGTTGGGATCAACAAAATCACCGAATTCCCAAGTCCTCCCTTTTCAACCGCTACGGTGATTAACGATCAATTCCCGGCTGCCGGCGGCTCTGATACAGAAACCGACGCGGAACTTAGGCAGCGAATTAAAGATCACGTGCATAATATCGGTAAAGGCACCGAACGCGCTATTATCTCAACCGTGATTGGTGTCAGCGATCCGGATCAAGGGAATCGCGTTGTTTCTGCCTTTTTGAGAGAGCCCACCGAAGCAGGCCAACTTGGGATTCTCTTTATTGATGATGGAACCGGTTTCCAGCCCAGTTTTTCAGGCATTGGCGAAGAAAGCATTGTAACGAAGGCGGTCGGCACAGAGAAATTCGTTCAACTTCAAAATTTCCCGATTGTAAAATCTCAGATCGCCAGTGTCGGCACTGAGCCTTTTAATCTGAAAGGTGGCGAACGGCTTCGCTTTGTTGTGGATGGGCTCGCAGAAGAGCAGCCTTTATCCAATACCCAATACCGAACACCAGGAATCGTTTCTGCTCAGGAAGTCGTTCAGACCATTAATGCTGTTTTTACGACCATTGAGGCGCGGGCTAAGAATGGACAAATCTTCGTGGTTCCCGTCAGTGATGATCCAGATTTCATTCAAGTCACCTCGGCCTCAAGCGATGATGCAAATGCGGCGATTCTTTTCCCTCTCCATAAGCAGTATACAATCAGGCTCTATAAGAACAGCGTCTTATTGCAAAAAAATGGCGCTACCGCCACCATTCAAAGTTTTCCAAACACCGAATGGCCGCCATTTAACAATAGCGAATCTCTTCAGCTTCAGATCGATGGAATTCTTTCACCCTTAGTGACTTTGACGGATTCTGATTTTGCGACTCTTACTTCAAGTTTGACGATTGCGGGGGCTTCTCCTTCGGATTGGGCGACTGTCATTAATGCCCGATTCATTGGAATTACAGCAACCGCCCAAACCGATGGAACATTTACGCTGACGAGTAATCGAGGGAAAATTACTTCGGCATCGATTTCTGTTATAAGCGGGACGCTTGCGGGACGAATCATCAATGCAAGCGCTTCTTCAACGGGAATTACTTCTCAGTTTAAACTCAATCGTCTTTTAGGCCAAATCGAACTTGCGGCTCCTTTGGAACAAGGAAGCGCATTAACGGCGGGGAACACGCTTACTCAAGGGTTCGTGAATACTTCTTCTCAGCCCATTTTTGATCTTTCCGCAACACTGGGATCGCCCGCTAAATTCGTCATGGTCACAGATGCTCCCGGAAGCATTTTGGCCGTGAATCAGATCGTTTCTCTTTTAACGTTTAGTATTCCTTCTTCTGGAATTCAAAGGATCTCTGGAGCAGTCGGACAATTCAGCAACGTATTGGTTGATGATTGGGGTTATTTCTATAATCTTCCGATCAATGGCTTTGTTAAAGTCTATCAAGTCGCTAATGATGGTTCATATGTGGATTGTTTTTTCGCTGATCCGGTTTCAGGAACCGATACGCCCGATGGCTTCACAAAACAATTTTCGTTCTTTAGGACCACGGGTCTGCCACAAGAAGTGACTCTTCCGGTTGGGGCTGCGATTTCAGGCTCAAGCATCGTTTCTGTCATCAATTCTCAAATTTCTGGCGGGATCGCCGAACTCATGGACAACGATATTGTTCAAATTCGGACGCAAAGACTCGATAGCAGTGGCGGACTTTTGATTCCTATTTTGGCTGGAACGGCCATTAATCTTGGGTTTATGGCGGGAGATCTCCCGAATAATGATCCACAATCGGCTACTGAAGAGTCCGGTGATTTGGCTGGATATCCGAACGGAAGATTGACCATCCAGACTCCCGATCTGGTCGCCCCCTACGATACGTTGAGTGTCAATGGAACTCCGTTCAATTCTTATATCTACAATAATCGCCCAGTTCTTGCGTATTTAGGCGAATCAAGCAAACTGATTCGCGAACCTGAGCAACTTGTTTCTTCAAGTTCGTTAACTCTCAGGGAAAACACTCCTCTTCAAACCGATCCGATTGGTGGATTACAAAAACTTACAACGACTTCGGGGCTTGAGTTCGGGCAAAAAGACAATTTTGTTGTCATTATGGATGACAACCCAAACGAAAAAACCTTTGATATTCCAATGTATATCGATGCTACGATCGCATCTCCAGCGGTTCCCAGCACAACCCAGTTTGACGCAACCGATTCAACGGGCGCTCTTTTGGGATCAAGCACTCGCTGGCTGGGGCATCGTTTTGAGGATTATCGCGTTTGGTTTAAAGCGAAAGCCGATCTTCCTTTTAACGTGGCTAATACCGAAATGCGGATTACCTCCGTTAAATTTGGGCCGCAAGGAGAGAAAATCCAATTTGGAATCTTTTATCCTGCAACGGCCTCAAGTCCTGCGGCGGCGACTTATTCCATTGATTCATTAAATTCTCTCGTTTTAGTGAGCCTCGTATTATCATCAGGTTCGGCACGGGTAATCGGTTTAACTCCCAATGCAAATGTTTCGGTAAGTTCGACGGGTCCAGTGGGGAATACCTATACATGGACGATTCAGTTCATTCCTCCCGTATCTTTAGCGACTGTTCAAATTGGAGATATCGTCGCGCTTAACGATGGAAGTTTTAGCACCGCAAATCAGGTCCAAATGGCGGTTCAAAGCATTACGAATCTTTCTGATGCTACACGGTCTTATGAATTCATTGAAGAAATTTTTCCTGGGTCATCAATCTCAGGTGGAACCAATTTTTCTTTAGGCGGATCTCCCGCTCAGACATTAAGTGCCGGAGATAAGTTAACCATTAATTCGATTACTCTTAATGCGACGGCGGTTGGCGCAAATCAGATTACCGTACCCACAGGCGGCGCGTATGCGGTGGGTGGCGGAACGGTAACCGTTTTTGGGACTCCTTATACTTATACCGGATATAACGCTGGAACTGGCGTATTTTCAGGTGTGACACCCGATCCAAACGGGATTGTGGTACCAGGAAACCCGATTAAGCAGACGGTTACGCCCGATACGCATTTCGTGCAAACGGTAGCGACCGCTTCAACCGGGACCTCGGATGCTCCATTTACGTCAAACGGAATTGGCTATGACATAACCCTCACCCATGCGGCCATTACTGCTGATGCCTCTCCTTCGTTCTCGGTCAGCGCCGGAGATAAGATCCAAGTCGCAAGCCAACTCTTAACGGTTCAGTCGGTGATTTCTTCAACCATTTACACGGTTGATTCTCCTTTCTCTTTCTCTGGGTCTCAAAACGGAACCATCAGCCGAATTATTTTAATGGGAACCAAAACGACTACGGCAATAACCGAAAGCATTTCTTCTTCAAGTTCTGCTGGTGTAGTTGTGATGCAACTCAATAATTCTGGGAATACGGCTTCTAGTCTTATTTCTGCGGTCAATAACACGGCTGGGGTTCAAGAAATTGTTTCTGCCGCAAATGGGGTCGGAAGCACGGGGGCCGGCATTGTAACGACCAGCACGGAAGACCTCTTGGCAAATGGTGATACTCGGTCTTCACTCGAAAATTCCGAGTCTTTTGTTTTGACAACAGCAAGTTCAAGCCCGGCGATTACTCTTAAGGTCCCGGCGGCTATGGCTCCAGAAATCGGTGAATCAATCCGGCTGGTTCCTATGACGCCTGCGAATGTCCGAGATCATTTTAATCGTAAGCAAATCTCAGGACTTTCAAACGCTGCGGAAGTTGATTTGGTGAATGGCGCTCGTCACATTCAAATCAGTTCGCTTATCCCAGGCGGAATCGGACAGGTCTTTGCTGTAGGAGGAACGGGTTCTGGTAATAACGTTTTGCCTCTTCGCGACTCTTCTCAGCAAATCAGTAACTCAATTGGCGCCATTAAATTGGATCATTCGGCTCTTGATTTGCTGAACCCAGGGAATCTCATCTTTATCTCGCAAACTGGTCGAGCGAAGAAAAGTTATGTTGGGGCTTCTCCTGATCCGTCAACCACGGCTCAGATTCAAACGGTTTCTCCAACTACTGCGCGGATCACGTTTGGAGTCCCACTTGCTGCGACTAAGTCTTACACCCATACGGGAAGCGTGGTTTGGGCGGTGAGACGGCTCAGCAAAAACCGACTTCGATTTGAAGTCTTTAGTGGGACGGCTTCTTTGCCGGGAACGCTTCAGGCGGATGATTGGGTTTTGGTGGGAGACGGAACCAGTTATGCCGGGATTACGCCGGCCCAGTTTTTTGCTTCTGCAAACCGAGGATATTTTCAGATTCGGGAAACAGATGCATCGACTTACTTTGATGTGGATGCAGTGGGTATCGAGCAATTCGTGACTTGCACTTCTTCTCCGTTTGTTTTCTTGCCTTATCACTCAGCGAGAATCGGTGATCAACTTGTGATCGCGAATTCTTCCCCATTTTCACAGGTTAACCAGGGGACTTTCTTAATTACAGCGGTAAATGACGCATTTAATGTGGAATATGCGAATTCGGCCTCGATTAACGAAGGGCCTTCTGCTTTAGGGACTAACGGGACCGGAAGTATTAGTGTGCTCGATCAGGGCTATTCAACTTATAGAAGTGTCGATGTTTTGGCTCCAGACCCTTCAGATCCAACTAATCAGGCAATTGTAATCGTAACTCCCGGATATAATATTTCGCTTCTTAACCAAGCGCAAGGTGCGGTTACAACTCTTCCGAACCGACTCGGGTTTGGTTCCGATCCGGTTCCAGGAATTTCAGGTTATCAATTTTGGACCGGATTAAAGCGCCGTGTTCAAAGGACTTTGGATGGTTATGCGCCTGATCCGGTCTCCTTTCAGGGAGTGAGAGCCGCCGGCGTGGGGATTGAAGCAAGAGAGCCGCAAATTCAGAGGGTGACGATGACCATCAAGGTCACCACCAATCAGGGCGTCGCCCTTTCTTCGATTTCCGATACGATTAAATCTTCGGTGATAGGATTTATCAATAGTCTTGGATTGGGACAAAATGTCGTTCTTTCAGAGGTCGTTTCGATTATTCAGTCCATCTCCGGGGTAAAATCGGTTGTTTTGGCCAATCCGGTTCTTGAGCAAGAAATTATCACTGTCAACGATAATGCTATCGCTCGCACTTCAGCCTCAGAAATCACGCTAAGTTAAATGAGAGAAGATCATTCATATGAATCATTCTAAAAGCAAGAAAGATCAAGAAATCAAAAAAGAATCGCAGCCGGAGACTCCCGGCAAAGCGACCGTGGATCGTATGGCTTATAAGCAGTGCGTCGAGCAATACAAGCGATCTGGTTCTTCAAATCCATGGGCGATGTGTAACGCTCAGTTCGGGATCGGTAAATCGGATGCAGTGGATATGGGGCTTGATAAATCACATGAGATTCAGCCCGGAATGTCTTATGCGAAGATGCAAAAGAAAGAAGCGAACCATATCCGAACTGACCGCTCAAGTGCGAAAAAGATCATGGCGGCTCAAAAAGAGCACATGAAGCCGACCCATCCCCAAATTAAAGGGCAAAAGCCTCCAAAAGTGAAGATCAAGCATCCTGTTTATAAAACAGAACTCGAACCCAGAATGTCTTGGAACGAACTGAAGAAAATTCAAGAGGAACAGCCTTTACTTAAAAAACCGAAGTAAAGGAAATTTATATTTATGATGTCAGTCGGCCATGGCGGGATGGGACCGCCCACAAGTTTGGTTGGTGGAGCGGCATTAGGAAACGTAAAGGTTCCTACATCTCAGCACAAATTAGATGCGCTTGCCGATAAACTGAAAAACAAGAAAAAAACACAGAAATCGGAAGATGAAAAGAAAGAGCCGATGCCAACTAATGAGAAAAATCCGCTCGATTGGGATTCCGTTATTGGCGATAAAATAAATCGTTTCAGCCAACTTCTTCGTTCAGAAATCGTGAAGATTAAACTCGAAAAACTCAAGGATAAATTGGGCAAATGAGCAACCCCTCTCCAGCGCTTGAACTTTTGCTCAGCAAATTCCCCAAGCGTTATGGCATTAAAAATACCCAATACCTTTTGGGGCTCGTCCAGGCATTTGCTGCCGGGGATGATTACATTGAATCGACTGTTGAGGCGGTAAGAGACAACCTTATTGCCGTCACCGCAACAGGCCGATTCTTGGACCGGGCAGCCGGAAGATACGGGATTGTTCGCGGCCAAGGCTCAGGCCTTTTAGATCCTGATTTTCAAAAACTGATCCCTTTAATGGGCATGTCTCCGAAGCAAATCTCAGACACGCTTTTACGGATGATTGATATTTTTTACGGCCCTTATGCGAGCCATGCGAACACAAGTTGTTCGGCTTCGGAGCCTTATAACCTTCAAAATGGATCAGACCTTAGAATCCGTATGGATGATTCGGATATTGGAGTGACCTTTTCCAGTTCTGATTTCATTAATATTAATGCGGCAACGGCTATGGAAGTGGCAACCGCTATTTCGAATAAAACAGAAGGAAATATCATTGGATCGGTCGTGAGTGACATTCGCACCGGAGAGAATTTCGTTAATATCCGAACCAAGACAATTGGTAGCCAAGGTTTCATCCAAGTTCTGGGAGGAAGTGCTCAGAGCGTCCTTCAATTTCCCGAAATTCGCCCGGTTACGGGGTCATTATCGACCTGGAGTGTTGCGGCATTTCAGGGCACCGATGAAATGATGTATACGGTAACCTCGGGTCCAATTCCGAACTTTGGCACTGCGGGCGTCTTACGCGGTGATTATGTAACGATTCGACCTGATAGCGGCTTTAATACAAAGAATACTGGAACATTTCGCATTACTTTTGTGGGTTCAGGATTCTTTCGCTGCATTAATCCGATCGGTGTACAACAATCAGGGATCACCAATCTTCAAACCGATGATTTTACTTTTTTTAGACCTGATTTAGGTAACGTTCTTTTAAGTAGCCGTCCGGCTGCTTTAGTGGAGACTTCGCCACGGCAATTAACGATTATCATTCCAGTGACGGCTCCTGTTGTAAAAAGAACCCTCAAAGGCGGGCATCACTTTCATAATGCGGTTTCAACCGTTTTGTCTGCGACCTCAAATTCGGTTCAGTTGACGAATTCGGCTTCCTTTGATGGCATAGGAGCGATTCGTCCGTTGACTTCGCGACTTTTTAGCAAAGGAATCGTTTCGACAACGGGCGTCAATACTGTCACGTTAATTAATGCTCAAAACTGGCCAACTCAAGGCTCATTTTGGGCTCCCAATGAGCGACAATTTTATTATTATCAAGGCATTTCAGGTAATACTCTTCAAAACGTAACGCCTACTCCTCCGTCTTCTCTTGCCGGGATTCCGGTTGTTTATACGGAGCGTTATTCTTATACTTCGATTTCTGGGAATACATTAAATGGTGTTTTCCCTGATCCTTCTGGACTGATCGCTTTGGAAGTGGCTTCCGCCGGCGCGCAAAGCATTGCAGATTATCCAGGAAGTTTCCTGTACGATCCTAAGGCGCCATTTATCGCTTCAGAGAATTTGACCACACTCCAGCAATCCATCGAACAGGGGCAGGTAACGACACTTGTTCGGATGGCGGATGTGAGTTCTTTTAATGAAAGCGGTCATTTTATCTTAGAATTTGGCACGGACCGCCAAGAAGGCCCGATTCGCTATCTTTCCAAAGTAGGATCTTCTACGTTGATTGTGGATCCTGGGCATATCTATCAGTTCGATCATCCGGTCGGCGTTGGCGTAAGAATGATCCGCCAAATTGGGGCTTATGTGCCAAGAGCCGATGGAACTGATTTGGCGGTCTATACGACTAGCACGAGCCCAGCGCGAGACCTTTTGGCCACCTATTTGAGAACTATTGCGGCAAGCGGCGTTCAACTCCGCTTTGAGATTATTGTCCCCTCTCAAAAATGGGCCATTTTACCGAATCTTTATACCACGAACCCTCTCGATACTTCTTTAATCCCACCGGTTTAATCTATTCAAACGACCTGAGAATGGAATGATAGTATGAAAAAAGTCGATATTATCAAACTTGCCCAATGGCTAATCGCTACCGTGGCGGTTTCAACCTCGACCTGTTTCACGGCGATTCGATTTGTTTACTCGGATTTTGATACCCAGCGAACAAACGACGTTTATCGTCAACAACTCGATAAGCGTTTAGACGAGATCAATGCTGAGATTTTGGAACTAAGCCGAAAAGTAGACAAAATCCTTCTACTAAGAAAATGAATTTCTTTCTCAATCCTTAAAGGATCGTAAAACAATGGCAGTCCTTCAGCGCCTATCCATACAACCTGATGAACGCTTTGATACACCGGATGCAAGACTTCTTGAAGCCGCGAGTTTAAACGATTGGCGCTTTTTTCTTTCTGGTTTTTATTCTCCACAAAGCCTGATTTTAACTGGCTTTGAAATCTCAAATTACAACACCATCTTCACCGTTCCGGGTTTTTCATTAACGATTGATGATGTGGTCCTTTTTCACTCACAAGCGGCCACTCAGTCGGCTGGTTTTTATGTCTTCTCTGGAACCGAGCCCAATATTTCAGTAAGTCTTTCTCCCAATGCCACGAACTTCGTTGAGGCTGATCTCGGAAGTTCTTCCGGAACTCCTGATGTCAGGGCATTTTGGGATCCGGCTGCAAATTCAGGAGTAGGCGGAGAGTTCACGGATACCGTTGATACGGTCATTAATTTACAAATCAACGTTACGGCAAATATTACCGGCTTTACTTCCGGTAAAATGCCGCTTTATAAAGTAATTACCAATCCTTCCGGCATTGTCACTTCAGTACAGGATTGTCGAAATCTCCTTTTCAGACTTGGAACAGGCGGAGATTCTCCGAATCCGGCAAATAACTTTTCTTGGCCGAGCGATCCGGATTCTTCCCATGCTCGCTTTGAAACGCCTTCGACCGCGACTTCTGCCACTCCCACGAACGCCCCATTTCAGGGCGGCGACAAAAATATCAAATATTTCAAGCAGTGGATGGATGCGGTCATGTCCTCTCTCAAAGAGATTAAGGGCACGCCGTTTTGGTATATGTCAGGGGCAGCCGGTGGCGGAATTGCTTCGGCTTACCAAAACTCTTCTTTGATTGTTTTTAGTGGCGGGACTTGGCAGCACAATCCTCCCTATTTGACAACAACTGGCTCAGTCACCTTAGGTTCTAATCAATTGACGGGGCTTGCCTCGACCACTGGGATCGTGAACGGCGATATTGTCACCGGGATTGACATCCCCGATAGCCCGGCAACGACTGTTCTTAATTTGGTCGGCAATGTCGTTACGTTATCAGCGAACGCTCTTGGAACAAACGCCTCAGAAAGCGTTAAGTTTAGTTCGGGAACTCCTGGAATTTTGGCATTATCCGGTGGAACGGTTATTCACCGACTTGGGTTTGCCAATAACTTAAATCTGAATGCATTTTCAGGTATTAATCTTGCTCTTCATCCCGCTTTATATATTCTTTTCCCGACTACGGACACGGCTATTTCTTATGGATTTGGAGAAGATGCGGCGACTCCCATTGTCCCAAAACAAGTAAGCGCAGTTTCTCCGACCAGTATCAGTGTCCCCACGGGCGGCAATTACATCACTACCGGCGGAAAAGTTCTGGTTCATGGACAAATCTTTTCTTATACGTCTTATACCGCAGGAACCGGGCTATTTTCGGGCGTGACGCCTGATCCCAGTGGACTCGTTCAGGTGGGTGATTATGTTTACCAAACCGATTCAGGTGGTATTGGTTATTATCATTACTCTTCTGCGGCGGGTGTCCCAGGTGTCATTTCTGGCGTGAGCCATGGCGTTGAGCGGACGATTTGGCTGGCGCTGTTTGATGGTGCCAATACCATTGAACTCAGAAATTCGAGTATCCTTCCTGGTGAACTGATTAATGTCGGTGATTCAACGATTCAAAATATCGTTGAATATACCGGAATGCCGGGAGAGGGATCGACCTTCCCGGAATATATCACTACCGCGACCGGCGCTCTCGCCACTCAAACGAACTATAATTCAGTTGCGGGTGAAGATCTCACGAAGAGATTGTCCAGAATCACTTCGATGATGGCCGATAAGGCTCAAGATAAAACGATCCAGATCGATCGTGAAAATATCACCAACATCGTCAATACGACAAATGGTTCAAATCAAGACATCACATTTACCGGTGGCGGCGCTCTTCTTCGGATTGCCATGCCGGGATCTGGAAATAATGGCGTCATTAATTTGGGCGGGACATTAAGCCTCGCAGCCAACCAGGCAGCCTATTTTACCGTTAATCGAAATGCATCATTCTCTCTCGCTAGTCTTGCTTCTTTAACCGTTGCCCCGATTTCTTCGGTTCCCCTATCTGAAAATGTATTTATCTTTGCAATTCGATTTGCGACGAATTTTGTCTACCTTTGGGATGCCAGAAGAATCAATGTTGGAACGTTTCCGGCTGATCAAGACCTTGATATCAATGTTCGGGCACGTTTGGGGATTCTCACAGAAGATTCTTACGAGGCTTATACTTCGACATTTTTCATTAGTTCTGGGGATAGTTACGCCACTGCGATCTCGAAACTTGATGCCGAAGTCCATGCCCTTGCGACTGCTCATGCTTTTGAAGAGCAATTCATTGTCTTAAACCCTCTAGGTCAAACCAACTTCACTGTATCCAGTTTTTCATTCGATGTACTTAATTCTGTTCCAGATATCACGGTCTGGATGAATGGCCAAAAACTAGATCAAGACCAAAGTGGAACGGGTCTTCCTGATTTCAATAAAGTTTCAACGACTCAAATTCAACTTTTCTCTGCGGCTCCTCAAAATGCCAGGATAACCATTCGGTTAGAAAAGCCGGGCACTGGTACAGGCGGAGGAGGAGGAGGAGGCGATCCGGCTTATGTGGTTTCAGGAAGCATCGGGTCTCCCAACTTAATTTCTGCACTTACCACTGTTCCTGTTCTTGCGGCCCAAAGACAAATCGTTTTTGTTGCAGGAAATGGTGGAGCGGTCACAAGTGCGGCGACTCCACAAGTCGGCGCTGGGACAATCGTTGGCCAAGAACTGATCCTCTTTGGCACCGATGATACAAATACATTAACGTTAAATGATGGCAACGGATTGGGTCTCAACGGTCCGGTTGTTCTTAAGTTGAGACAAACAATCTATTTCATCTGGGACGGTTCCGTCTGGGCTGAAATTTCTAGGAGGTAATGAAAATGAAACGTTTTAAATTAGGGTGGGTATTGGCAGGTTTTCTTGCCGTATCTTTTCCCACATCGGTTTATTCGAGCGCGAGTCGCGTTTTGGATGGCGCCGATATCACTAATGGGGCGGCTCTTTTAGTATTGCCGACGACTTCAGATACCATGGTCGGCAGGGTAACTACCGATACCTTGCAAAATAAGTCGATCAGCGGATCCCAAAACACATTCAGTAACATTCCGGCGAGCGCTGTGAGTAGCGGGCAACTTGCTGTCGCGAATGGTGGTACGGGATTAGCCACTGTCGCAACAAACGGGATCCTTTACGGACAAGGGAGTTCGCCTTTAGCGGTGGCGTCTGCTGGCTCTCAATATCAAACATTCCAAGCCGGAGCATCCGGTGTTCCTGCCTTTGGTGCATTGCACCTAGATCAATCGGCAGCCGTAACGGGTGCCTTGGCCATTGCAAACGGCGGTACTGGGCAAACTACTGCGGCCAATGCCATTAATGCTTTGGTTCCTACTCAAACAGGAAATAACGGAAAGTTCCTTAAAACGGACGGTTCGGTTGTTTCTTGGGCATCGGTTCCTTCTCCGGCTCCAACTCTAAATGGATCCGCAGGCTCTCCACAGAGTGTGGTCGCGGCTTCTGGGATCAGCCTTACCTCTCCTACTTACTCCAATATCGTTTGGGTTGTGGGCGACTCAGCGGCACCCGCTGATGTAAGTGCCACACCTTCCATTACCGCCGGAACGGATGTCGGTGATCAATTGATTGTGATCGGAACGGATAACACCGCAACCGTTACTCTGCGAGATGAGGCTTCGGTCGCAGGTTCGACTCTGCAACTAAACGGTCCCTGGGTTGGCGCTAAATACAGCGTTCTTCTTCTTGTTTGGGATGGAACGTTTTGGAACGAAATCTCTAGGAGATAATCCCACTTGAAACTCAAGAGAATCATCCCCGGATTTTTGGTTTTGCTTCTTGCTTCTCAGGCTCATGCTTCAGCCACGAGAAAGCAAGAAGCAGATTCCTTATTGTCAGCAGATCATACGAAAACGTATCTTCTGCCGGCAGCCGGGGATACTCTTGTTGGAAGAACGAGTACCGATAATCTCCAAAATAAGTCATTATTTGATAGCAATAGTGCGATTGTTAATACTTCGGATACGAGCAAAAAGATTGCTTTTAGTTTAGCGGGGATGACTACTGCCAAGACTTTGACGATTTCTAGTTCCCAAACGACTAACCAAACCCTTTCAGTTCCAGATGTAGGGAGCGGCGATTCTCTTGCTACAAATAATACAACCGCAACTTTTACTAATAAATCGATTTCAGGATCAACCAATACCCTGTCCAATATCGCAGATGGCAGTTTATCGACCTCTTACATTAAAGCCGACGGCACTCGCGCATTAACCGCGAACTGGGCGGCTGGAAGTTTCTCGATTACGGCGAATTCCGTGATTTTAGGCAATGCCGCAAATCAAATCTCTGGACTGGCAACAATTATAAACGGTTCCGGAACACTCACCTTACCTACCACGACGACGACCATCGTGGGAACTGACACAACAAATACCCTCACTAATAAAACGATAAATTCGGCAAGTAATACGATTACAGTTACGGCCTCTAATGTGACGGCAATCGCCGCTCGATATAAAACAACAGCAACGACGAGCATTTCCAATAGCGGTGCGTTTGTTTCCTTAGGTTTCGCCACGAGTTCTTTTGATACGAATACTCTTTATGACGGGACGAGTTTCACGGCACCAAGCGCCGGAAAATATGTGATTGGATGCAAGATTAAATACACTTCTGCGACATATGCCGCAGGAAATGATCTGAGTCTAGGGTATCGAATCAACACTGGAACCGAAGTAGTTCTCGATTATCTACAAGTGCAGATTTCCCAAAACAGCACATATTCACTCAGAGGAGAGGATACGATCTCATTGAGCGCAAACGATACGGTTACAATTCGAGTTTCAAATAATCGAACGGCTGGGAATACGACCTTAAACGGTGACGACGCGAACAATTACGTCTATTTCTATAAGGTTGGTAATTAACTATGGGTTTTCAAGAATTTCAATCCCAACAGATGGTGAATGAAGCGAGTCTAAACACTCAAGGCTTTGGATCTCGTTCTTTAGTCAAAGACATTTTGGCTGGAATGGATCAAAATGCGGATTTTCCGCTCAGAATGCACGCCAATTTTCCGACACCCGACGCGAAACTTTATTTTTCGGCCAATAAAATCCAGGCGTTTGATGGGGCAGAAAAATCCATTTCTCCGATTGGAGTATCGATACCCACGGTACCTGCTTCGACACTCGATTTTCAAACCGGAGCGACAACTGGCGGAACTTTCAATATTACTTTTCCGGCGACAACGATTGGGAATTACCGAAGAGTTGGATTTACTTATAAGTATGACGGTTCAATTAATGGGATTTTTAGCGCTGAATCGGCTACGCTGATAGGATTAGCCAACCCTGGTACGCTTTTCGTCTCTGGTGGGATTCCAATGGGTTGGATCGATCTTCAGGCCACCGGATCGACTGCTTTCAGAACAGCGGGCTCTCTTTCGAGTATTATCGAGAACGCTCCTGGAGGCGTTGCCGCAATTCACCGGATTCCTTTTGCTGCACCTTTTGTTCCGCTGGTCTATCTGAAATATAAGACGAGCGAAACTGCGAGGGTTTATACGGATAACGCCAATACCACGGCCCTGATTACTACCCAAGTTTGGGATACGACGGGTGGAGCATGGAGTGGCACTCATTTTACGGTGCCTGGGGATGGATTTTATCGATTGATTCATTCTGTTCAAATGAGTAGTGCGAATTGGACAAGTCCAAATCTTTTTCGAGGCATTTTAGAGAGCAATATGTTCGGCATTCTCTCTCAAAAAACCTATATGAACCTCAATGGGAACAACATCTTGGCTTCTGCCCAATTTATTTATGAAGAATTTCTAACTAAAGGGGATCTAATTGAATTCGACATTGGTCACCAAGCAGGAGTGAATCTTAACCTCAGTGGCGATTCAACCGAAAATTGGATGGTCATTAAGCAGGTTGCTTAAGTGGATCACGAAAAAGCCTCATCCATAAAATCAGATGCGCTAGACATGTGGTTTGCGCAAGATGGAACCATGGAATTGGCGCCTGGGGCAGATCGGCCTCCTTTCCCACGTTTTACCAAAAACACGGCGGCGGACGATAACGGGATTCTTTTTGCCGTTTATTTCTATTTCCTTTTAAACGAATTCAAGATTCTGGATCACGAAGATTGCGCGAGATTCGCTGGGACCATCGATGATTTAACCCGAAGAGACGCTTCCGGAAATCCAATGCCAGGGCTTTATGACCGAAATCCCGGGCGAGATGATTCGAAAGAGGCTTTAGACGATTACCGAGCCATTGCGGCAGGAAGCGCTCTTTTTGGGCTTCATTATGCTCGGGACATTTGTGAATACGGTGAAAAAGAAGGATGGATCTTTCAGAATATTGATCCTGAAAAATACGATATCAAATTTTGGAGACAAGGGTTTGAAGTTTGTTTTTATAAGTTTTGTGACGGGAGAATACCGGCTATTTGGGAATTTGCCTGGTTTTGCTTAGGCATTCTTTTTAATGCCTTTCAGGGCCTTAAGGATGATCAAGGAGTAGAAAGACTCAATACCAGCGAGCATCTTCTCAATTGGATCACACTTAAAACCATTGATTTAATGCCTAAGAACAAAAAAGTTATGTGGATGTATGGGCTCATCGCGCTTTGCAAATGGGTCTGGATTTGGCGTCTTAAGGCTAAAACTCAAGGAGAAGGGATTTCCCGAATCTTTAAAATCTATTTTGGGACGTTAGGAGACGGCCAAATCCCACCTAATCAGGCCCTATCTGAAGGTCTGGTATATTAAAGAAAGGAGATCTTTTATGAAATTTGCTTTTTGTTTGATCGCTTTAATTAGCCTTTTTGGCTGTGCCAGTGCTCCATCCATTATGTCCGGATGTGATGGCGTAGCAAACCGCGACCGCGTTTTTGTTTGTGGCAAAAGTGATGTAATGAAAAATTTCGATCCGGTTCCTGCTCGCGATAGCCGCTTTGTCTGCGATCATCTTTAAAATTTAGGGCAATAGAAATAAAGCGCCGCCAAGATCAAGAAAACCGACCCGGCCAAGGCTAATTCAAAGTCCCGAGGGTTGAGTTTCACTGGAGAATCCTTTTTCATAGCGCTCTTGTGTCTCCTTGCACGAGATACAAAGAGTTGCGACTGGACGAATCTCAAGGCGCTTAAGGCCGATTTCTTCATCACAGTTCTCGCAAATTCCGAAAGATCCTTCTTTAATTCGTTCGAGTGCTGATTCGATTTTTCTGAGAAGATGTCTTTCTCGTTCTTTGAAGCGAAGAGAAAGATGCATCTCCGCAAGATTGCGGGCTTGATCTCCTTCATCCCCTGAAGTGTCTTCAGTTTTACCCGAAAGTTCCTCTATAGCCGTTTTCGCGTTTTTCAATATTCGCTGCTTTTCTTCTTCAAGAAGTCGCTTAAAACGCGCAATCGTTTCTTTATCCATGAAACGTTCTCCCTATCCCGGTAATATACCTTTTTGATTTTCAGTACGTGGATAAGGATTTTTCCATGAATTCTAAAAAAGACCAGAAATATATTTTTTTACACGATATTGACTTAAGGACCGAAATCCGTTCAAGCAACGAGTTTAATGGTTGTCTTTTGAATCCATTTTTGCGCTTCTTCATCGGAAATTTCGTGGCAAGAAACAAGAAAATCTTTCCCGCCATCCCTGAACGTTTTGGCTATTTTTTGCTGAATTTCAAGGAGCCTGTTCGGAGTTCCGCGAAAGACATGCGAAGTAGACCAAAGAAGCGCATTTAAAATGCTCCAGGCCAAAAGATCGCCATTTAAATGTAAAATATGATCGAGCGAATGCTTGGCCAGTTTTTTGGGAAGGACATCTGTTTGTACCGTATAAATAATGGCCTTGATGGCGAGCGCCTTTGAGATTCTGATTTTTCCCATTTCTATAAAAATAGGCACCACTTTTTCAGAAAAATCCTTTAGGCCCAAAGAGATCGAATTTTTGATTTTTGTAGAATGGATCTTGTTGTTTTGTGAAAACCATCTGCACTTGAAGTCTCCAGAGATTAGCCCGGTATTTGGTCCTAATGGCCGGGAAAATCCGAAAAGAAGGCCAAGCGCGGTCTCTTTGTTATATGAATTGGTGAGAATGATTTCTGGCTTAATGAGATCGATCGAAGGATTTTCTACAATTACAAAAGGCTGATCAATTTCAAACCGAGCGGCCAGTGAGGCGCCACACTGATCCAGCATGATTGCTTTGAGGCGGTATGGAAAAGAGGTAAGCGCCGTCAGCGTTTCATTGAACGCCAAAGAGTGCTCGATAATTTGATGGTTTGGCGCAAAAGTTTCAAAGTACGTGAAATCATCTTGCCTAAAAAGGGCCTCTTTGGGGATCTCAATTTTCTCTCCCTTCCATTCGCAAAATGCTCTAGCACGAATCAAAGGAAATGAGATCAACTTAAGCGCTTTATCAATTTCTTCAGTTTCGGTAATCAAATACTTTTTTGCCGGTTTCGGCATAACCAACGTCCTTCCGGTATGCCTTAAAAGTATCTAAATTTACTAAATCGGTCAAGTAATACCTAAGCGCTTGAAGCGGCTCTCTTTTTGTCAGGTAAAAATCCGCTCACGAAAGCGCCGATAATTGCGGCCCAAAGAGTCCAAAGATAAGGTTGATGTGTGGAATGAAAGTCTACTCGATCACCCAAAGAGCCTTCAATGAAGAGTTTTACTGCCACAATGCCCACCAATAAATAAGCGCTTCTTTCTAATTTCGGATAAAATGAAATCAGTTTGATAAAAAGAATCGCAGCAAAACGCATCATAACAATGCCCAACAATCCGCCTGCAAATACGATCCAAAGTTGATCACTGACGGCAACTGAGGCCAAAATAGAATCTACAGAAAAAGCGATATCGGTCAATTCTACCAATAGAATCGTTTTCCAAAATTGGTGTGAACCATCACGGGGATCTTCTTCGTCTTCATTATCCATAAAATGCTTTGCCGATAAATAAAAAAGATAGCCCGCGCCGGCGAATTTAACCCAAAACGATTGCATGATGAAGGTTAAAACACTGAGCGCCAATAAACGAAACCCAATGGCTCCCCAAATGCCATAAGTGAGGGCTTTCTTTTGTTGATTCTGAGGCAATTTCTTAGTCAAAACCGCCAAAACCAAAGCATTATCAAACGAGAGCATTCCTTCCATGAACACTAAAAATAAAATAGTGATTACGTTTTCGATCATTTGGATTTCCTTTTCCTTTTTTGCGTAGCCTCTAGGCAATAATACAAAAGGTTGATGATTGAGTAAGGATCAAGATGTTGTTCGAAGCATTCATCAGAAAATTGATGAAGGGCTGTTTCGGCTTCTTTGATTCCGGTGATTTTCTGAAGAAGTGAAATCACTTTCGCATCGACAACAGCCAAACCTGAAAGAGTATCAATCATAATCCCTGGATGAATTAGTCCTTTTTTCTTAGCCATTCTGGGCCTTCTTCCAACTTAATACTTCCTCCTACTTGGACATTATTGTTGCCGGTAGCCACTTGATTAACTACCAAAGGAGATCGAGAGATTTTTTGTTTTGTCTTTTTCTTTGAATACCATTCCAGTTCTTCCAAGACGGTATTGTTAAAATCAAACCAGTCCATTTGGCCGGTCAAAATGTAATGAGCGACCCATCCCAACGTCGCATTGCCAATCGCCAAAATAAGAGCGATAGAGAGCCCCCCAACGATTATTCCAACAGCAAGAGCCAGGGCCTTAGAGAACCCGACGAAAGTCCAAATCGATAAAAAGGGAACCAGAACGATTGCTGCCCAGAACAAAACATAAATCAATCTTGTTTTTACTGGATCGTTCTTTTTAATGTCTTCCCAGCGGCTCCAAAGATTTTTCAAATATTTCATCATATAAAATCCCTTTCTTTTTAGATTAATGTCCTTCGATAAACGGGTCCGCAACTTTGGTGGACTTGCTCCCTTAGTTTGGAATGGCGGTGAAGGACCGGGCTTACCGGCACATCAAAATCGATAATGATACATTGGGGTTTTCTAGGAATACCGTTTTCGTCAGGATCATTTCTTAAAGCCCTTCCATTGGCTTGTTTTACTTTAGTTCCGCCCATCAAATTGATCAGAACATCCACGGGAACGGTATCCGCGCCTTCGCCTAAAACTGAGGTAGCGATCAGAATCTTTAGTTCGCGTTGATTGAAATCGAATTGGAGTTTTTCATTATCTTTCCCCCCACCAATCGCGAACCGCGCCCCATGAGACTTTAAATGTCCCATAAGTTTATCGCCGTGCTCTTTTTCGTCAACCAGAATAAGAACACTCATCCCATTATTTTTAAACCCAGCCGCGATATCAGAAACGGTTTGAGTTAAAAGATCATTGCCTAAAATCCAATTTTTATAAGCAAGGTGGGAATCATCCTCGGTAAAGGCCTCAGACACCACTAAGCCGTCGGCTACACGCTCATCCTTGTTGTTCGTTATCCATTTAATATAAGACCCTTGGGTTCTTGTAATTTCATAAATAACGAATGTAGGTTTTGCGAGAAAACCGTCTCGAATGGCTTGAGGAGCCGGATAAGAATAAACGATCGGACCTGTCGCGGCTTCCACCAAAATAGTCCCACCATCAATCCGTTCGATATCAGCAGAGAGCCCGTAACGGTAAACCGCGTTCTTTAAGCGATTCTCGACGACTTCGTAATAGGTTTCAGCGGGAACATGATGCGCCTCATCACAGATCACCAAATCATAATCTAAAAAGTCTTCTTTATCTCCGGCATAAACAGATTGATAAGTGGCAACGGTGACGTGGGAGTGTTTCTTTTTCCCGTCCCCGACCTTGCCGATATGCCGACTGCCGAAAGCGGCCCTGAATCGATTCACTGTTTGATTCAGAATCGCACGAGAAGGAACGAGAAAGATGGATTTTACTCCGTAATGACGGATGATTTCGGAACCTACAAGGGTTTTGCCGGTACCGGTAGCCATCTCAATGGTTCCAATCGGTTTTTGAAGAGCGATTTTTATGGCTTCAATTTGAGGCGCTCTTAAGGGCGGACAAAAACCTGTAAGATGCCTTCTAGGGAGCGAGAACTCTCGGTGATCGGTCAAAAGAAAATCCTGGCTCCGAATATCCTCTTTTACAGCATCCAAAATCCCAATTGGGATTTTGAGAGATTCACCCTCGAATTCGCAGCAAAAGACATCGAGTTTGCCTTGAAGTTCCTTGATTTCGATCAGTTTTTCTTCTTTCCACTCCTCATAGCCCGGAAAATAAAGACCATTTCTCTGTCGCCACTCTAGGGATCTAGTTAACTTATTTAGTTTATATTCAACGGCTTTATCACGATAGGAAAACTTGTTGTGGATTTGATCCAGGAGTTCTTTTGAGGCATCAAGAAGGAAATAACTCGGGAAAACATTGATCTTCATCCTTCTTAAAATACATACGCTCTGCGTCATAATAGACACATTGCGCCATTTTACCCGCAGCGTTATTATTGAGGTATGAAAAATGGTGTTGAAAAAAAGATTGAAACTGCGATTCACCTCTTAAACTCGGACCAGGATCGGAAGTATTTCCAAGGGCTCTGTTTATTGATGGAAGTCATCGAGCAATCCCCAGAAAATCTTGATCCTTTGTCGCAAGTTTTGATCAAAAAAGTAGTTTCAAAACTTGTCTCAAAGATCGAGAAAAACTTGGGCGTTGACGTTTTTGAACAAGCCTCCTGAAAACGAATTGACACTTTGGAAAGCCGTCCGCTATAATCCCCTCACAGCCAATATTTTTGTTTTGGTATTTTACACGAGGGGATCATGCGAAAAGCAAATGAAAAAAACGACGTGATCGTAGGGCGCTTTTTTGAATTCAGCCCGGAACAACTTGATTTATTGTCCGCGCGAATGAAACTCGCCATCCGAGAACGCGTGAATCCTGGTGAAGTCATCACGATTGAGGCGGCACCGGGCCTTTATTTTTACCATGATCCCCGAGTCCTTCGGAGCGACATTGAACGTCGCATTAGTTTTACCGAAGCGCCGGGGCTTGAATACCAAGCCTCGGAAACGATTAAACCTCAGGAGGAGAATCATGCGATCTCTCAATAAATTTGCAGTCAGTATTTTTGGTATTTCTTTGTTTTTAGGTATTGCTCAGGCCGATATCAGTAATGTCCATATTTTGCCGTATTGCGCGGCTCGGGGGCCTGTTTATTTGGAAATTAATAAGGCTTCAGTCGATGGCTATATCGGCTTAGAAGAAGTTCATTTCAAGCGCGATATGGGCTCGATCTTTGGCGATATTAAGGGAGAAAGAGTTCAACTCGTCGTAAAGAGAAACTCTCACGTTCGCGGCAGTATTGGGACACTGGATGTTGATTGGCAACTTAATCAGATTGGAAATGTCATTTACGGCCTTCAGTCGTGTCCACCTGAATTCATTCTTCACTGAACGATTCGTTCGTTCGTGATCTCATAAATGTTTCCTTGTTCTGTAAGAGCGACCCAGTGCGTCGGGTAGACTTCAAGCCTGAATATTGGGTCGCTCGCAAAAAGCCACGGAAGATCGGTTTCATCGCCGGATAGATAAATGGGCGTTCCGATTTCCGGGGTTTCAATATTGTGCCCGGCTTCGTCCACTAAATAGCCCACAAATTGCTCTCGCGGCCCGATATCGCCTGGTCCTTTTTGTAAGCGAGTGACTTTAACGAGATTGGCCTGACGATGAAAAATGTTTTGTTCCATATCTAGCTTGAATTGTCCTTTTTGGCGGTACAAGAAGTCATCTTCGCTATCAAAAATCAGTTCAACATCAACATGCAGCTTGTACTCATTCAGCAATGCTACCAGCTTCGCAAGGACTTTCGATGAGTCTCCTTCTTTGTAGGCTTCATCTAATTTTTTAAGCCACGCATGATAACGCTCAATAGTAGCCTCGATTCGCGGTTTGTCTCGCGCAGGCAGTTTTTCGTTTTGAAGTGCGGCGGTTAACTTTTCAAAGTGCGGAGTAGGATTTGTGCTCATTTGTTTGTTCCTGCAAAGACCCGCTTGCTCGTAGGTACGTATAGAGGGGAAGGCTCGGTCTGTCCCACGAGTTCGATTGCAGAATTGAAATCGGCGATACAATCTTGGGGAGCAGACTTCCTCGCAGTTTCAAGGACGTGTTTGGCTATTTTCCTGGGCAATTCCAATGATTCCGAAGTCTGCTTTGGTGGTTTTATAAAATGCAGGATGTCTTCTACGATCATTGCACCGAAACGGTTTTTGAAAACACGCTCCTGTCGTCGCTCTAAAGTGAGTCCGAGCGACGTAGCTAAATTGGCAACGATTTCTCCATTGTAGAATTTTGTCTTTCTTACATTGGACTCTCGCCCAACCACATAAATAATACGAGCATCAGGCTTACAAACACGGCAGACTTCCCGTAGCACTTGAGTCATGTCGAGGATGTATTGAGTCACCGTCAGAAGACGATTTCCACGATGCTTACGATTTGAACCAATTTCGGAGCGTGCGACTTCGAGAAGATTCCAGCCCATCGCCTCAACGGATGGGCGAAGTTGCTGATGATAATTGAAGACGTTTATGTAAGGGGGCGAGGTAACGACCAGATCAACCTGGTTACGCTCAAGGTCCAAATCCCTCGCATCGCAGTTAGCGGCTTTAATAGGGGCATCCGTGTTCGGGAGTTCTAAGATAGTTCTCTTGAACCGTTCCCAAATGGAATTTAGACGACTCGAATCTACTCGTTTTGTTCGGAAATCTAAAAGCAGCAAGAAACTTTCAAACAAATCCTTACTCTGCCCACTAGGAAAGGATGTGTAGCGAGCTAATAGCTGGTCGCTCAAGCTAGACTCGGCTTTAGCTGATTTCTTACTTGTTACGAATAAAGGCAGATCATCCAAAAAGTCTTCGAGCGCGGTTTCGACCTCTTGAAGCAGTCGCTTTCTCCGCGCTTGCGCCACGTTGATGAGACTATATGTTCTGGCAAATTTAAACGCGGCAGGATTGATTTCCGATCCAAATGCAGCAAACCCAGCCCTTCCAGCTTCGTGAAGCACAGTTCCGCTTCCCATGAATGGGTCGAGAACCATGTGTCCTTTTTTTCCGTATTCCTGCATTAGGACTTCAATTAACTGAGGCGAAAACTGTCCGTTCCAAGGAAATAAGTTAGTTCGCTTCCTGTCTTCAATATTGAGATGCCCCTGAGATATAGAGTCACAGTCCAAGGGCAATTTAGACAGGGGCATGAAAAAGCTACTTGTTGTTGGCTCTGTAATGATGTTCACAAACTTACTCCTAAAACAGCCAACCGTACCGACATTGCTTGAACCGAAACGTCAAATCGCTTAGCTAAGTTTTCAATAGCGTTTTCGTTAATGCTTCCCTCGCGTGAAAGAGAAATAAGTTCGTGCATCAACTCTTTCTTTGGCATCAGTAAACACGCGGCAAAATGGTTTGCCTCGATTTCGCGCCAGCCTCTCACGAAGGCTCTTTTCCATCGCGAGTAACCGATTTACTGTAATTTTCTTTTCCATAATTTCTCCTTTTTAATCTTCTTGATGAACTCTGTAACTTTTTTCAAACCATACCTTTTTCGCTTTAACCGATACGAACCAGGGCTCGCCGTCGTCGATGATGGCTGCGGTCAAGGCTCCGCCGAAACAAGATCCTGTATCAATCCCGATTGTCTTTCCGAAACCTTCTCGCTGATAAATAAACGGTTGAGTAAAAACAGAATGCCCGTAAAAGACCTGTTCAGGCCGATCGTAAATTTCGTACCAACGGACATATCCGTCTTCTCGGTTCTGATCTTCAGTTCTTCCTGACTTATGAAGCGGAGCGTCTTTTCCCCACCAACGCGTATCTCCGATCTTTTTAAAATTGATCATTTGAGCGCGGACGACGTTCTTGGGTTGTTTCTCAAAGGTAAGACCCGGCCAAACCCCACCATGAACTAAGACTGTGTTGAGATCCGGAAAACTCTCAAGAAGCGGGAGATTTTTGAGATAAGAAATATCTTCGAGCGTAAGTTGTGAAAGCGTTCTTTTTTTATCCTCATTTTGCGGAGGTTCTCCGCCCTCACTCACTCGTTTGTAGTGTTTGAGAATGCTTTCTTCGTGATTGCCTAAAATTCCTCGGATGCCCTTTTCTCGACACATCGCGATAACGGCGCCGGAGTCCGGCCCACGATCAACTAAATCCCCAAGATGATACACCGCATCCAAAGAAAGCCATTCGAGGCGTTTTAAAAGTTGTTCGAATTCTTCAATACACGCGTGGACATCACCAATCGCTGCAATCTTCTTCATGAAAAAAGCGCCCTCATAAGACAATCATACGAAACTGTATAATTTTAATGAGAACATCTTCTCTGAAAAGAATCAATGACCGTAGGATAAATTTATGAAAAAATACGTTTTAACGTTTTTAGCCATTCTGATCGCATGTGCGCCCAATACAGGAGAGACTTTTGGACCATCAAAACCGAAGCCCTCGCCTTGTCCGAGTGTTTCTCCTTCACCTACGCCGTCACCCACACCTTCTCCAATACCATCACCCAAACCCTCTCCTAGCCCCTCTGCTTCGCCCAGCGTAAGCCCGACTCCAAGTCCATCACCTACGGCCACTCCTTCACCTTCACCTAGCCCTAAGCCGTCTCCTTCGCCATCAGTAATGCCTTCTCCGGTGCCTTCGGCCTCTCCTTCGCCAAGTCCCTCAATAAGCCCAAGTCCCATTCCCTCACCTAGTCCTTCTTCATCACCCATTCCGGTAACCCTCACATATCCCGCGAGCAATTCTTGGATGAGCGAAACGGACGAAGTGGCCTGGATCAACTCTTTGGGGTTCAATGTAACGCTTACGGATCTTCGTAATAGTTATACGAAATTCGTGTATCAACCGGTCGATCCAACGACAACGAACGTGCTTTGGGGCACCGAATCTGACAATCTTCGAAATTACTACCGTCTGTATAAGCGAACCGGATACGCACCCTTCATGCAGCAAGCGCAAAGTTGGTGGAATTTCATGGTGAACACCTATTCCAACTGGCAAGCAGGCGGAAACAATGTAATCGAGCCCGAGCATGTCTATCTCATGGGCTTGGTGGATTGGTATGTCGACCATCAGGATCAGCCGACACTCGATGCAATTAATCGAATCATCGATTTCATTGAGCAAAAGATTAAAGGCAACCCATTTACAGAGACTCGCGTCACCGCCCGCTGTCTGATGGGGCTTACATATTATATGGAAAAAATCGGTATCCGAGCGGCTGATGTGATGCCTAAGATCCAAGAGTTTTTGGCAGGGCTCTCGGGAGCAAAGGTCGTTAATGGCTTTACCACCATGTACTTTTACCAGGGTGACGGAATGAGTGTCACTGGTCTTCCTGCCGGACAAGATCTGAGGATTTTATTCCCGCAAAACGCCAATTATTACGCTCCTGGTGCGACGACTCCGATGGTCTATAATACGAATTCTTACACCATTAAGCATTTCAACGGCGTAGGCCTTTACCAAGACATGATGCTGACTCATGCTCTGAATGTCGCAGCAAGGGTTTTAAATCAGCCTGCATTGGCTCAGCAGAGTTTAACCATTGATAAAGCATGGCTATCTTATGTGGGTTATCCGTTCTACGATCCCCAAGGTGCCAATTACAACCTCATTGTTCCTTATTACCTTGTGCCTTCGACACCTCAGACTTCAATGTTCCTCGCTCCAGGAGGGAACAGCACTCCACTCTATGTGACGCAGTATGCTGCATTTTGTCCTGATCCAGCCGTGAGAAAGACGCTTCAGCAACAAGCACTTTTGAGACAATATGCTCAATATTCAAAAATCCAGGCTTCGGAACTTGGAAAACTTCCAAAGTATTTTCCATGGCAGACTTGGGAACAAGGGTATTTTTTAACCCAGAAATGAGTTCAGGGAGGTAGAAAAATTAGCCGAAACTAGCCGAGGTTCAGGCGCATTTGGCTCAACTGGAGATTAACCGCCTTCCTATCGCTGCTGCAATTTCCTCGGAAGTAGCAAGACGCATTTCTTCTTCGTTTGCACGAAGGGTTCCGGTTTTTCCTGTAAAGAGCGGTTTGAGTTCGTAAGGCATAGCCAATCCTTCCAGAACAGTCTTAATTTCAAAAATAACCTGGGTCCAACCTTTAGGTACGACCCTATCGCCTACTTTGAATCGCCTTTTGATAAAAGGGTCGGATTCCAGGGCGGAATCATTCGACATCACAGCCATTTCACCTTGTGCTTGCCGGTCACTAAAAAGTCTCGTTTTTCTTTAGTTTGAATCCAGCGGGCGATGTTGAGCGCCGCTAAATTCACCACAAAATGGATAAAAGGAACGGCATCGGTCATTGAACAAATGTCATTTTTTGTCGGATCAACGTCGTTTGCTACTTCATAATCTTTATTGTGCCAGATGCCTTCCGCTGAATATTCTGGGGAAAATCCAACATGAAAAACATGTCCTGAATTTTGAAAAAGTTTTCTAGATTTTGTATTATCAAAACAGTCAATCCCAAGATGGGCATCCAGTCCTTCGGGACCATGAACTCCCATATAAACAGAACCTTCTACCTTTGTTTTGACGGCAGTATATTTGGGCTTTCTTAAATACCGACCCAAAATAACTCGCATTGCATCGGCCTTATAGAGACCCACGTGCTCCAGAAAGTATGCTTGAGTGCGGATGTTTCGTTCTTCGATTTTATCGAAATCGATACCGTAGAAATTGGCATCGGGGAATTGTTTTGCTAACTGGACAAGGAGATTGCTCCCAATCGCTCCGAGTCCATAGAGCCTGATGTCCATAAATCACCATAGGAAAGAGTTTTTAAGATATAAGCATATCGTTTAAATAATCCGAATTCAACGGATGAAGTCTCGGTAAGAACCAGTTTTTTCAGATCCCAACGGTAAATAGCCAGATCTCCGAAAATATCTTGAAACCCAGGATTAAAAAAACGAAGGATTACAAAATTTTCGCATGATTTAAAGGCGGCTGCTAGCCCCTCGGCGCAAAGTTCATCCTGGGGAGAGGGAAGAATCCCAAAGCCTGTAGGATGAACGTGGATCCATCTTAAGAGGCATGGATCGAATCGGTGCCCGAGAACTTTCTTAAAGCGCCAAACTGCTTCAAAGTCGAACTCTACGGAAGCAGGCTTCCCCTTACTTACCGAGATAATTTTGCCACCATATTGAACCATCGAAGATTCAAGCATTAGCGATTCCTCTTATGGACCACCCTTGGGATCATCGCTAAGGAATGAACAACTTCTCGATTGCCTTCTCGTGTGTGCTCCTCTAGGTTTTGAGAAACACGTCGGTAATAATCACTTTTCAGCCATTCGGAATATTCAGTATTCCCTCTTGTTCTGTTGCATTTTTTGCAAGCAGAGATCAAGTTGGACTCAATCGACGGTCCGCCTGATTCCCAAAGAACAACATGATCGACGGTCAAAGGAACGTCATCTTTCCCGCAATAACGGCATCGATAACCATCCCTTCGATAAACCTGCCAAGAGATATTTTGATCGATTTGACGTTGAGATTTGCGAATTACCGCTTTGATCATTTGTTTATTTTCAGGATGCTCGGCGATGATCTCAGTTTCAAGTAGATCCGTCTGGCGTATGAAGGTTTCCCATTCATCGCGTGTCATGTGAAGGATATCCGAAGGTAAGGAATCCGGGCTTTCATCCGGGAAAAAGCAAAGAAAGTGTTTGCCATTTCCCGAATAAATTGCACCGGTTAATTGGATCGTGTTACCGATCTCAAGCAGATTGAGATCTTTTAATTTTACCATAAGTGCGAGTCTTCCTTAAATCGACAACATCGTTGAAGTAAAGTTCAAGACCATTTGCATGAAAAACGGTTAATACGCGATTAATCGGCCAACGTTTGCCCGTTTCGCTTTGATTGAATTCGCGGACACTCCTTTGGAGTCCTTTCAAGGTCTTCGCGCGCATAATTAATGGCTGAGAACTACCCTTCATCTTCACGACTGCAAAAAAATGTGGTGTCTTGATCATTTTTCCCCTTAGTCCCAGTTATCATCTTCGTTTCTTCGAGTGATAAAAGTCACTCGTCTTTCTTCGTATTCTTGGGCGGTTTTTACGAGTGAGGTGACATTATGCCTGCGGTCATCTCCGCTCATGCAATAGCCAGCCTCAACTACCATCCACGTCCGAGAATCAATAATTGAATTGTATTCAGTATAGGAGCCCTTAATTTTCCAGTCAACAACAATTCGATCTCCACTCAAAGAATAATTCACAAGTTCCGCACCCACGCGATCAAAGGTGACTTTAAGCCTTCCGGGAATCGAAGCCATTAAACGATCGAGTTCTTCTTTTTGTTTAGTTTCTTGGAGAATTTTTCTTAGGCTTTCTTTCTCAATCGCGTGAAAAAGATAAGTGGTTCTCAGTTCCGGAGTAATGCCGATTTGGCCATTAATGTCTTGGCTGTTTTCGGCCAAATCTTTCAGTTCAAGCGCTTTAGCATCCGCATAATTGGGCGCGCACCAATAGACTTGTCGATCTTCCCAAACGATCGCCTTAATCGGTTCAAAAGTAGAAGATCGGTTGAAATAAAGAGGAGCGTTGAGGCCTAAACCGTATTTACGTTTAGCGACATCAAAATTTTGAAAGATGATCGAATTGTTGTGGGTATATCCCAGGATCGATGGATAATCGAGATTTGAGGCAGATACTTGCTCGATCATCTTAGCGGATCGATTTTCGATTTCAACGAGATGCCAGCCGTCGTCTGCTTGTAAGGAAAAACGTCTTTTTTCAAAGAGAAAAGAACGATCTCGAACTGGGACGATTACTTTTCTGGGTTTGGCAAGTTTTTCAAAGTCGAGCATAACCGGATCGTTGTCGCTCCATGCAGGGCTCTATTCCAAAAGTGTTCCCAATTTTCTGGTATATTTAAATTGTCGTCAACTGGAATCCAGTGAGTTCTTGAACGAAGCCACCAAAGATCTTCTTCGTAAATCGAATAAGCGTAAAAAAGAATCCCTCGGATACAGCGGACGGTTCCGTAAGGGACTTTTTCTTTTGAATAAAACCAAGAGCCAAAGCCTTGAGCCGGGCCATAATATTTGTCGTCAATAACTGCGAAAGTTCCTTCTTCCACTTTTGTTTCTCCATAAAAATATGGGCGCTCAAGTGCAGATTACTTTCATTCAATTTCCCTCGCAGGAAGATCCCCGAAATTGGCGGGGATCTGGGGTACGACCCCAAATTTGCTTGTAAGTAACTCGCGGTGGAGCGCCCAAACTGATTAAATTTGAGTTGCCCGTCCAAGTCAATAACGCTTTTTTTTTGTGACAGATGTCCTACCATTGGACGATTGCTTGTAAGCGTCATTAGAGGGGACGGGCAAACTTGTATGGAAGTCCAAGTTGATATCACTTTCGTTTTTGATCGATTAACATTCGATTGTCTTAACCACTAGACTACCTCTCCCGAGTTTCCCCGGAGAAGGCTGGATTCGAACCAGCGTGCTTGTAAGTGAAATCTGGGGGACTTCCAAAATTGTTTGAGAGTTCGAGTGGCCGCTGCTTTCGAGTTTTCACTCTGTCTGATAATGACAGTTGCCGTCCACACGGCGTTTCCCCCAATTTAATCCTCGAACGAGTCGAGGGCTAAGGTGGGGGAAGTTGGAGTCGAACCAACTTTTGCTCCCTTGCGGGAGCGGCTTGTAAGCAATAACCTGGGGAACTCTCAAATTTTCAAAGATCGATACTTCTAAAATTTTAGGAACTTCCTTACTGTTAATATACCTTTCTCACCTAGATTGTACAATAACCCTGTGTATTTTTATTTCACCACTTCCCACCATTTCGGAGGGGACAAGAGTGGTGTGGCCAAGATCTCATCAATCACTGCTTGAGCCCCTTTGACCGCAGTCTTGACTGCCTGTGTTACAAGAGCGCTTTCAGTAAGTTGGCTTTCATTGATGGTGGATACCGGAATACCGACCGTCTTAAACCCATTTTCCAAGTATGGTGCGTAATTTCCGCATTTAATGATGACGACTTGTTTGGGAAAGGCGATCCCCTTTGATTGAAAACCTCGAAGCAGAGAGGCCACATCTCCATCTGTATGATATCCATCAGTGATGTAAATGTCGGTATCGCAGCCCTCCTGGCGCGCGTATTGGAAAAGCGCTAAGCAGTTGGTGCCTCCCCCTGGACGAACTCCATAAAGAGCCGCTATGAAGGCATCTTTAGTGAATTTCTCAGGACGTTTCAATACTCCACCCTGATTGTTGAAGACGCCCCAATGGAAGTTTTCCTGAGGCTTTTTGACGCACTCAGCAATAATGGACCCTTTGTTTTTGGCAATATCGATCGCCTGGGTCATGGATCCAGAAATATCCAAATGAACAAAGATCTTTCCAATGTCTCCGACCTGTTCTTTACGGACATGGGCTTTAGCATCTCGAAGCATTTGCTTGGTCGTTTCATCAAGTTCTTGTTTGATACGCTCCACGCGATCGAGCGCCTGTTTTGCTGTCTTAATTTTGAGTTCATATTCTTCTCTGAAATCTTTATTCTTAAGCAGTCCTTGTTCCTCAAAAAGAGAAGTCAAAACAACCGCCTGATCTCCTGAACATTGTTCTAAAATAGCGGCAGCAATACAGGGTGAAATTTTATCAGAAAGCGCCCCAAGAACTGCCTGAGGCTTAAGTCTTTCGTTTCTGATTTTGTAGGCGATATCAAGATCGCTCAGACCAGAAAAATCGAACATTTTTGATTTTTCGATCTTAATATTCGCGCCCGGAAACCCCGGCTTTTGTTTCCATCGTAAGATCTGAACCGCCTCAATCGACGGAGCGATTCGAGCAATTTGATACATAGATTTCAGAGTATTGCCCAATCCAGCCTTTTTAATACCCTCAAGCATCTTAGGGTTACTTTCTCGGTAACGAAGGTATTTTTTAGCAGCCGTCTTAAGATGGCGAGAAAAATGAGTTCCTTCTCTACGAGATCCGATTGAGCGTTTGGAATTTGCGAGTCTTAAAACTCGAAGCGCCAATTTCGGATCTAATTCGCAAAAAGCGGCCTGTGCGATAATTCTCCAATTAGGCTTATGGTATTCGCCGCCCCACCGGGACTTAAAACCCGAGAACATACTCGTTCGCCCCCATCTCACCCCCGTCATCATTGATCTGGGAATCGCCAAGAGCATGAGCGACGGCGCTACGATCATTACAAATCCGGCTTTTCCTTCACCATGTACGCCGCGCTTCGCCGCCCCTGAGCAACTCACGAATAACAAGGCCGAGGTAACCTACAAGACTGACCAGTTTGCGATCGGTGTAATCACCTTCCTCGTTCTCACTGGAAAATTCCCCTACGGTAGTGATGCCGAAATCGGCGTGGAAGGCGTTGTTCAGAATTGCCTGTCTGGCAAGGTTGAGAGTCTACGAACCTACAATAAAGACGTAAGCGATGGGACTGTAAAACTGATTGAAAAGCTTATCAAAGTCCATCCCTACCAAAGATTTCGAACAGTCGATGAGATCCTGGCGGAACTCAACGGCATTAAGGAGAAGCTATGAAAGTCTTTCATCAGGCGGGGCACAACACGAGTTGGAATTTGGAAAGCTTTCAATCCGAAAGTTGCGCAGATGGGATCATTTTTAGCCCTGTTCACTATTCAAAAGAAAGAATGGTCAAGCTGCTTCCTGAAGTGCGCAAAGCCAGCTTGTTCGATCCTCAATTTTATATCCCCGACTCTCAAAAGAGTAAGCTTCATAGTTACGAGTTCTTTCCGGAAAAGATTACAAACGGATTTTCTACAACTGATTTTGAAGCAGTCGCCCATCAGTCGGCCGCGATGTGTCTGGATTTTCAGATCGAGAACGACTTCGAATCAATCATCGTTCCCGCTCGTTATTTTCCGGAACTCGTATCTGACTACGTTGCGAAGCAGAAAGCGTTTACGGTAGAGCCGTTCCTTGCAGAACTCCAAAAGAGAAAAACGGACAAGAAAGTCTTCCTCTCGCTTCCAGTCACTACTGCGATGACGCAAGACAAAGGCTACCGAAATGAACTCTTGAATTGGATTACGTCATACCCGGAAATCCAGGGCGTCTACCTGCTCAATGAGTTTCGGGAGAACACGAAGCAGCTCGGAAACTTTGAAAAACTCCAAGCTCATGTAGACTTTATACGCGACCTACAGGGCGCGAATTTGAAAGTAATCATAGGCTACTGCAATACTGAGTCGATAATCATGTCTTTGCTCGACCCTCATGCCGTAGCGGTTGGGGCGTATGAAAACACTAGAGGTTTTTCGATTGATAAGTTTCTGGAAGAAGAAAGTGACAAGCGTGGCCCTGCGCCACGTCTTTACTTCCCGAAGCTGCTCAATTGGATGAGATACGATACAGCTGTTGAGTTGAAGGAAGATCACCCCGAAGTATGGAAGGAAATCTACATTCCGACCTTACACTCAGATGCTATTTTCGATACTGGCCGTCCCCATTTTACGAAACCCGAGCTGTACAAACATCACTTCCTTCTAATCTGTGACCAACTTCGAGACCTTGGCAGTAAGCAAATTGCAGCGCGAACGGCAGCGGTTAAAGACATGATCACTCAAGCCAATAGCTTATATCGCCGTGTTGAGGAAACCGGCGTCATGTACTTTGACCGGAACTGTAGCGGAGATCATCTTCCCGTCTGGAACCGAGTCGTTAGCAAGATGTCTGCGCAGAAATGAACTGGTCGTAAGCGACCTCATTTACGCGCAGATAGTACTCGGAGATTTTCCTCTCATTCTTTTCCGGAATGAAATGAAAATTAAGCTTGTCGGCACTCAGTGAGACCAGACCGATGTTCCTCTCTTCAAATGAACTCAGGTTCTCGATTGCCGAAGCAGCCTGGGCTCCGTCGAGAAGCACGAAAGAGTAGTCTGAAAATCTCCTATAACGTTGGGCCTGTACTAGCGCCTTTTGCCAGTTCCTTAATTTTGCCTCTATGGAGACCACAAAGTCAGCAACCGGCTTGTACTCTTTGGCGACCTTATACGTCTGCGCCTCAAGCTTAACTAAAAAACCTGCATCCTCGTACTCAGTCAGGCGCTTTGTCGCACCTGACTTCGACAGACTGTATGTCTTTTGAAAGTCGCTAACACTGACCTTTGTCCCACGCTTCATCGCGGCAAGGGGAACAAGCCAATTTGGATTGAGCGGCTTCCTTGCCGTCTGTCTTGCAACGCTTGCTTTGATGACGCCCAAAACGACATCAGCTACTCCAAAGTAACTGTCGAACTCGTGAAGCAAGAATGAGCGAGAAACGGACTTGTTCAGTAATGCCTTCAGAAAGGCATCTGACTTTGAGGAGAACGCACTAACTAACTCATGTTCTTTCCTGAACAATTCCACTCCTCCTGATTACCGCTTGAAGAACTTTTCGGGAATCACTTTTCGAATGAGGATGTCCAACGCAGTCGATTCCTTAAATCCATGCTCCTTGCACCAAGCAGCCAAACCTTCTTTGGTACTTTTCGAGAGAGTGAAATTAAAGCGTTCCTTCCTGTCTTGCGGCTTCTGAAGCTCCTCAATGATTTCTCGCTCAATGGATGCCATACTTATTAAAAGTAAGTATAACTAATATCCACCACAAGTACACACTAATCCAGCGAGCGCGACGCAACGAGCCACGTCAAGCTGTCGTTTGTGGGTTTATTTTCCGCAGTATTGTTGCAAAAATGCGAACACATCATCCGCCCATACAGAACTTCCCTGGTAAGCGAAGGTATGGCCATCTTTCGGCGATTTACCGAACGGCGGGTAGAACTTGACCTGCGACACCTTGCCAGCATTTTTCATAGCGGCAGACAGCACCTTACTTGGCGATAGGTCAAAATCGTTCTCAGCCTGGAAGAAGAAAATCGGAGCCCGAGAACGTCGTACAGACTCTGTCATGATGGCTTGAATCGCGGGTGAAGTTGCCCAACTTTGAGCAGCTCCCGACGCATCTACGGCCGCGCAATAGGTTCCTTTCTCAGCGCCAAGAACCGTCTCAATGCCTCCAAAGGAGTTCCCCGACACCGCTATACGCTTAGTTTGCACAAAGTCTGCATTTCTAAGCCAAGCAAGCGCGGCGAGTTGGTCGTTCAAATGATCCGTCGTAAGTAAGCGAGTCATCGTTTCCGCAGCCGCTTTAACCCCACCTGCTCTCTCGGCAGCGGCGATCTCGTCCATAATGTACGGACCTGCCGATTGACTCAAACCTTGCCCACGACGATAGGGCATGAAGAACACCCAACCACGGCTTACGTACAAAGGTCCCAGCAATTCAGCGGCCTGACTATTCAACATCCCAGGCGCACTACCATGATTGTATAGCACCGCAGGAAATGGACCCTTGCCAGTGGGCTTTAGGCCCACTATTGTGACACAGGGAGACTTAAATCCAAAACGCTTCAACTTTCCGGGGGAAGCTCAACTTACTTTAGGATGTTGCTGATTTTGGCTTCCACATCCTTGAGTTTTTCAACCAAGGCTTGTGAATAATGCCGCGTCGCAAGTCCCAATCCGAATCCAACAATCATGAGAATCATTTCTGACTCAGACCGATTGCTTATGTTCAGTCACCGCTGCGACGAGAACTTCGGTGAGATCTTTGCCGCCGAGTTGATCGATGGTCAAAGTATCCACGATGTCGTACTTCGCATAACGGCTATTGCCTTGCTGACCTTCGGGAGCCTCCAACTTGTCATCCAAGTTAACGAGAAACTCCTTGGCTTTGCGATCATCCCCTACCTGAATGAAAGTGATGTTCACCTCATTCGGGTCGGTGAGTTCGTGACTCGCACGAATGATCACATCGGCCACGGCTTGCTGGTCATCGGGTTGACCATCAGTCACCACACAGAACAGTTCGCCGTTTTTCTTGGCCTGACCGCGCTTTTTACGCGCGATGTAGCCATTGGCTCCAAAGAATGCATCTTCAAGGACTTCTGCCAATCGAGTGCTGCCATTGGGCCGTACCTGACGGAAGATTTCGCCGACTTTGCTTTCAGTGGTATTGTCGAAACGATGGAAATTTGATCCAAAAGTATAAACCGTGATTCCATCCGGATCATACTTATTGCATTCGCGAGCCAACGCGATGGTCGCCTCTTCAGATGCTTCCCAGCGGGTTCGAGCCTTACCGGCAAGAGCCGGATCGGCCATACTGCCACTGCGATCGATAATGACCGTAAAATCCCTATCAACCAGATGTGGATTTGCGTTTTGAGGTAAGTTCATTGTAATTCCTTCCTTGGTTTCTAAGACTTTTACTGAGTTTTCTGGGTTTTCTTTTTGGCGCTAGATGCGGTCTTCTTTGCAGAAGTTTTCGCAGTCGTCGCAGCCTTCTTCTTGATGGCCATGACTACTCCTTTCTGTTTGATTTAAAGATTGAAGCCGTGACTTCAAATAAAAGCAAGCCCTTTAATTATACAGAAGTGCTTTTTTTTCTCAAAATGACTTTCACCTTAACCGCTTCGATCTTCGCCATGGCTTCGCAAACATCTCTTATTCTGGCTTCCTCCAGAAAAGAATCAGTTGCTCGTTTGCTTTTCTTTTTTGGCTTAACCTCTAACGAATAAGGCTTAGGTGGCTGATCAAGAACGCTTATGTGATTAATCCCCTCAATAATTGAAATCCGTGGACTGATCAGTTTTTTAATATTATTTTCCAAAGAGAGATATCGTCTGATCTTTTCTCCAAAAAGCCTTTCCAATTCAGATTTTTCGTGAAGCATTGCGCAAAAATCATCGGTATGAACTTTAACTTCTGCTTTTAAAAGACGAATGATTTCCACTCGATCAAATTTACGGCCTTGGGCTTTCATATTTCCGTGGATTTGGTCATGAAACCAGTCTGGAAGAGCAATCAAATTTATCGGGTCATTGTTCTTTTTGTCAAAATCAATATGATGAACGACCCAGCCTGCCGGGATTGTTCCGTAGGCTTGTTTATAAACTTCTCGATGCAGAAGGGTTTTATTCTTTAGGCGGTAATAACCATGCTCATCGAGCGCCGCATCGATTCCGCCGGCCAAATATTCCCATTCTCCGACAATTTTTATTTTCCTGAACTTCTTAAATCCGACAATCCCTGTCCTCTTTGCTCTCAAGGCGAACCTCTCTTTTACCTACCTACTCTTTTGTAGTGGTTTTCCATTTTTCTTGCGTAGTTGGCCTTGGCTTGATCTTCGAATCCCCAACTAAAAAAAAGAACACATAGGGTCTTTCTCTTAGTAGAAGATTCGACTAGACATAGTCAGTCACATTGCGTTCTCGACTATGCCGCGATCTTTGCTTTTGACCCAAAAACCCTTTCTTGCCCTACCCGTCCGCTACCAAGCGTCACTGTGTCACCGCTAACTACCGCTCCCTTTGGTGGAAGAAGCATTGGCTTTTCCACGGCCTCGGACCTACATTTACAAGAACGAATTTTTCTGCCTGAACTGGTTTTTCGCGAAACCGGTAATTCCTACTTCCTTGTCCGGTCTCCCGGCTTCCCATGCCAGGGACTTTCGCTTGGCGCATTCGCCAACTTTCGGCCTTTTTTGAGAAGAAAGGTCCGTCAAAACTCCAACTTCAAAATTCTACGTCCTCCATCGTGAAGTCGTTTTGGTGGACTGTCAAAAAGATTATTAAGACTCGGTGCATTGAACGCCTCGCTTAAAGTTAAGACGCTTGATGTCAAATTGTTAACTTGCTGCGGTTGCGTTTGTTTAAAAATATCTTAGTGCCCGAAAATGATGCGAGCGGCCAAGAAGCAGGAGAACCCAAACCAGTAAAGGAAAAGGAGACTCAGGCCGATCATTGCGGTCATGTCCCAGGGAAGATTTACGTAGATGGAAAGAGTCCCGATAATTGAGACGAGAAAAATAAAGACCCACCACTGCCATTCGACCATGTCTCCTCCTGGGAAAACTGAACGCGGCAGATCAATCTGTCCTTCGGTGGATCAGATTTTTGGTTCCGCTGCGTATACCGGAATAATACCTTTTCGTTTTTTATCTCTTGACCATTCTGAAATGATCCGTTTCAATTTGCAATATGATCCAAAAAAAAGAAACGTGTTGCCAATGTGGAAGGCGATTGACCGTGGGAATGCATCTATTAGAGCGTTTCTATCCGGACGAGAAGACGATGCTGATCTTCCATCGGTCCCCCTGTTATGAGCAATTCATGGGGAAACTTGAAGCCAGACGAAAGGAAATTTTCGAGAAAGAGTACCGTCGTTTAAAGTACGTTCGCGAGAAGAATTTGCCGAATTGGCGCGCTGATTGTTCACGAAGTTTGGAGTTGAAATGATCGAAACTCAGCCTTTTTATTCCAAGATGGGAATGGAGTTGACCTGGCTTCATTGGACCAAAAGAAATGAAGACACTTATGCTTACGGCTATAGCAATTTGCTGAAGGGGTTTTTTCGGGATCGAGGGATCCCTTTTTATCGGATTTACAACGACGCGAGTGCTTTGGAAGTCGCTACACCGCCGTTTTCGAATCTCGGGGAAGTTAAGGCTTATTATTCCCGATTGATGCCGGAAATTTCGAGGCTTTCTTTATTTACGGGAAAGCCGCTTGTTACCCATCGTTCTGATACGGTTTCAGGCGGAGGCCATATTCATGTAGCGATCCCGTCCTCTATCAAGAAAGATCGCACGCTTCTTTTGGTATTTTTAATCAATGTTTTTCGGGACATTACCAACCGACCTTATTTGAATTGGGTTTTCAATGATTATGGAAACATCCAATCGGCGAGAAGTTTGGTGGAATGGAAAGTAAAACGAACGCTCTACGGCGCTCACGGATTTGATTTAGCGACTTCGCCCACATTCGAACGCCTTATTTTTGACAAAAATCCCAAAGTTCCTCGTGATTTCAAAACTTCGGATATCCTCGACGTTTTCGATATCACAAAAGGTTATGCAATCAAAGTAAGCGACAAGCAGTCATACGAACGTATTAAAAAACCGGAAACTTTGGAGTTTAGGTTTTTTGACACCAAGCGCAATTTTGAAGAGATCGAGTGCCATTTGGAATTTGTGGATAAGTACCTTCGTCATATTGAAAAGATATCTCGGCGAGGGAAAATGATTCCGCTCAAAATCTGCTCTCTTGAAGACATCAAGGGAATGGCTCAGAAGGACCGAGGGGTTTCACAATTTAGAGATCTTTTGGCTCAAATTGGGCTTGATTATGCTCGATATCAACCCTTTATTCGGCTGAATTATTTGCCGCGAAAACGTGCAAAACTTCTGAAATAGGAAAACGGTATAATAACGTTGGAGGATTCAATCGATGGGTACCGGGACAGTTCTTTTGGTGGTGGGTTTATTTGTAATGGGCGTTGGCTTGTATGCGCTGATGCTTAATCAACAACGGAGAGAAGAGCAGCAAGCCGAGCAGGCAACGCATGATCAACTCGATAGTCTTTTGAGTTCAGTGAAAATGGCGACCGAAGCGGTAAAGTCTCGGATATCGCCTAAGCAAGAGAAAAAGTTCACAGACGCTCTTCATGAGGCAATGAAAGATAATCCCTGATTTGGCGGAGGAACCGCATGACTCACCTTCGTCACCTCGATGGCAGCGCTTCTATGAAACGGTGGATTTCATTAATCGTTTCCAAGATCAACTACAAAGACTGGCGATTTCAGATCCATTCGAAGGGCGACGGGTTTTCTTCTTCAGGTGACCTTTCAACTGAAAGATCGGATGACGGGAGAAGTGAAATTGCAAAAATGCCGGAAGTGGTATCTCTCCTCTCACGCATGCGAAAGCGAGATCATCCGGACGGCTTATAAGGCAATCGAGGCAGCGGAACTCCACGAACTTCAGGAAAATTTTATTTATTGTGGTCAAAGGATTTTTGATCCACACTTAAATCTTACAGATTTGGCTGCCGCGATCGGACTAGGTGGAATTGGACAGGATGTCCGGGATCCTCAGCCTCTTTTCGAATCTGCTCCAGCGGAAATGGGGCGGGCGGTGAGAAGGGCTCTTGGAACCAATTCAAAAGCAGTAAGCAAGAAATCAAGAAAGCCTCCGAAGCGGTAAAACACTTACTCCAAGGATAGGAGCATTCGATGGATACCCCGGACACCGGAAGTCTGGACGAGTTTTATGAAAAAGTAGGAACCGAAAAGGTTGCCGAAAAGAAACGAAGCCGTAGCCCCCTCGCGGATCTCACGAATGAGGTCGCGGACGAGTCAAAAGGAGCAAAGAAGCCCGAGCCTGGGAAACTGTGCCAATACGCTTTATTCGGCACAGGATATATGGCCACCACAGCGACCATTCAGAGCCTCCCTTCAGGTTGCTATAAGCCTCATATAAGCAATCTTGGTGTATGGCTTGATCCTATTAATTTGATTACTGATTCGCTGATTCAGTTTCCTGACACAAAATCAGATTCGATTATCGCTGAAGTCGAAAAGTTCTGGGAGTTAAAGAGAAAATTTAAAGAATTTGGTTTTAGCCATAAGCGAGGATTTTTGCTTTGGGGACCTCCCGGTTCGGGCAAGACTTGTACGGTAGCCATTTTGGTTAAGAAAATGGTTTCAAAGGGCGGATTGGTTCTTATTGCGGAAAGCCCTGATCTTTTAGGATACATTCTGTCTCAGGTTCGTTCCATTGAGCCTCAGCGGGAAATGATTGAGATTTGGGAAGACCTCGATGCTGTGATCGAACGTTTCGGAGAATCCGAAGTGTTGAGTATCCTAGACGGCGAATCTCAAATCGATAATATCGTTTTCATCGCTACGACCAATTACCCTGAAAAACTGGATTCTCGAATCACTAATCGCCCAAGTCGATTCGATCGAATTGAAAAGATCGATACTCCGAATGATGAGGCCAGGAGGATGTATTTGGAAGCCAAGATCCAGACGACTTTCTCTCCTGATGGAATTGATCTTGTTGCCGAGACTAAAGGGATGTCGATCGCCCATTTAAGGGAACTCATTGTCGGAGTTTGGTGCCAAGGGAATTCGGCGACAGATGTTTTGTCTCGTCTTAAGAAGATGAAAGTGAAGCCCAATTCGGCCCATTCAGGATCACCTATCGGATTTTCCACGTCTTAAAACAATTAAGGAGCAAGGATGCGCTATTTTAAAATTAAGCCAGATCTTTATCTGGTCGAGCAGTTCGTCAACAGTCACCCAACACAATCTCGCCCGTCTCATATCAATCATGTTTGGATTTATGACAGATCAGGGTCCATGTCGGGAGTTCTTCCACAATTGGCCCGAGATCTCGTTGTAAAAGCCAAAGACATCCCAGTAGGAGACACGATCACGCTGGGTTGGTTTTCTGGTGAGGGCGAGAGCAATTTCATGTTGAAGGGCTACAAAATCACCGAAAATCGTGACTATAAGGTTCTTGAAGACACGATTAATCGGAACAAGCATTCATTGACCACTACTTGTTTCAGTGAGATTTTGAATGACACCGATCAAGTGCTCAAAGATCTTTCGAATATTTCATCCAATTTTGCGCTTTGCTTTTTCACAGATGGATACCCGGTTGTTTCGAATTATTCGCGAGAGATCACAGCGATTCATTCTGCGATTGAAAAAATTGGTTCTCGAATCGCTTCCAGTCTTCTCGTGGGTTACGGAGATTATTACAATAAAGAATTGATGAGCCAAATGGCTGAAAGGTTAGGCGGCTCGCTCATTCATTCGGAAAGTTTGCCGACTTTCTCCGCACAACTCGACGGCTTCATGAAAGATTCTCGTGAAAACGGGTTAAAAATGAAAGTTGATCTTGATATCCCGGTTTCAAAAGACGCCCTGACCTTTGGGATCAATGGAAAACAAATCAATTTGTATTCCGTTATTGATCGAGCCGTTGAATTCGTTCCTACGCGAGGCAATCGTGATTCAATTTATATCTTGACCGATCGGGCTCCCACTGGAGGAGAAGAGATTTCTTTGCCTGAAAGCGATCTGAAGCGTCCCACTAACCGAGAATCGATGATTCGGGGGCTATACGGCGCGGCTTATTTGTTGACGCAAAGAGCCAAATCTGATGTCGCGCTGGAGGTATTGGGAGTGATTGGTGATCGTGAATTGATTGATTCGGTCAATAACGCGTTCACTAATACCGAATACGGGCGAGCAGAAGGGAAGATCCAAGAAGCGATGGCCAATCCTAAACGCCGTTTCATCCAGGGGATTGATCGTTCTTATTTACCTAAATCCGATGCGTTTTGCGTGCTCGATGCTCTTAAGGCTCTGATGCAAGATGAACAATCCCACTTTTATCCCTATCATCCTGATTTTGAATATAAACGAATTGGGTCGGGATCTAAGGTCAAGGCGGGATATCCCGAATTTGCCCCAGACCGGAATGTGAAATGTGCGCTTAATAAACTCAGTTGGAACAAGACGAAATTGAATTTATCGGTCTTGGCTCAGATTAAAGGCCATGTGGAACTTCAAGGGGATTACCGAAAACAGGGCTTTACTAACCCCTATCCTACTTATGTTTGGAGAAACTACGCACTTGTAAAAGATGGTTTTCTGAATGTTGACCGGCTGCCCGTGACACTTTCTCGAACCACGTTTGATCTTCTGTATGGTCAAGGTGTGATTGAGGATTATGTTCGGTATGGAGATGGTGGATCGCCAGTTGTCCTTCATCTGGACCGAATCCCGATTATTAATCGCCAAATCGCTGAGGGGAAGACTTCAGCAAGGACGCTTTGCCAAAAGGCTCATCGTGAACTCGAACTTGAGGCTCAACTTAAGGCTCTCAATTATTTGAGAAACGAGATCGATCCGGATGGCAAATCGAAACTTGGAAGGGGCTCGTTGACCTCTGACCAGGAACTCTACCTTGAAAGCCAGGGGATTGGTCGAAACGGATTTAGCCCTCCGGTTGAAAAGGTCGAGGCCACTGATTTCTATATGGCCAAAGAATTTGAGATCAAGATGAAGGGGTTGTCTTCGTTGCCTTCGGTTAAGGACGTGCTTGAGAAGAACAAAAAGGGAGGAAAATTGACTCCCGGTATGCTTTTGGTGAAGTCTGGGCTCGATTTATTTGACCAGAATTTGTCAAAGACCGCATCCGACACGGTAAGGATTGCCTTCTTGGATGATGAAATTTCTAAACTCAAGCGAGAATTGATCTTGGTCCGCTCTGATATCCAAGAGACAAAGTTTGCAATTATTTTGGGTAAAAAGTGGTTTGATGAGTTTCCGTCCAGAGAAAAATCGACGCTCACTCTGAATGGGATCGAATATACTTTGAGTGTTGATGAGACGAAAGTGGAGTTTTAGTTAGTTTTGGTGGCGGATTCCGGTCAAACCAGCAAGTGTCCAATTGCTCGCCGGATTTATCAAATGTCGGAACAATTTGATCCGCCGCTAAAACCTTTCTACATTGATTTATGTTGAAAAAGTTGTCCGCCGCGTTGGCATTATTTCGGAGTAATTTCATGAAAACACATGGGAACTTGACTGTGACAGAAACGGGGGATACGGAATTTGCGATTCCTTTTTGTCCCGGAATGGTTGAGGTGATGTTTGTTGATGGGCTTAGCGATCAATCGCATTGCTCGTGTTCTCATCAGCAACCCGACCAAGTTTTTGGCAGCATTCGGAGGATAAAACATCATCATCGAGAGAAGTATTATCTTCACATTCAGTGGGTTGTTTCTAAGCCAAGAAAGATTTGGTGGAAAATTTCACGTTAATGAGTTCGCCAGCCATGAGTAAGGCGTTTTTGAGATGTATATCGCGTACCGTGGGAAGAAAATCTTAGCGGTTGGAACTGAAAGGTTTCGGTTTGAAAACTGCGAAATAATCGAGCGGCCTTACGAACTTTGCCATTTAAGTCCTGAAGAAATCATTGACCAATATGAGGTTTGGAGAGGTCGGCTGATTCTTAAATCAGATGCGGAAAACCAGCCTTGGCAAGACCTTAGGGTCGCGATGATCGCCTCTTATGGCATCAATTGTGGGATCGCGACCTATACTAAATACCTTTGCGACGAAATGCGTCCTTTAGTGAAAGAACTCAAGATTTTTTCCGAATTCTCAAGCCTACAAGACTACGTGGATGATGAAAAAGACGGAGTGATTCGCTGTTGGGATCGAAGTGGAAACTATTCCGGAATCATCTCTCAAATTGAAACCTTTGACCCGGATATCATTTATGTTCAACATGAATACGGCTGTTTTAATCATGGCGGCAACTGGAACTTGCTTTTAGGACATTTGTCTCGCTGGCGTACCATTGTGGTCCTTCATAGCGTTTACGATCACGTGGACAAACTTATCTTTGAGGCGCCTTGCAAAGAAGTTATCGTCCATTCCAAAAGCGGCAGAGACTTACTTAAAAAAAGAAAGATAACTCATTGCCCGATTCATTATGTTCCTCATGGCTGTTTAAAGATTCCTCATATTGATATGAGGTTTTCTCAAATGTCGAATTCGCACGTTCTTTTTCAATATGGATTTGGGTTCGAATATAAGGGCTGGGATCAAGCGATTCAGATTGTCGAGAACTTAAAGGAATTCTATCCTGATGTTCTTTATATCGGGATTTTTAATGTGTCCCGGTTTAGTGAAAATTTCGGCAATTCTTATTACGATAAACTCATGGAGATCGTTCGAGAAAAAGATCTCACTAACAATTTTGTTTTACATAAAGGGTTTAGATCCGAAGAGGTCTTATTGAGTTACCTTCGGCAATCGCGGGTTGGGCTCTTCCCTTATTGGAATCATCCGGAGTGGAAGGTTCATGGGGCTTCGGGCGCCATTCGAATGGTTTTAGCGAGCGGCATTCCTACTGTTTTAGGAGATGTTCCTTTTTTTCAGGAGTTTAAGGGAGCAGTCCCCGTGTGTTCCGATATTTCTCAATATGTTGACGAAATATCTCGGATATTTGAAGATCCGGTTTATGAAAAATCAATCAAAGAAAAGACTACTGACTTTATCGAACAAAGAACCTGGGATAAGATCGCAAAATGGTATCTCAGCGTGAAGAGCAATCAAGAATTCAGCGCCCTATAAATATTTTGGGTTGGTACGGACGAAATAATTTAGGCGATGAGTCTTTTAAATTAGCGTTTCAACACCTCTTTCCTGAAAATCCTCTTTATTTTAGTTCGACCTCTTTGATGGAGGGTTTGGATAATCCGCTTTTGATTCTAGGTGGCGGAGATGTCATCAAGCCTTATTACCTTTCCCTTTTGCCTAAAGATCGGCCTTTTTATGCGTTAGGTGTTGGTCTGGGGTATGAGAGCGAATTGGATTTGCTTGATGGGCCATGCCAAAAGATTTATTTCAGGAATTACGCGGATTATCTTATGGGTGCCCGAAGAGGGTTGCCGGCAAAACTCTGTCCTGATTTGGCTTTTGCTATTCCTGGCTTCGGAGAGGCCCCTGTTCGGCAGGGTTCTCCTCGAAAAAAGATGGTAGTAATTCTTGCGAATTCAGCAATTCATCCGGATATTACCGCCAAAGAGTTCGCCGAAGTTTCTTATTTCGAATATTTCAAATGGGAATTAGCGAAGTCTCTGGATTATCTGAACCAATGGTATGACATCGGGTTTCTTCATCTATCGAATGGACGTTATGCCTACGATATCGCAATGCATTATGATGTGATGTCGAGGATGCGAAGCAATCGAAACGTCGGAATTATGCCTGAGGATCTTATCTATAAAAGCGGATGCGATACGACGGATTTAATAAATACTCTTCGGGAGTCGGTGGATTTGGTTGTCAGTATGAAATATCACGGGCTCATTTTTGCGACGATTGCAGGGGTTCCCTTTGTCAATATTGGGGTTACCCGGAAGACGGCTCTTTATTGCAAAGAATATGATTTTGGAGATTTCTCGGTAGAGTCTTATTCTTTTACTAAGGATCGATTTTTAAAAGCAGTTGAATTTGCCGAAAGAGGTCTTTCTCGCCAATCTTTAATTCGGTTTTCTCAAAAGAATCATGAAGACTGGGAAAGAATTGGATTAAGACTTAGACAAGAATGGTTGGGTTTGAAATAGGCGTTTTTCGATCTCGGTGCAAATGTGATCAAATTCTCTTCGGCCTTCTCCCACAAAAAGGGCATGGCCAAGAGCAGTCTCTATTTTACTGATTTCTTCTTTGGTTAAATAGGGCTTAATTACCTGATATGCCTGAAATGCTCGGATTTGAGAGGTTTGCCGGTTTACGGGCGCTTTTGATCGGTAGATCTTCCAAAGTTTCTTTAGGTCCTTCTCCATAAAATCAATAAATCTCCCTTTTTGTATAATACTCTTGTGACCCTAATTTTAGCCAAGTCATGGAGCGCCATGTCAAGATGAAGATCCCTAATTGCCAAGCATTAATCACCCGTCTTCCTTATTGCTCCCGCTTCGATATCAAGCCTGTTTTGGAAATGGCAAAATTTGTTGATGCTCGCGGGCTCATGTTTGTCTCGATGCCGATTCATGTGGAATTCCCCAATAACGGCGGGCGCCTCCTTTGTGAATTGGAAGACGCTGGGCTGGTAATTGCGGCAAAAATTTGCTGGTATCGGGATCGATCGATTGTCACGACGAAATCAAAAAGACTGACGAATACCTGGGAAGTTTTGGGCGTATTAGCGAAGCAAAAAAATTATCACATTAACCGCGAAGCCGCCACGAAGATCAAAAAAGGTTTTGAAGGGCGCGAAGGAACTTTTGATGAAGACGAATACGCAACCTGTATTGGAGATCACTGGCCGTTAAGGAATGACAGGCGGGATCGACGATTTTTGCCGGCGGCTCTAGTCCTCAATTGCGGACAACTCGCCGATCTTCAACCAGGTGATCGGGTTCTGGATCCGTATGGTAACCCTGGGATTCGCGATGCGTGTAAGTTTTTAGGCTGGGAATATATCGATGGTGGGCTGCAAAACTCCGCCAGAAACGCAAAAAACTCAATGGAGTCAGGCGATTATGAAAATGAAGACTTATCATGGCAACGAAGCGACGAAGAAGATTGTTCTGAAGGCGATTCAGGATCTCTCCCAGATCGTGGCAGCGACTCTCGGCCCGGGCGGCAGACCCATTCTTCTGGAAGTTGAAAATCGGCCTCCTTTATCTACAAAAGACGGCGTTACTGTTGCGCGTCATTTTCAGGGATCAGGAGATCTCGAAGATGTCGTTGCTCGCTCTGCGATTGAAATTTGTGAAAGAACGGTTCGAGATGCTGGTGATGGAACGACCACGGCCATTGTTTTAGGCGCGGCTTTGGTTGAAGAAGGCCAAAAATTCTTAGAGGCAAATCCTGGATATTCTCCGCAACTTCTTTCTCGTGAATTGAAAAACATTTACAATTTAAGAATCCGCCCCGCGATCCTTGAAAAATCGGTATCCATCCGAGATCTTGCCAAAGAGGAAGCCAAAAAAGCGATCGAGCATGTGGCTTTGATTAGCGCCAATGGAGACACTGAAATTGCTCAGGCAGTGGCCGAAGCGGTCGAGGGAGTCGGTGAAGACGGCATCTGTATCGCTGAAGAAGGAGCGGGCGCCGAATGCCGCGTTTCTTTCGAAAAAGGTTTTTCTTTCAATTCTGGACTTACCGATCTTGGGGGGTCAGCAGGCCCTTCTTTTGTGAATCGTAACGATTTGGGCGATTGCATGGTCGAAGGCGCCTATGTGTGCCTCTATGACGGGGAAATCAATGATATTGGAACTATTGTTCCTCTGATGCAAAGAGTTGGATCTGAACTCGATTCCGCTGGTCGATCAATTAAAGCCCCTTTGATTGTGTTCAGTCACCGCTTCAGTGATCAAGTCCTTAAAATGATGGCACAGAACTTTCGTCGGGGAACTCTTACGGTTGTTCCCGTGATTACTCCACGAAATGGCCAAGCCAATGGTCGAAGTGAGTTTTTGCATGATGTGGCGGCTTATACGGGCGGCTTTGTCTTTGATCCCCAAGGCTCTCCTCTGACTGAATCGCAACTTCCGCAACTTGGTTTTTGTGAAACCATGAAATTGGGAAGAAGCGAAGGCGTTATTATCGGGGAATCTGAACTTGAACGAGTCGAGGGCAGGATCGCGGATCTTAAAAAGCAGATGCAAGGGGCTTCAGAGTTTGATTGCGATCTCATTCGTTACCGTATTGGCCGCTTGACGGGCGGAGTCTCTACGATCTTTGCGGGGGGTAAGACTCAACTGGAAGCCAAAGAACGTCACGCACGGGTGACTGATGCAATTTGTGCGGTAAGGTCGGCCTTGATGATGGGAGTCGTTCCCGGTGGTGGATCGACACTCGCTTTGATTGCAAATCATCTTGAAAAAGATATTTATTTCGCTTCAAAAAACAAATCTCCATTCACGATTTTTGTGAACGCTTTGAAACAGCCGTTTGTTCGGATTTTGGAGAACGCGGGTATTGGCGAAGTGAAATCTCTTTTAGAGCAAATTGGCCCTCCGGTTAATGATACTGATAACTTTTATGTATACGATGCATTGAAGCGTGAATTGGTTGAGTGGTGGGTTGGCGGGATCATGGATCCAACCCGAGTTACCCTTTCAGCCCTTGAAAATGCATTGTCGGTCGCTCAGTTGCTTATGACGCTGGGTGGCGCGATTGTTCTTGAACGGACTGAGAACGTCGAGCAGGTAAAAGCGATGCAAGAAGGGCTGATGAAAGCCATTGAGAGTGAGGCTCTTGGGTGAGAATCGAAATTGAAGAAGCACAAAACGGATGGGTGATTCGGTCTAATGAGACTCGTCGCGAACCGAACGTTTTTGAATTTGACGGCAACAACCGGTTTAAGACATCATTAGAGAATATCGTCGTTACAGCCGAGCGGGCACTGAACTACATCTTAAGCGAGATGGTGGGCAGTTCGCATTATAGGGTCGAGATCAATGAAGACATAGAGGACGCAAAAAATGGAATTAATCCACGTAATATGCTTTCCGTCGAATCCGATATTTCTTCTATTAGCGGTCTTTCTTCTGAAACACTTCCTGGCGGATTTTCCCCTTCAACGCCCGTGGATGCTGAAAAAGTTTTCCCCTAATTGGGATTTCGTTTTACCCCTTGCAAGTCATTGCCTTGTTCATGCTGGCTTTACGTTTTTAATTTCTTGTTGGTGGCTCGATCACTTCGGGATGTTGGCCGATTATTGCCTTTTACCCCCTATTTTGGCTGGGATTGATTTCATTTGCCATTTCATCATGGACCGAATCAAGGCAGGGCCGCGTTATTTGGGAAGATTTAAGGCTCTTTCTGAAGAAAAAATGAGACATATTTTATCCTATCTCCCCAGGTTGGGCGAGGAGGGTGTCCGGGAGAAGTTCGGTGCTGAACTGAGAGGCAACACCTTCTTTTGGTGGTCTTTGGGCTTAGATCAACTTGTTCATGGTTTAACCGATTTGCTTATTGTCTATTTATTGGTGAGCCTATGAAAAAGATCATTGCTCCGGAACGATACATTAGGCAGCCACATGATTTATGTTTGTTTTTGGCGGGAGGAATTACGGGGGCTCCGGATTGGCAAACTGAGTTGAGCGGTCTTCTTGATCCTACGGATTTGACCGTTTTTGATCCGAGGCGAACATCCTTTGATGTGAACAATTCAGGACTTAGTCGCGAACAGATTGAATGGGAGTTCCGTCATCTTCATATTGCTGATGCCGTTTCGTTTTGGTTCCCATATCCAGCCAAATGCGCAATTACTCTTTATGAACTTGGGGCTTGGGCAAGTTTCTCTCGTGTTTTCAATAGTAAGCCGATTTTTGTCGGAGTGGACCCACAGTTTTGGCGACGCGAAGATATTGAAATCCAGATGGGGCTCATGTTGCCTGAACTTAAGGTTGTCTATTCATTGGCTGATTTAGCCGAACAAATTAAGAAATGGGAAAGCATATGAAACATTGGAGACTATGGCTTGGTGGGATCGCAATCGTCACAGTATTGGGCGGTCTTTATTTGGCGGATTTTTACGTGACCCGTTGGGTTCATTACAAGATGTCATATGAGTCTCTTGTTAAAGAAGAGGTTCGCTCAATGGTGAAGCCGTCTTGTTTGGTGGAATGAGAATGAGCGCAAATACCGTTAGGGCCACAGGGATTCTTGCGGCTGCATTTTTGGTCTATACTGGCAAAGTTCCTTATATTGAAGCGTTTTGGGCTGTATTTTTCTTCTTAGTTTTCTTTTGAGGTCAATCATGGACGACACCCGGCCCGAACTTAAAGCATTGATGGAGGAATGGTCCAAAAACCAGAAGAAAGCAGATATGCCAATTTATCGATTTATTTGTAAGCCTTGTAATCGCGAAGAAAGGCGGCTCTTGAAAAAAGAAGAAGCCGATGCCTTTTCTGGCGCGTGTAAGGTTTGTGGACAGCCTTTAACTCAAGTTTTGGGGATGCCGGAAGCACATATCGTTGAAACAGCAGATGATTATCGCGGCAAAACGGTTGTAAACGATATTGAAAAGAAACTCGACGCTCGGGCTAGAGACTATTTCAATAAACATGACCTGCCTCGGCTCGTTTCTGAAAAGGGTATCGAATGGTGTAAACAGCAAGGGTTCCTGGATCAGGACGGGCGGCCCAAGTGAATTCCGAAGACAAAGAGATCCATGCCTGTCCTCTTTGTGGGCAAATGACCTTTCCTGGGATGGAAAAGGGCGTTCAACCGGAAGTTTGTGGTGATTGCCTGGATAAAAAACAAAGAAAGGTATGATTCTTTTCAGGGAGACATATCTATGAAGAAAGAAAAGAAGTTGCCTATTGGATTGAGTCCGGAATTTACCGATAAAATTAATGCGGCATCAGTTGATGAAATTAAGGCCGAGATGATTCAGACCCAAAAAGGGATTGAAGATTCTAAGGAGTTCAAAAAGACAAAGACCGAGATCCTGGAAGCCAGAGAAAATCTGAGTCAAATCGTTGGCCCCATCAACGATGCGATCAAATCCGGCAATAACCGTCTGAAATACATGGTGGATCGTTTAAAAGAGATGGGCGCATTGTGAGCATAGAGCAAATGAACGATTTTCATGTCGTTAGAAGGATCGTTCGGGCTCTTGCTCCTGATTATCGGCTTTTGGCCAGTCATGAAATCTCTCCGGGAGAAAGCGTCTTAGATGTAACAAAAAAGACTATTGAAGTGGGAGAAACGAGAGAGTCTTTAGAGGCTATCCCTTCCCTTCTTTTTCAGGTGGGCCATTTGTTGTTGAGAAAAGATCCCGTCTTTGGGCTTTTGTTTGGAGACGACATTTCCTCATGGCGTGATACCGAAGAAGACTTGATTGAAGAACTCGCTGATTTAGGAGTAAAAGCCGATAAATCTGCGGTCAGATGGGCGACTTCCATCTTCCAGTCTTATTGGTCTTTGCCTTATGCTCAGGCTTCTGAATTGATCGGTCAGTATGCCTGGACGCGGAGTGAGTGGAAGGAATATTTTTCATCTCACTAGGTATTTTATTCCTTGTACTTATGTAAAATTTAGGTAAAAATTTAATCATATCGGTTGTATGGACATGAGGGAGATGGGGAATGTCGCTGGCATGGAGGCTTCAGCGATTCCTTGACAAGCATGGCGTGACGTATTCGTCAAGTAAACGTGCATTTGTCACGGATTGCTTGAGCCCGTCTTGCGGCAAGGAACAGCACTGCTATATCTGGAAAAACGATGGCGCCGCCATCTGCTTCCGTTGTGGAGGTAAGTGGTCTTGGCGCCGGGTCGTTTCAATCATCGCCAATTGTCACATTCAAGATTCTTATTCCACTTTTTTTGGATCAGGGGCAGGAGATTCTGGTGTTGAAAGACTTGAAGTCATCCTTGATGATCCAGAGGAATTTTCTCTAGAAAAAGGAGAACCAGAAATTTCTCTTGGTCCAGACTTTGTTTCGGTTCATCTCTCACCGAGAGGGCTTTCTTATTTAGCCAAGCGGAATGCTTGTGATCCAGAAATTATTTACTCTTATGATCTTCGGTATCACGCCATGATGGATGCGGTGGTCTTTCCGATTAAGAAAAACTCTAAAATTTACGGCTGGCAAGCCAGAAGAATTGAGCCAAAAGAGGGTGAACTTCGCTTAATTTCTCACATGTTTTCTAAATCAAAATTCTTACTTAATTGGGATTTTGCGAAAACTAGCGAAAAAGTTGTTCTAGTTGAGGGGCCATTTGATTGTGTGAGTGTGGACAAGAGATCACATGGATTTTCTGGGGTGGCAAGTCTTGGGAAGGGCGTGAGTCGTGATCAAATTAAGTTAGTTGTCGATCTGCCGGCGCAAGATATTTATTTAGGGTTAGATCCCGATGCCGCTGAAGAAGTCTATGAGGTAGTGAAAAGGATCGGATTGGGAAAAAGAATTTATCGAGTTTTACCGCCAAACGGGAGGAAAGATTTTGGTGAGTGCTCTCATGAAGAAACCATTGAGGCGCTTTATTCGTCGAGGCCCATTACCGGGCCATCAGATTTTTTAGAGGTTTATTTTAAATAAGATTGAGGTCATTTTATGAACCAAGATAAAGACAAGGATGTCTTTTTTGTTCCAAAAAGAACCAGACAAAAGAAAAAGCAAAAGAGATTGCTTTGGCAGTGGAGGGTAAATTCTAAGCCTCCTTCCGAACGGCAGTCTTTTTTAAAGCACACAAGACGGATGCAGCGATATGCTGAGCGTGGGCAACTTCGTAACAATAAGTTTTTCTGTAAAGCCGGGCAACTGATCACTCAAGAACGGGTCGATCGCTACGAACCCATGTGTCATTTCATGGTGAGAAAATTCTATCCGGTGCTTTCTCTTCGCGATACCGGGTATTCTTACGATGATTTTGTGAATCAATGTCGGGTCGAGGTTTTTTTGGCTATTTTAAATGGATTTGATCCGTTTAAGGTGATGGATCATCGAGAGCGCTCCAAAGAACAAATGGAACTTGAGATTCGGAAATTGGAACAAAGTATTGTTTATGGAAGGCTTCGTGACTATCTGCGGCGTTCTTCTTGGAAGTATCATCCCGAGCAATTAGGGGGAATCACTTGGAGCATCGATCAATTGCTTGACCGTGAATCCGAGAACGGACACAATATTGAATATCGCTATTCGCTTTATACCGAGAGCAACGTGGATCCATTGGGGTCTTCTTTTAGGATGGAAGTCCAAAAGGATCAATTGCTTGAGATCTTGGAAAAACAGGGTCCAGAAGCCGTTAAAAAGGCTTTTTTTGAATTGGATCGTGATTCTAGGGACACGATAAAAGATATCCTTTTCCGAGAATCTGAGAATCGTTGGACTGAATTAAGCACTTTTTGATCGGAGGATCGATACAATTAGGAGTGATTGTAGTACGTTTTCAGGTTCCAGAACTTCACGATGGGCATCGAAAACTCATCGAACACATCCGCGATCAGCACGGCCAGGTTTTGGTTCTATTGGGCTGTTCACAAGTCCTAGGCTCTAAGCGTCATCCCTTGGATTATCCGACACGAGAGAAGATGCTTAAGGCGGCTTATTCAGACATTTTGGTCGCTCCATTGGCGGATATGCCGACCGATGATTCTTGGTCTCAGCAACTCGATTCCATCGTACAATTGGCCTGCCCGATTGGGAGAGTGGTTCTTTATGGAGGGCGTGATTCTTTTATTCCGCATTATAAAGGAAAGTATCCTACTCATGAGATCGAACTCGAATATTCCACAAGCGGGACGGAATTGAGGAGAATCACGGCCAATCGGATTCGGGTTTCAGCCGATTTTCGGGCCGGAGTAATTTACGCTTACGCGAATACTTATCAGCGAGTTTTTCCAACGGTTGATATCGCCATTATCCGTGATGGCAAAGTCCTTTTGGGGAAAAAACCCAATAATACTCTTTGGTGTTTTCCTGGAGGATTTGTCGATCAATCAGATGAACGATTAGAAGACGCTGCTGCCAGAGAAGCCGAAGAAGAAACCGGTGTTCATGTTTATGATCTTGAATATGTTTGCAGCCATCGGAATCGGGATTGGCGCTATCGGCATGCTGATGATGGGGTAATTACGACTGTACTGTTCGCTACGACCTTATTCGACGGAGTTCCGAAAGCCGGAGACGATCTTCAAGAAGTCTCATGGTTTCCGGTGTCTCATGAGTCGATTCCCAATCTGGTCGATACCCACAAAGAATTGTTTCAGGAACTTATTCAAAAATATTCTTGCTCAAAGGAAACGGCAATATAATCCCAAGGATTCTGTTGGCAGATGCCTATACGGTTGGAAGTGGTCCCCATGTATCTTCAAAGGCCAAAGAATACTCGGCTTATCAGGTGATCTTCCGTAAGCGACCTGAATGGATGGAGATCTTGGGATGTGAGTCTCGTTTTATTTTTCACGGTCTGCAAAGAATTTTAGTTGATCTTTTTAGCAAGCCAGTTACCATGGAAGAGGTAGAAGAAGCGGATCGGTTTTTATCGACCTTCCATGCGGGCGCGCTCCCGTTTAAATACGACCGTACGATTTGGGATCGCGTTGTTACTGAGAAAAAAGGTTTAATACCCATAAGGATATGGGCGATGAAAGACGGAGCAACTTGCCTGCCGGGCGAGCCTGTCATTCAAATCGAAGCCAAGGATGGTTTTGGGGAGTTTGCTGGCTATTTCGAGAGCAAACTCCTTCAAGTTTGGGCACCCAGTGAGCGCGCCACCCTTATGCGGCACTGGTTAGATTATAACCGCAAATTAGTCAAGGAGCATTCGCCAGGATATTTAAGTGAAAATGACTTAAATATCCTGGCCGCCTTGATGACACATGATTTTGGCGATCGTGCCGGATCCTGCCCTCAAGAAAGTGAAGTTCTGGGACTGGCTCATTTGACCAGTCATTTTGGGACCGACACAACGGTTGCTGCCTATCTTGCCTGGAAAGCCTCGGGTGAAACCCCTTGGGGATGTTCGATTAAGGCTTTGGCTCACCGCATTGTTCAGGGATTCGATGAAGAAGAAGATTCCTATCTTGCCCTTTATTACGCCGAGCCCAATACATTCACTTCTCATGTCGCGGATTGTTACAATTTTTATACCGCAGTGGATTCTTATCTAGTTCCTCTCGCCAAAAAAGCAAAGGAGACGGGAGGAGTCATTGTCGCTCGTCCGGATTCAGGAGATCCTCTGGAGCAAATTCTCTATGTTTTGGAGGCCGCAGTTGATGCTGGGCTTTATGTAAAAAACTCAAATGGCCTGATCAGTATGACCTGTTTACGCGCGATCCAGGGCGATGGGATGACATTTAAGTCTATTTTAGAGATCAATGAGGCTCTTTTGAAAAAGGGGTTTAATCCTGCCGGATGCTTGGTCTATGGCATCGGCGGATATTTAAGGAATTGCCTCAGTCGAGACAACTTCGGGGCAACTATGAAGTTGTGTGCGGTGGGAGAGCAAAAGCGTCCGGTGATGAAATTCAGCCACACGCCTGGGAAGGGTTCGGTGCCTGGATTGGTTAAAATCGTCCGGGAACTGAGTGATCGGCACGAACTTCTTCCGACGGTTCGATCAATAGATGAATCAGGACAAGATGAATTGGTGCTTTGGTTTGATGGTATAGATGGCAGCGGTTTATGTTACCGGGAAGACTTTAGAGAAGTTAGGAATCGCGTCCGAGAGGAGTTCCACTCGTTTCCGATGCCTAAGGAAATTTTCAGTTCCAAGATTAAAACGATGAAAAGGGATCTTCACGCTCGATACGTTCATGGAAATTGAAATAATGAAAGAGATCAAGATTTATAGCAAAAAATTTGGTGAATTTTCTGTCCTTATTGATGATGAAGATTATGATCGTTTAATGAGATGGACATGGCATATTGTAAAATGGCCAAGAGGCATTTACGCAAGGCGTCATTCTGATATTGATGGGGTAAGAAAGTTCGTTTTAATGCATAGAGAAATTTTTGGAGTCACGGATCCAAACGTTTTTCTGGATCACAAAGACCGCAATGGTTTGAATAATCAAAAATCCAATTTGAGAATCGCAACACGGGCAGAGAATGCGAGGAATTCTAGGAAACGCCAGGATTCTGCTTCCAAATATAAGGGTGTTTGCTGGTCTAAGGCTGATAAAAAATGGAAAGCAGTTATTTGCTATACAGCCGGTAGATGGAAAACGAAGCATTTAGGTATATTTATCTTAGAAGAAGATGCTGCTCACGCTTATGATCGAGCGGCGAGAGAATTGTTTGGAGAGTATGCTAGTTTAAATTTTCCTAAGGAAGGGGAACAATCATGCGTGATAGCCAAGGAAAGTACGTCCTAACGAGATATATGAGACTAACCGGCACTCTTTTAAAGGGTGTTGGTCATACAAAAGAAGAGGCTCATCAATCCCTCCACTCTGAGATAAAAAAATACAATGAAGGGATGCAACTCGGGATTATTTTGATACCGACCGGCGAAAAGATAAAATCGCCGGGATTGGTAGAAATGCGAACTCCGTCGGGACGGATTGTTTTGAAGCAAGACGATCGCCGTGAAGTCCCTGTGATGGCTCGCCCCGATTTGGCCAAGTATATCCAAGGCGGAAGGAAAGAGAATATCGTTCGCGAAACGCGGCAGATCCGCCGGGCGAGAACGCGGTAATGACGCTTCCTAACGAGCGCACCCGCGCGATCAGGAACGCGAGAGTCTTCCTTCGCTCACTCCTAGATCCTAAACAAACTTCGCGAGTACCCAAAGAGATCCGTCGCCAGGCGTATTGGTGTCTTCGTCACTTTCCAACCGAGTTCGATATGGACGTATTGGTGAAGGGTAAAGTTCCTGCTGTTTTTGGGGAGATCGAAAAGGAACCCGATGAAGTGTCCAACTGATCTTCAACTTCTTCCGCTCCATACCCACACCAGTTATTCCGTGCTCGATGGAGCAAGCGGGATTGATGACTATATTGATTGGTGTAAGGAAAATGGCGCTTCTGCTTTAGGGATTACTGATCATGGATGGATGATCGGTCTTTTGGACCTTATTAAGAAGAGCCAGGCAGCCGGAATTACGCCACTTCCGGGTGTTGAATTTTACGTTTGTCCTGAAAAGAATTACCAATTTGTAGGCAAACCTTACGATTATTACCATATCACTGCGTGGGCGACGAATGACGTGGGATATCGAAATCTTCTTCGTTTGGGCTCAATTTCTTTTGATGAAAAACTTCCGGATGGGTCAAAACGAGTTGTTAAAAAGGTTGGATCGGAAAAACCGAGAATCACTTTTAATGAATTGTTTCAGTATCATGAAGGATTGGTTCTGGGTTCTGGGTGCCTGATCGGCGCAATTAATAAATCTCTTTTACAAGGTGAATATGATGGCGCGGAGCAAAACCTTATTAAATTGCTCGATGTATTTAAGGGGCGCTTTTATTTAGAGGTCATGCCGCATTGTGTAACTCATAATTATGACCGAAAATTGAAAAAGTTTATCCAGAATGAATGCACTGATTTTTCTCCTGAAGGAGACCTTCAAAAGGCATGCAATCTTCGCAATATTGATTTTGCTGCAAAGTATCATCTTCCTCTTTTGTTGACAATTGATTCTCATTTTGTTTCTCCAGAGCAAAAGGCGGTTCAAGACGTTCTTTTACAAAACGGAGATCCCGATGGTTGGAGGTTTTATAATTCTTACCACATGATGACGACCCAAGAAGCATGGGAACACTGGTCAAAACACATTGGGAGCGGCAAGAAAGAGTCGTCTCTTTTTTTAGAGGCGGTTCAATCCAACCATGAAATCGCCGATCGGGCTAAGGGATTTCAAATCCAGGACGAATTTAAGCAGCCTGAAATCTCTTTGCCTGTAGAGATTGAGACTGCACAGATTCCTGATGCTGATAAATTTAAAGTTCTTTTGATGAAAAGAGTTCAAGAGAACGGAAGGATGGATTGGAATGATCCGAAATATGTTGGCCGGCTGTCTAAAGAAATTACGATTATCTGCGATAATGGGATTATTGATTTCTCTCGGTACTTTTTGTTCTTGGAGTTTTGGGGTCGGTGGACTCGTGATCACTCTATTTTATCTGCTCCCGGTCGCGGGTCTGGGGCTGGCAGTTTGTTATGTTATTTATTGAAAATTACGCATCTTAATCCTTTTGATCTAAACCTGCCCTTTGAGCGGTTTCTGTCAATGGGAAGGTTAAAACGCGGGAAGTTCCCAGATATTGATTGGGATTTGGGTCAACGAGATCTTTTGATCGCAAAACTTTCGGAAACTTATGGTAATCAATTCGCTCAATGTTCAACTCATGGAACGCTGAAGATTAAGTCAGCGATTAAGGACGCTTGCCGCGTCCTTTTGGGAATGAATTCTCAAGATCCTAAAGTTGATGCAGTAACCAAAACCATCCCCAATACACCGACTGGTGTTGCTGATGAGGATTTTTTGGTGGGATATACCGATGCCGAAGGGCATATCCATCAAGGACATCTTGATCAAAATCCAGTGCTGAAAAAGTTCTTTCAGGAATATGACGATGTATTCCGCATGGTCCTGAAATTGTTGGGGATACCGCGAAGCGTTGGGAGGCATGCGTCGGCTTTTTTTATTTCAGATCGTCCGATTTGGGAATCGGTTCCGACCTGCAATATCGGCGGTAATATTGTTACTCAATACACGGCGGTTCCGAGCGAGAAGGCTGGTTTAATCAAATTCGATTTTCTCAGAGTAAATACTCTTTCGGATATTTCGGCGTGTGTTCGCCTCGTACAAAAACGTTTAGGCTATAAAGTAAATCGCGACAAAATAACGATCCAATCGGAGAGTTTTGATATTTGGCAAGGTGACCTGGGTGTTGACCAGGTTCCAATGCCGGATGGAAAAATCCTCGATATTTATCAATTACCCGCAGAAGAAGCCGTTTTTAAAGATTTTGATTTAGGCAAAACTGAAACTGTTTTTCAAATGAATACTCCTCTTCTTACCGCATTCTGTAAACGAATTCGTCCGCGCTCTCTTAAAGATTTGAGCGCGATTGTCGCCTTAGTGCGACCTGGACCCTTGACGGCTGATACTGGCATCCCTAATCCGGAAGAAGGCTCTTATACCATGACGGAAGCGTTCATCGCTCGTCGTGATGGCAAATTAGGCGAGAGTTATGTCCATCCTGGCCTTGAGCCCATTTTAAAAGAGACCTATGGGGTTGCGGTCTATCAGGAGCAACTCCAACAAATTTTCTCAGACCTCGCGGGCTATTCTCCCGAAGAAGCCGATCAAATCAGAGAACTGATTGCAAAAAAGAAAAAGCAGGACATGGAAAAAACTCTTCCAGAGATCCGCAAGCGCCTTCATGAGCGAAATTGGACGGAAGCGCAGATTAAAGTTTTAATCGATTTGTGCGTTGCGTCGGCAAGTTATTCTTTCAATAAAGCGCACTCCGCTAGTTATGCAACTGTTGCGTATCAATGCATGTTCCTGAAGCATTACTATCCCCTGGAGTGGTGGACGGCTGTTCTTCAAAACGCAAAGACCGATGATATTCGAGACAAAGGCTACGCTTACGCGATTAAGGACTTGCTTGTTTTGCCTCACGTTAATGGCCCAACGGATACCTTCGAATTGCGAGATGGGAAAGTTCATGCGCCCCTTTATTTGATTGACGGCATTGGTGATTCGGCATGTCAAAGTATTCGAAATGCCAGACAGGCGGGCGGCGATTTTAAGAGTTTTCAAGATTTCTATGACCGAATCGATAAACAAGCCGTGGATCAAAAGATCATGCATGCTCTTGTCTTATGTGGCGCCTTTGATCCGATCGCGACTGCTAAACCCAAAGAACTATTGTGGCTCTATCATGCGTTTAGGCGCGTAGAAGATTTGAAGATCGGTCGTGGAAAAAGGGGACAAGAACTTTTTGCAGCGGTTGAGGCCTATCTCAAATCGGGGAAGAAGGTCGATGTCCCGATTCTTTATTCGGACGATGTCGAACTTGAGATTTTAAGACTACAACTCCTCCCCATTTATCGGATGGATGTTCACGACTATTTTAAAGATTTATTGATGAAGAAATACTTCCTTTATGATGACACGGGAAGAATTTCGGGCCGGATTAATAATGAAACAATTCGTGTAATTCGGAATTTAAGACAAATTCCCACACTAAAGACTCCTCAAGTGGGATGGGTTGGTCTTGTCCAGAAGCACGAAGAATTTAGGTATAAGGACAAAAAAACCAACCAGCAAGTAACTGCCCTTCGATGTCAGATCGTTAATGACGGGGATTCCCTGGAATGCATACTCTGGCCTGATTTGTACGCCAAAATTGGGGCGCCTAAGGACGGAAAGATAATTTTCGTAAAAGGTATATTAAGAGAAAGCCGAGAACCTGGAAAGTGGTCTTTATCGGTCCAGGCAATCAATCAATTTTGAAGGGCGACATCAATGGACCAAAATCGTTTTAATGAGTTACTTCGTTTGGTGGAGAGATCCATCTTTCATTCGGAATTGAAGAATGGATACGTGATTTCGGGTGTTCATGTCAATTTGCCGGTGAATGGCAATATGGATTACATGTTTTTGCTTGAGAGGCGGATGATTTGTGAGACCGCGCGGGATGCAAGAATGGAAGAACAAGCCTCAGCCAAAATATTGGCGCATCAATTGGCTTATATTCTTGAAAAAGAAGATCGCTTAGATAAGCCGGTTTTTCAAAACAATGAAGATGGGGACCGAATTCAAATTGGTGTTTCCGTCATCATTTTAGACCGTAGTCGAATTGATTTTCCTAAGTTTATTGAGACACAAACGGAAGTTTATCTAAATTGCAGCAAGGAGATCTCTCGTGAAAAAACCGGCTAATATAAAAAAATTGGTTGCCGTCGCTTATGACCACAGTTTGGAGCAAGAACAGATTCAGGGGATAATTTCTGGCCTCACTCCTCATGCCGCGTCTATTTTCCCTATTGAGCAATTGGTTTTGGACGCATTGTCTAAGTCAATTGGAAGATCACTTGATCATCCCTTTAAAACCCCTCTCGTTGTGAATGATTCGCATGTGAGGCACTTCTTCTCAAAACTGAGTTTAGGCATTCGCCCCGTTCAGAACTTTGTAGGAAAGGTATTGGGCACGCCAGCAGAGGCTATTTATTTTTTCATTTATTATGTGGGAGTTCAGTCCTTTGGTGAATATTGGCTTCTTGATCAATTGGTTTCGTATTTCGAAGATCAAAAGGATGGAATTCATATTGTCACCAATGTTGGTGCCAATGAAATTTTAGAACTTAAGCGACTGTTAGGAAAACAGTTCGTCACAATATTTGTGGGTGAAGATCCGGATAAAGTGAAGTCCGATTATTTTCTAAAACCCAATTCAAGTGCAGGGGCTATCAAGAAGGTGGCCAAAGCAATCATGGAAAAAACTAACCAAATAGAGATGAGGAGACAAGTAAATGAGTGATTTAAATAACTTAAATTTGAGTTTTAATATCGATGGTATCGAGAATTCTTCCGGTAATTTTGTAAGACGCCGAGAGAGGATTAAGGACGGGGTTTCCTGTTACCGAATTCTCCCTCCCTTTGGAACGAATCATGGTGGATCTTTGTTTCATAAGTACACCATGCATTGGGGATTTATTGGGAACAATGGAAAAGAGAGAAGCGTTGGCTGTTCCTATCCACATGAGGGTTTTTGCCCGGTTTGTGCTCAAGTCAGACAGGCTGAGGATGAATTGAAGCGTGCTGAGGCTAATGGGAATGATTCTTCAGCAAAAGAACTCAAGGAATATATTTCAAAGTTTCGCGCCCGTCGTTTCTGGCTCTACAATGCCGTGACTTCAGATGGTCGAGTTGTGATGCTTGAACTTGGTAAAACTGCCCATGATGCCTTGGCGAAGAAGATCCTAGAGGCTTGTCGTCGCAAGGTGGGCGCTTTTGATCCGGTTTCTCTTGAAAGTGGCGTTTGGTTTGAATTTACTCGGACTGGCAAGATGTTTGATACCGAATATTCGGTTGATTTCAAGAAAACTTCGGTCACTTTGGAAGATGGAAGTGTTGCGGATAAACCCGATCGTTCGCCGCTCCCTCCGGAACTTTTGGCTCAAATCCGAGAAGAGTTGAAGAATTCTGGCGAGGTCCAATATGGAAGCCTCATGCAGGATATTCATACTGCACATGATCCTGTAACCGCAATTGAATTAAAGAAGATGCTAAATGGTGGGGAATCTGCCGAGCAGCCTGCAAAAGCGCCGGCTGTTTCTAATAAGGTGGGTGACATCCAGTCTGAAATTGATCGTTTGAATCTTCTTAAGGCAACAAACGTCTAAGATCGACTCCCTGAATTGGGCCGGCTCTTTATGGGTCGGCCTCTTTCTAAATCAACTCTTATTGGAACCCGATTATGGCGGATCTTCGCGAAACACTTTCTCGTTTCATTGATCTTCTTCAAATATCTGAAGAAAAGAAGATGGTCACCCCGGATGAGGCAGAGTTCCGGGCTATTGAGTTTCTCCGGGCATGCTCCTATGTGGCCCATATGCGGCATCTATTCTCAAATCAGCATGTCGGTGCGGTTGCCGAGCAAAGTACGGCTTATAAATTGGCTATTATTCGGGCTGAAGGGAAGAACATCACTGAACGAAAGGTCATTGCCGAAGCCGATCCTGAATATGTTTTAGCGACAAAGAAGGCGGCAGAACTTCAGAACGATATCGATTTTTTAAGACAGCATTACGACATTTTTAATAACGCTCACATTTTATACCGACAAATTTACTCTCAGATTCAAAAGGAGATTCGTAGCAATGGCATTTAACATGGCTGAAATAGCAGAAACGCTCAAAAAGAAACTGAGTAAAACGGACCCGGATTTGGCTAAATGTATCGGAATTGGATCGGATCTTCCTGACCCAAAGTCGGGTGAATGTATTGAAATGCCGGAATGGTGGCAAGCGGCGACTAATACTCGTGGGATTTATCTTGGGAGGATCACGATGATTGCCGGAGATTCTGATTCAGGTAAAACTTCCGCAGCCATTGTCGCTATGAAAGCAGCACAGTCTCAGGGTTATGGAATTATTTACGTTGAGACCGAAGGAAAGACGACGACTCATGATCTTCAAGAATGGGGAGTAGATCCTACTCAGATTTGTCTGATTAAGGATGGGCGAGCCGAATATGCTTTTGAGGCCATGTTTCAGACGATTGATGCCGCACAAGGACTCAATCCCGATGGTAAATTGTTGGTCGTTTTTGACTCAATTGGAAATACGGTTGGGTTGCATGATGCCGAGATGAATATGGTGACCCATTCTCAGCAGCCTGGAAGTAAGGGGAAGATTAATCGCCTGGGCTTGAATAAAATGGTCATTAAAAGAGACGAAGGAAACATCGCTTTTTTGATCGTGAATTACACTTATGATAATATCGGGTCTCATGGGAAAACGAATGCCGGAGGAAAGGCGGTCAACTTATTTTCTTCACTTACTTATCAAACGAGTCGTGTGAAGTGGTTAGAAAAAACTGTTGATGGAGAGAAGGTCAGGAAGGGCGCGATCGTAAAGTGGCAGTTATTCAAGAACCATATTGATAAAATGAACCCTGGCCGTAAAGATTTCTTTTTGAAGATCACTTCGGATGGGATCGAATTGGTAGACGACGCCAATGGGACTTAAGAGTTTAATCGTTGGAGATCCCCATCTTCAAATCCAGCGCATTGATGACGGAAGAAAGTTCATTGAGCGGTTATACGATTTGTCGATTCAGCATGAAACGCTGATTTTACTTGGAGATCTCTTTCATACGTTTGCAGTGGTGAGGAGTGAGATTTTAAGCCTTTGGAATGAGTTTTTCCAACATGTTCACAACAAAACCCAAGTGATCACGCTTGTCGGTAATCATGATTTTGCAGGTCAAAGCGGCGGAAGTCATGCCCTTGAGGTCTTTAAAGGAAAGATTCAAGTTGTGGATAGTAAAATTCCCTCTTGTTTCGCTGGAGTCTATTTTCTTCCTTTTTTTAGAGATAGTAAGGAATTTGAATTGGCTTGTCGGTCTTTACCGAAGCAGTCTGTTCTTTTCTGTCATCAATCATTTACAGGGGCGACTTTTGAAAATGGGTATTTTGATCCCCATGGAGTTGATCCTGGATGCGTTGCCCATTTGGGGGCTGTGATCTCGGGTCATGTTCATAAGCGTCAGCAAATTCAAAATGTTTGGTATCCTGGTACGCCTTTTCAGCACAGTTTTGGTGAAGCGGGTCAAGAAAAGCGGGTATTTACGATCCATTTAAGCCAAACAGGATACACCTTAATTAAGGAGCATGATTTGGACATGCCTCGATTTGAGGTGATTCAGCCTCAAGACATTTCCAAACCGCTCGTGGATTCCTTACTTGAGGCTTTGCCGAATCCCAATCCTAAGAGTTCTTATAAAATCATGGGCCGAGGGACTCCGATGGAGATCGCCGAATTTTGGAAGACTCCGAAAGCCAAGGCTCTCCGTTCTGGGTCAAGACGGGTAGTGGATGCGCTGATACCGGAAAGAGGCGCAGTGAATATCCCAGGAAATCATGGAAAGACAAAACGTGAAAAACTTGAATCCTTTATACAAGGAAAGAAATGGAGAACGCCAGTCGAGCGACTTATTGTCTCCGCAGGAAGCCTTATTTTTGAATGAGACTTCTCAGCAATGGTTGGCCGAACAATGGCTGGTCAGTGCCGGAGTCATCCCAGAAAGCGCGATTGATACGCTTCTTCTTTATGCATACTCCCAAAAAGGCGTTTATCACAAAGGCGTCGTTCTTGAGATTGATCGCGATGATGCTAATAACGGCAAGAATCCTAAAGTAACCTATAAAATAAAATTAGAACCAGGCGCCCTTCTTAAATGGAAAGCCTTAAATAAGGTTCAGCAAACGATCAAAAACCCCACATTAAAAAAGGCGGCCTTTTTGGCATTGGCGAAGGCCGGGGCTCCTTACGGGATAGAAGAAAATATTAAGGTTTTGGCAAAAGAATATTTGCCGCCTCAATATCAGGTGGAAGTGCATGTCATCGAATAATCAAATTCCCGATCTTGTAAAAAAGGGGCTCACTGAAGAAGAGGCTAAACTCCTTTCGAATTGGATTGAGGACGGGAAACCGGGGCTCGCTAAATACAAAGCCGAACGCTTAGGCGAGATTTATTGCTTGGGCTATTCTTGCGAAGACATTAAGCGATGGTTCCCAGAATATCCAATCGAAGTTCTTTTATGGGCAAAGATCTCTTATAACTGGGACGACACTCGCGCCCAATACCGTAAAGTCGTGCAGCAAGAGACCTTAAACGCGGCTCTTTCCGCTAGGATGGAAAGTATTCGATTTTTGGCGGATGTAATCACGGCGACTCACGTTAAGTATCGAAAAGAAATTCTTAATTTTATTGCAGATCCAGACAAGAATGAGGCCCCTAAAAAGATCATTCCCGACAATATTCATTCTTATGGCTACTTGATCAGCATGTTGAAGGAGATCACTTCTCCTGTTCAAGATAAAAACTTGACTGACAAATCGACTCCTCTTGTCTCGGTGACTGTGAATAATCAAGATAAGCCCGAAATCGTTCTTACCCAAAACGGGGCTGATGACATTAAGAAAGCCTTAATGGCAGAGGCGGATAAGAAATGAGCAACATCAGCGAACTGCAAATGCTTATGAGTCCTTGCGGGGATCCGGAGCATCTTAAGGCATGGATTAAAAGATATACAGGTCTTGATTTTCCGAATCAGACCATTTCTCGTTTTTCAAACAGCAATCCTTTAGATTTTGTTTGGAGAGTCTATCGCGCGATTATGGACGGAGATTCTGCGGGATTTTTGGCTGTTGCAGGTCGAGATTCAATGAAAACTTTGAGCCTTTCGATCATCGATCTTTTATCCTTTCTTCACGATTGCCGAAATACGGTTCATATCGCGATGACGACTCAACAGGCATCTCGTGCCAGAAACTATCTAGAAAAATTCATCAATAAGGAACTCTTGATTCGGCAATCGATTACTAAACAAAATACGAGAGAAATCAGGCTTAATATTAACGGTGAAGATGTTGGCCTTGAAGTCCTTCCGGCAACCCCTAAAGCCGTGCAAGGCGCGCATTGCTCTCTTTTGACTTTTGACGAGTTGGCTTCTTCTATGGAGCCTTCGAATATTCGGGCCTATGCGGATGCTCACGGTATCGTGGGAAGTTCAACCAAAGGCAAGCCCGGCGTTATTGTGAAGATTACTTCCCGCCAAAAGGGGCATTCTCTGGCCGAGCAAGAACTCAGAGATGCTGCCAAAACCGGAATTGAGGTTTTGAAATGGACCACATTAGACTCTACCGAACGATGTCCGGATGAGCGATCCGGGACTATTCCGACTCCTCTTTATGTCCATCCTCTGAAAGGGACTAAATTTACTGAACAAGAATTCATGGGTCTTCCTGCCGGAAAAACGGACGGGTTTCAGCGGACCGATGACACTTTTGATAAATGCCGAGAGTGTCCAATTGCGGCATTCTGTTTGGGTGATCTTAAGAAACAAAAAAGTAAGAGCGTTTTGTTAAGAAAAATCGATGACGTAATTAACAAAATCCGAATGTCTGGTTCATGGGACTGGGGTGTTGCCCAAATTATGTCCATGAAACCTTCTTCGGAAGGACTCATTTACTTTGAGTTTGATCGTCAAATCCATGTTCCGGGATGGGACATCATGTGGAAAGTTTTAACGGGTGAGGAAAACCCTTTTGCTAATCGAGATTCTTTTATTGCTGAACTTAAAAGACGGCGAGCGACTTTTTATGCTGGAGTGGACTGGGGTTGGTCAAGTCCTTCGACTTGCGTGGTGATGGCAGTCGATCGGCGAGAGTATTGTTATATTATCGACGCGGTTGGTCGAACTTTTACTCCAGATCCAGAATTCATTGAACTCATTCGAACAACCGTTCACCGACAATATGATATTCAAATGTATTGCCCTGATTTGGCGAATGGCTCTGGAAATGCGCTTTTAAAGCAAGCCGGACTTCCTACGACTGATGAAATCGATAAATCTATCCCATTGGGCTTAAACCTCGTTAAGGGGCTTTTGAGGATTCCGGGGACCAATGGGCAATCAAGAATCTTTTTGGCACCCGATCTCCAAAGTAATATTCCTGGTATTCCAGGGATTATTGAAGAATTCGAAATTTATAAGAAGAAACAGGATCCGACCGGCAAGATCCTGGACAACGAACCCCCGGAAGAGGGCAATGACCACTATCTGGATCCCCTTCGTTATATGATTTGGTGGCTTTTTGGAAGAATGAGAATGAAAGTCGGTTCTGATTTTCATACCCCGACCACTGGACGCACTGAGTCAAACATCCCTTCTTTAGATCAAATCGCCAGAGAACATGGCCTTCAGTTCATGGATAACCGGGAGCCCGGACAGGTCGATTCGGACGGAGAAGGCTTTAAACCAAGCGGGCCATTGTGGAGTTGGACTTGATTATAAATATTCCGGCTTACAATCCTAACAGGAGATTGCAATGTCACTGATTAATGTTTCTTTAAATTTGGTCTGTTATGCAGATGCCTTAAAGACTGTGAATCCTTCTGTGAAGTTTACGGATCTGAAATGGTCGATGTTGGGAATGCCCACTGACTCTCCTCAAATGGTTCCGGTGACTCTTTCTCCAGGAGAAACAAAGGCCATCATGTCGGTGACGCGCTCGATTAGTTTTAACGGAGCGACTTCGTTTAGTATTGCGCAAGTACCGGGTTCTTCTGATGTTCAACTCCAGGCGTCTTTGGAACAGCGAACGGGAAGACTCGATGGTGATGGAACTACTGAATGGCAAATCATTAAGACGAATTCGATAATCCAGGCAAAATTTAGCGGTACAGGGACCGCCCCGACTTTTGCCAGCATTCAAATCGGAGACGGAGTGACCCTTGGATCTCCTTTCAACACCTTCAACCAAGGAGATTTTGTCATAGTAAATAAGGGCTCGGATTATATCGAGTTTGTAAATCCAATTGGGATGGCAGAAACGGTTGTGGGTCAAGTCGATGTTTACTCCAGTGGCCCAGTTCAGGTGGGAGATGTTTTAGACATTAGCAATTCTAATTTTAGTTTTCCTAATCAAGGTCAATTTAAAATCACCCGAGTCACTGATGAATTCGTTCAGTTTTCAAATCCAGCCGCAATTGAAGAAACGATTTCAGGAATTACGACCGGAGTAGTCATCTATCCAGAGGCCATCAAATGGATGCTTTTGGCGATTGATCATGTGGTGAGTGCCCAATTCAACGGGGACTCGGGAAGTGGTGTTGTAATTGAGCCTCCCGTGAATGGTGATCTTGCAGGAAACCCTGGAATACTTTTGAAGCGTGGAAAGATTTATCAACTCAACCTTTTTAATCCGGGAATCAATGTGGCTACCGGCTTTGTCTTTTTTGCGGAATAAATGGAAAGAACCATTGTGTCTCTTGATCTCTCAACAAAGTCTGGAATCGCGCGCTTTCATATCAAAGATGGCGACATTAAAAGCCTTCATTTTGAGACCTTGTTTCCGAAAAAGCAGATCAAAGAGTACGGAAAATATCCTTTTAATTACACCGATTTTGCCAAAGACGTTGGTATTAGGATCGTTTCTGAAGTTTCACTGATTCAGGTTAATCATCCTGACGTGGAAGTGGTGATCGAAGAGGTCACAGCCGGTAAGAACCCATATTCCCAAAAGATACTGGATTTTATCCATTATGCTGTTCTTACGGGGTTACAGTCCAAAAAAGTTAGGGTCAGTTATATCCGAACTGGTATTTGGCGCTCGAAAGTTGGGGCTAACCTCAATGACGAAGAAAAAAGACTCAACGTTAAAATCTCCAGAATCAAAAAACAGACCGGTCAACGGCTCGCCAAAATCGATGGCAAAGTGGTTGGAAAAATTACCCGTAAGCATGCGGCGTTGCGATGTTTTAAGGAACATTTTGGTTACGAACTTCCTCTAAATATGAACGATGCCTGTGATGCCGTTTTGATCGGGCTTGCCTACATCAGAGGGTGCTCCCTTTGTGATGGGACGTTGTTTGGCGGAACGGGGAGTGAAGAAAAATGAGTATCATTAACCAAATCACAGGAGTCATTGAACAGCAACTTGATGACCGATTGGCGGAATATAATCTCCCTGAAAGCGGCGAACCCCTTGAAAAACGGTTGAAAGAAGACGGTTACGGGCGAAAGGGTCTGATTTTCGATCCGTTCACTGATGTTGGATATTCTGGGGGAGTTTATAAGCCAAGAGGTGCGGGATCAGGATTTATATCAAATCTGATCCTAAAACTGATTTCTCGCCGAGATCCCATTGTTTCAACGATCCTTCATACCCGAGCCACTCAGGTCGCTGCATTTTGTAGGATGCCTTCGAATCGTTTTGATACCGGCATTGAGGTCAAACCTCGGGACGGCGTAGTGGAAGGTAATGCCGAAGAAGTCAAAGAGATTGAAGAATTTATTTTAAATACAGGCCGAACCGATAATCGATCCAAGGACGATACGCTGACATTGGATCAGTTGGCATATGCCCTTGCCTTTGACATGCTTACATATGGACATTGCACGATTGAAAAGGTTCACGATATGGAAGGTAATCTTTACGCCTTCTTGCCTCTTCCGGCTGAGACGATTTATTACGCTAATAAAAAACTAATCGATAAAAACACCATTCAAAATACGATCGATTCCTATAAAGAAGCATATCGAAAAATGAATGGTGAAGATCTAGGCCAAGATTTTGAAAGCCCAGAACACGATTATACTTGGCTGCAAGTGATCAATGGCAAGGTCGTGGAGGGGTTTACTGCTTCGGAATTGATCTTTGCTCGGTTCGCCCTTCAAACCGATATTGATTTAAATGGCTATTCGATTGGCCCCTTGGAGCGCGCGATTTCGATGATCACGGCTCACCTTCAAATCGAAAACCATCAAAAGATGTTTTTTACGCACGGCGTCGCTTCTAAAGGGCTTTTAGTTATTCAGGGCGATGTCACGCCGAATCAAATGCGAACGCTTCAGGCTCAATGGACGCAGCAAACGACTGGTCCGCAATCGGCTTGGCGGACGCCTATTTTGGCCGGTATTAAAGCCGTTCAATGGCAGCCGCTTACGGCCACTAATCGCGACATGGAATATGCGGCTTATCAGGATCACGTGATTCGGACGATTCATTCTTGCTTTGCGATCGATCCAGAAGAAACCGGCTTTGGTTACCTTTCAAAGGGAGTAGAGCAGCGAGCGCTTTCGGAGAGTTCAAACGAGTGGAAAATCACCGCTTCCAGAGACCGAGGCTTGCGCCCACTTTTGAATCGTTTGGAACAAATTCTTAATGAAGACATCCTTCCAGCATGGAGAAGGGATTATGCGGAGCGTTATCAGATTTGTTTTGTGGGGCTGGATGCTGAGACTCGCAATGAAGAAATTCAGCGTCTTCAAAACGAAGTCCAGTTGCACACAACCCTCGACGAAGCGCGAAAACAAGCCGACCTTACGCCTCTTGAAGTAGGTGGCGGATTGATTCTGAATGCTCTTTTGCTTCAGTATCTTGAGAAGAATATGCCCAAAGGGATGTTTATGGAGAAGTTCATGAATATTCCGGGTGCTTCGAATCGTCCAGATCTTCAATATATCCCTGATCAATTTTGGTTCCAATGGCAGCAAATGCAGATGACGATGCTTCAGCAACAATCACAAGCCGAAGCCTCAATGCAGAAAGAGCCGCCTGAGGAACCTAAAAAACGCCCCGAAGACCCTAAAAAAGCCAAAAAGATGGATCGCAAGGCTGAGCATGAACAAGCGATGGATAGTCACATGGAGCAACAGGCTCAAGCCCAGGGACAGTCTATGGCAATTGATCGGTTTATTGAAGCCAATCCAGAACTCTTTAAGAGTTTCCACGAGAACCTCAGTAAGGCTGATGCAAAATCTGAAGCCAATGCCGAACATATCGACCGGCTAAGAGAAGGGCTTATTTCTGATTTCGAACGTGGAGCGAATTTCTTGGTGAAAGATATTATTGAAGCCTTGAAAGACGATGTCGGCGAGAGAGATGACGACAAGAAGAAACCTGAATAATGGCGCTCAAACCTAAAACCGCATCTAAAATTACCCAAGCGATGAAGAGATTCGTTTCTTGGTTAAAATACCGCTCGGTTGGGCCGCACGCTTTAAGTCGAGCGGAACTGAAGGATTTGGTTCGTTCGGGGCTGATTACTTCTGCTCAGGCCCCTAAGGCTGCGGTGGCAAGGTCTTATTTGACGACTCATTCTCAGTCTTCCGTTGTTCCGGCACCCAAAGATGTGCGTGAGGGTGCAATTGATTTTTTGGAAAGGATGTTTTCCAGATATGCGGATAAGGCGGCTGAGCAATTCACTTCTGATTTGTTGGGAAGAATCGAGGCACAACTCATGCCGTTCACTAATCGACAAGAAGGCGCTCACGTTTACGATCTTCTTCGAGATAAGGATCAGGCCCAAAAATACTTAGGCCATGCACTCAACGATACGGTCAAGGAATGGCGGAATCGTTGGAAGTTGATTGTGGATACGGAACTTGCTCGGGCATCCAATTACGGAGCCATGGACGCGATCTTATACAACAACAAGGAGAATCCCCCTGAAGAGATAGTGGTTTATAAAGTCGGTCCCATGGATGGCGCGGTTTGTGATGAGTGTAAGAAATTTTGGTTTTGGAATGATGGTATAACGCCGCGTGTCTATAAAATGAGTGAACTGATTGCGGGCGGATCGAATATTGGGCGTAAGCGACGGGATTGGAAGCCTACGATAGATAACACCCACCCGAATGAGCGCCATTTTATTCTTCAGGAACTCAAGCCGGGCTGGGGATTCTCAGGTAACAAAAAGGTCTATATCAGTAAATCTCATGACGAATTTGCCAGGCAACGGAGTGGAAGGCTAAAATAGGCGGTTTTGTATAATGAAGACATATGGGAAAGAAACGTGAGACAACTGCCGGTTTATCTTCATCCCGAGACGGGGGAACCCCAAGTGGAGTGCCCGAGGTGCAGGGAACTGATCCTGCCACAACGGTCCCCGATATTTCTGGAGTCAGCGGATTGCCCGGAGTGCGATCAGGTCATTCCGATGGAGAGCCTAAGAAAGTATCTAAAATTATTCAGTCAGTGGGAACGAGATCAATAAAAGACATTGAACAAATGTCTTTGGATGAGAAGATCTCTGTTTTGAATGCTTTTAGAAAAATCAGGAATCGGCCCCCAAAAGTTTCAGATGAATCCATTCGAGAGATGATTACTGTTTTATATCTGGCTTGGGTTGATGAAATGATGGAGAAGATCCTTGCTCCTCCAAAAACATCTCTTAGCCTTTCTGGATTTACGGTTGAAGAAACTCAGGCCATTAAGGTTTTAGCGCAAACCATTCTTCAACGACAAACCCAAGTACCTCAGCCCGTGGCCGTTGCGCCTTCTAAGCCAGTTATGTTTAATCCAGGTAGCGCAAAGCCAATGGGGAATAAGTCTATTCCATCGGGGCTCAATCCGGGTGTTGATACGGATGCGTTTCAAAAGGCCCAAAAAGAACTACTTTTACAACTTTCAAAAATGGAAAGGGAAGGACCTGAATTTTAATGAGTAATTCAAGGATGACGGATTTTAGAAAAAGGAATTTAAAAGAGGCGCAGATTAACGCCGAAAATATCCAAAAACAGATTAATCAATTGTTCCAATTGATTTTGGAATTGAGCGGTCGTTATTTCAAATTTGAGCGCAACGTAAATAAAATGCTTTCAAAGATGTGCCTATACGCAGACCAGGCGGAATGGCGCTCTTTGGCGATCATGAAACTTCTCGATCAGTGTACAAAAATGAATATCCCTCAATTCCCGAGTGAGGAACAAATTGTACAACTTGCCGAGCAATTGAAGATCGAAGAATTTAATAAAGAAAGCGACGATGAAGACATCGCCAGAGGAATGCAAATCGCGGATGAGGACATTGCCGAAAAGGGGTATTCAGCAATTTTTTCCATTAAATTCTTCAATAAAGGTGAAGAACTGATTCAAGAGAGAAAGCCTCGATGTCGCGTGAATGTTGGCGATTATGAACTTTTCCCTGAACTGGACGATGTATTGAAGGGGATGAAAGTCGGAGAAGTAAAAGTTTTCCCGCTGGGTCTTCAGGGTCAAACAGATATGGCTGAGATCTGTCTTTTAGGACTTCGGAAACCTAAACCTCAGGAAGAGAAGCCGACCGAGCATCCGGAAAGCGCGCAAGACCCCACTCCAGCCTAGAATTCAGCCTACTTAAGCGCCCCTAAACTAAAGAAAAGGGGGCTTAAGGCTTTGGATGAAAGAACCCGTGGGAGAAGTGATCGTAAACGGACTCATTCCGATAACCAGCAACTCCGCCGTGAGAACGCGCGTCTTAGGAAGCAACTTCAAAGATTAAATGCGGCAGTAAATTCAATGACGTATCAGGGATTTACTGCTGAAGTATCAGAAGAAAAACTTTCGAAGGAGCCTGAGCCGAAAGAAAAAACAAAAGATTTATGCCCAAAATGTGGCGAATCAACAGGAGAAGTCGAATTCGGAAGGTATAAATACACTTTCTGTTCTTCTTGCAGTTTCCGTGAAAGAAAATCTGGCTGATTACAGCGACCGACAACTCAAAGAAACCTTAATTGACCTTCAAGAGAACGTTTTTTTTCTTGAATCGGGGCAAGCGAAAATCATCAGTCTTCCGTTCTATCGAAAAATAAAAGCCTTGATTTCTACATTCAAGGAAGAACTCAAAAAAAGGAACCAAGATGGATCCGAGATGCCCAAGAAACCTCAAAAAATTACCTTGCTCTGCTTGCCCGGAAGGCCGAAAGGCAATTGATTTATCCCGGCAGGGCAAACAAGGCGGCTGCCCCTGGTTTGTGGCTGATGCCGAATCTAATTATTGCTTCTTTAAATACATGGCCGATAATGGCCAAACCGCTTCCACTCATCGCATTGCTCGCCTTTTGATGATGGATGACAATGAAGTCAAACGAGTCCTTCAGTCTTTTCGTCGAAAGATGAGTCCAAATTCAACCGAATCTCAAGAACCTGAAGATTTTTTAGACTTGTAAAATTCAGTCTAACTTTTTTTCGTCAAACTCTTTCGATATGGGGCCAATGGATTTGAAAAAGGCGACCATTATTGAAGGGGTGGCTGCGACTTCTGCGAGAGATCAGCAGGGCGAGAGTCTCGACATTGATGGGGCCGATATCAGCCCTCTTCTTGAGGGACGCGGTTTTGCTAATTCAGATCATTCAGGTCGTTTTGAACATTTGGTAGGTCGGATAGTTGGAGCAAAAAAGATTAAAGATCTTTCGGATTGCGAAACCCCGTCCCAAATCAAATATTTCAATGAAATGAAAAAGCCCTTTTTGTGGACCAAGATCGAACTCTGGGATGGTCACGGGCACAAAGAAGCGGACGCGATTGGTTCTATTTACAATTACTACCATTCGAAGGGTGAAGAGCCGCCGGTCAAATTGTCTGTAGAAGGCAAAACGATCGAAAGAGGAAAAAACGGTGTCCTTAAGCGCACTTTAATTAAAGGAGTGGCGCTCACAGTTCATCCGGCTAACCGAACGACAAGAACCGATGTGGTTGGAATCGTGAAAAGTATGGGCGCCTCTGAGGCATTAATTAAAAGCGAAAGCGATACTGTCCCTGTTTTTATTGAACAAAAGAACGCGAGCCCAATTGAGCGTCTTTATGATCTTGCGGTGAATGCCAGAGAACTTATTAAAGAGTTAAAGGCAAATCGTGAGGAAAATGATTCTAAGACTCGTTTGATGAAATGTCAGGCGCAATTGGAAAGAATCAAAAACTTAATGGCCAAAACAGCCTAAAGTTGGAGGAATAAAAAAATGGCTTTAGCAACTAATACACGTTTTCAATTGGCGGAAAGACTGCAAGCGGACCTCCAGTTGACCAACGGTTATGCAGTGGTTTCATCACTGACCGCTGGAACTGGTTCCGGTGGTGCTCCGCAAGCCAATGATCCGTTTTTAATGGTTTCATTGGGCGGAACGAATAAGGCGGCAATTTGCATTTCTCAGAGACACTATAATTCATTCAACGTTGTTGCTGAATTGTCTTCGTCTGCTGCGGAAGGCTTGCCTGAGCATGTGGCTTATGTGTTGATCAGCACTGCTGCTTCACAAACTGATACTGCATTGATCGCTGCCATTGTCAAAAGGCTCGGCACGAGTTCTGTGAAGTTTGGTTTTGTGGCGGTCGGTAATCTTGATGAAGCCCACATGACTGATGCTGCTGTCGCTTATGAATTGCCGAACGATGCTCGTCTCGGCGCTTCTGGACAGTAATCTAAATTTAAGGACAGGAGTCAATATAAATGGCTACAGAAAATACCGAAAAGAAAACTTCGCAAGAAGAATTGCTTAAGGCCGTCGCAGATGTTCTGGACGAGGCTTTGGCAATTTATGAAACCGAAGTGGGTTCTTCTGGTGACATGAAAAAGGCCCAGATGGGTATCGATGATGCGATGGATGTGAGCGGTGGCATGCAAGTGAAGCCAAAGCCCGTGTCTACTCCCGGAATCGGTGACGCTTCTACGGCTGGAATCATGGCTAAAGAAGGCGACAAAGAAGACAAGAAAGATAAAGAGAAAGAAAGCGAAGAAGAGGAAGACGACGATAAGTTGATGGCAACTTACAAATCCCTCATCACTAAGATGGAAAAGCGTGGCTTGATGGCGAAAGTCGAAAAAGCCGCAGAAAAACCATCTATGAAGAAATCCGAAGAGGCTGGCGAACAGTTTTCGGATCTTCGTAAATCTTTCGATGATCGTTTTGAGGCTCTCGCAAAGACAGTTCAAAATGTTGCTGAAACCGTCAAGAAAATCGCGGCTCAACCGAAAGAGCGCAAAGGTCTTGCTGGATATCAGCCTCTTAAGAAAAACGAGGGACCGGCACCACTCCGTAAGGGTGAACTTGTCGGCAAACTCCTGGAACTCAAAAAGTCCGGAGATCCGCGTGTGGACACCACTTTCATTACCCGAGTCGAGCAAGGACGGTTGATGAAGGGGGACGACGAAAAACTAAAAGCCTTGGGCATTCTTAGCGAATAACCGGGCCGAGATCAGGAGGAAAACGTAAATGTTTGATGATCTTTTTTCAGTAGAAATCGGAGCCGGTGCATCGCAAGCGATGGACTCGAACCAGGGTGAGGAGTTGTTAAAGACTCTTCAGGTGGGTCATGGCTATCTTGGTGCTCCTACCCAATTGGTGGGTGGTGGTGCTTTGGGTGTGGAAAGCATTGATGGAACGCTTAAAAGCGTGACTTACGATGCGACGAATTTGGTCATGTGGCCGTCAATTAGCCAAGATCGCGCATATTCGCTCGCTGAGCAATATGTTCGCACGACCGCCTACGGTGATGGTGGCTCGCCATACATCCCTGAAAGCGGCTCGCCTGTGATGAACGACGCCGAGTATAATCGGCATGCACAAAAGGTCATGTTCTTCTCGACCCGACGTGGTGTTTCGCTTGCTGCAACTCTGGTTCGCCAGAATTTCGGCAATGACATCGAGTCGCTTGAGACCCAGAACGGGACGCTTTGGATGCTTGAGAAACTTGAGCGCGAACTTTACAAAGGTAATGCTGATTACAGCAACGCCGGTAAGTTCGATGGATTGGTCGCTGCGATCCCGATCAAGATGCAGAATCTTAACCTGAATGGTATCGAGCAACAGATCCGTTCTGGCGATGGTGATTTCGCTGCTCAGGCCCGCGCTTTTGATGGATACGGCGGAAGTCAGACCGTAATCCTTTCGAAAGATGGGGACATTCTGAACGAAAGCGATATCGAATTCGAAGCCAACGTGTTGGTTGAGAACTTCGGTCGCCCTTCGGAATTGCACCTTCCTCCGAAGCAGTTGTCGGATTTCATTAAGCAGTTCTATCCAAAAGAACGCGTAAACCAACTCGGCGTCGAAAGTGGCCGTGCGGGTTATATCGTTCGCGAGATGGTGACCACGGCTGGAGGAATTCAACTTCGTCCGAACGTGTTCCTGAAACAAAAACAGGGAACCAAGGCGAATCCGGATCGTATGGGTGTGCCTGGCGCTCCTGCTGACCTCAAGAACGCTGCTGCGGCTTCGGTCGCTGCGGGTTCTGGAAACAGCATGGATCAGACTGCGGCTAGTTCGAAATTGAAGGCTGGTGACGTTTACGTCTACAGCGTTACCTCGGTGAATGAGCAGGGCGAAAGCGCTGCATTCATTACTTCTGTAGCGGTTACGATCGCTACGGATGGTAACAATGTTACCTTCAAGATCTCCGATCCGTCTGCTGGCAATCAGCCGACTCATTACGCGGTTTACCGCACGAACAACTTGGGCACTGGCTCGGCGTTGTTCATCGGTTATGTCGCAAGAACCGGCAGCGCTACGCTGTTCACGGATCTTGGAAATCGCGCTCCTGGTGCTGCTTCGGCTTATATGCTGGATATGCGTCCGGAAGTGATGATTTGGAGACAATTGAGCCCACTGCTCAAAATCAATCTAGCGGCGATTTCTACCGCTAAGGAATTCTTGCTCTGGCTTGCTGGCGCATTGATTCTCTTCGCCCCTCGTAAGAGCGGCGTCATCGAGAACATCGGAGTCGCCTAAGCGAATTCTGTTCTCTAATAGATTGGGGACGCCGGAATATCTGGCGTCCCTTTTTTATTTTTTAAGCGATAACAAAGTTTTAATTTGCCACAATCCCAAATTCGATGAAGTCCATCTTGGACGGCATGTTCTCTTTCCGTCATTCCTGGCGGTGTTCCGACTGCTGATTTTCTCCTACTTTGTTTTGATATTATTTTCCGAGCAGATGCGTCATAATAAAAGTAATCGGGAGGAATTCTTGAGATGAGTTCCCAGCCGGATTTTAGATAACCGTTACCGGTACTCCAGCGTAAGTCAGCCCAAGTTGTAATTTCTGTAATATTAAGATCTCGCATCGCAAATTCAATCAGACGGCTGAGCCCGCCACTTATTGTGATGTTATTTTTTACACACCAGCGAGACATGATTTTTTCATGGGGGATTCGGTGATGGTTGCTAATCGTCATAATTGCGATGAGGGCTTGATCATAGAAGAGCCCGTAGTGAAATCCTCCCGGACCTGCTCCTTGAATATGATATTGATTTAAGAACTCACGGGCGGATTCTTTTTCTGTTTTTTTGATTTCACATTTTCGAGCAAAGATCCGAATTTCGTTTTTACCAAATGCGCTTTTAAGGAATCCTTTAATCTGCTCTTTTTTTGATTTCCATTCCAATTCGAAAATGTGAATAAGTCGAATTCCGAGGGTTTCTGCATCGCGGTTTTTGTCTTGATGGTAATTCCTTCCTCTTTTTGCCGATTCGCTATGCCAGTATTCTCCATTGTATTCGATGGCGATTTTTGTTTGATCATCATAAAGATCAAATTGATGAACTTTATCCCCTATTTGGCAAATTTTAGAGTGGGTTTGGATATTTAAAGAATGAAGGAACGCTTGAATGTCTTTTTCTCCTTGGGAAGATTCTTTAAGAAGTTTTTCCCGAACGGATTCGGACTGAAGGATATTTTTTACTCCATATTTTGCTAAAGTTGTTTGCTCGGCTTTTTGTCTGATTTTAGGACATTGCATTGCGTTTTTTACGCCGTGACGGAGAAAGAGTGTCGATTCCATCTTTTTTTTAATGATAGAATTTTGGGCCGGGTTTTCTTTTTCATAGCGCTGTAAATTAGTTTGAATTTGTTTTTCCTTAAATTCCTTTAATCGAAGCGGATGTTCTTCACCGTACTTTTTCTTCATAGTTTCTCGATACTGCTTGACCCCACACTTATTACAGCCCTTTGACTTTCCTTGAAGTAAGGATCCTGCCCAAACTTCTTTTTTTACATTTTGGCAGCCTTCGCATTGAACCCAATATTTATTGGGGGCTATTGATTTTGAAAGGACTAACCAGTTACCGAAACGTTTTCCGGTTAAGTCTTGAAAGTCTCCTTGGTTGATTCGAGTTTGACGGCGCTTTTCTTTGGCCTTACAGCCACATCCAGTGGAGTCTTTATTGATGAGAGATCCGGCAGATATCGATTTAACCGTTTGGCAAACACAACGGCAAAGAATTCGTTTCGTGACAGGATCATAGACGCTTAGCGTTATCCAGTCTCCGAAAGGGGTGCCAATTGGGATTTCATTTGCTTTCATTTTTTTAAAAATACCATTGTGTCTGATATCTTTAAATAAGAGTTTTTCATTTGCTTTTTTATGGCTGCTCGCTCAGAGTGGATGAGTTCCGCAAGAAGCGGCTCATACTACTCCTCTCTCTCGGGGCCAGATCGATTTGCAAGAAGTCGATCTGGCCTTTTTTTAATGCTGATAAACATGGCCTCCACCACAAAGTCCAGCGGTTGAATAAGTCGCTCCTTGGTCTGATTTCTGAATCGAGAAACTGCCGTTATATCCCGTGACCTGAATGAAGCGGTAATATTTCGTTCCACAAGAGTCTTGAACATAGACCAAGAAGGAATGTTTGCCGGGATCGAGACTCCCAAACGGATTTGTTACCGAAAGCGTCCTTGTTCCAGCATTCCATGCCTTATTCCATGTCTTGTTATTACAATCGAATTCAGCAACATAGGAATAGGTCAGTCCTCCTGCTCCGAGATAAAACCCGATTCCCGCATAGGCATTTGTCGAGTTTCCGTTTGTTCCCGATAATGAGGGAGCAATGTTGGAGTTCCAAGTAACTGTGTAATAGTCGCTGGCTGAAACCGTGATTGTGGGCGATTTTGTATCCGTCAAACCTCCGGTATCGGTTACCGTAAAGGTCGGCGTATAAGTCCCGTTTTGTCCGCAAGAAGGTGTCCAAGAGAATTGATTATTAGCAAAAGTCGCTCCTGCTGGAAGATTCGCGCTGCTGTAGACTAACGGATCATTGTTCGCATCGGTCGCGGAAACGGCAAATGTAATGGGCTGTTGTTGGGAAATACTTTGGCTGGCGATCGAAGCCATTTGCGGCGCGATGTTCACCGAGTTTGATGTGATAGTCACTCTTTCAGAAGTCGTTAAAACACCATCGCTGAGATTAAAGGTCACGGTATATTGTCCGGCTTGTGCGTTGGTGGGGCTAAAACTGAAAGAAGTACCATTAAAAGCAGAGTTGGCGGGCAGAGGGTTATTCATGGTTAAAGTTAAGGCATCCTGGTCTGGATCTGAAATAACGGGAGTGATGGTTAAAGTCTGTCCAGTACTCACGCTTTGAGACGTAAGCGGCTGAATGACAGGGGGCCGATTGGTGTGAGCGATTGTAATTTGGACTGACTGGGTGACTTGGGGGTTCACTCCATCAGATACTCCGAAGTTGACATGATAGGTCCCGGCTGTACCAAAAGCAGGCGTCCATTCCACATTGCCGGTCGGCCCATCAACTGTCAGCCCGGCAGGACAACTTGACACACAAGAATAAGTTAAAGGATCGTTGTCGGCATCGTTGGCGACCAAATTAAATACCAATGCGCTATTTTCTGCTCCCGATTGATTGAGAGTGCTCATTACCGGCGCTGAATTCGTTGGCGTAGGAGTTGGTGTAGGAGTCGGCGTTGGTGTAGGGGAAGGTGAAGCCGTAGATGAAGGATTGGGGACTGGCTGAGATGGTCCTTTTCCTTTAGGGGAATTACTTGAGTTCGAATTTGCATTTGAAGATTGTGAATTTCCTTGATCGGCTGAATTGCCAGGGCTGCTGGAAACATCGTCTTGTGTCGAAGATTGAGAAGAATCATTGGTTTGAGTGTTCGCATCGGTAGGTGCATTACAGGCCGAAAGCGTGATCTCAATAAGGAACCCACTGACCAAAATTATTAAAAGACGTTGGATCTTCATATCCCAAGAATAACGCAACGCCCAATTTATACAATGTGTCAAGTTGGACACGCCTGGAACTCTTATAAAATAGCCGTTTTGGTATATTAACATTGTGAATCAACGAAATAAGGGGACCATAAAATGGGCGCTCTCACCGAAATCATTGAGATGAGTGAAGCGGCGATTCGGGTAGAAAAACTGATTGAGATTTATGATCAGGCGGCCCAAACAAAGAGTCGAGATGTTCTTGCGTTTTTTCGCCTATATCTTTACCCTTGGTTAAAGCAAGAAATCGAGTGGGCGGGGCATCTCAATGAAGCAACAAAAGAGAAGGTCTCCGAAATTGATTTAGAATTAGAGGGATAACTTTTAATGTGGGGGTGACAGGTTTCGACAGGATAACGAGGAAATTGAGTGCGCGCAGGCAGAGCATGAGGCTGCCTTGGGGATTCCCCGGAAACAAAGATGCAAACAACAAATGCTAATGACAACGTCGTTCGCGTGGATTTCAGCCGTAAGGCTGATCTCCGCCTTGTAGCCTGACCTAGGTTAGGAAACAATGAGGCTGCCTGAGCCGAGAAACAGAAGAAAGGCAAAAACGTCGGGTCGTCGAGACGTTAAACTGGCGGCTGGTGGACGCGGAAACGCCTCTCCTGTTCTTGGACATAAACCAAGTGGTGGAGACTCGGTAAAACGGGTCGTACCCTGATTGCTGGATCGTAAAACCAGATATGCGTGTGAATGACTTGGTGACTGAAAGATTCTGGACGGCGGTTCAATTCCGCCCACCTCCACCATTTTTAGAATGAGAGAGAACATTATGCGAAAATGGATTTTTTTAATGATGTTGGTTTCTTCGCTGGCCTTTGCAAAAGAATCAAAGAAAGAAGAAAAGCCCGTAATCCAGGGAAAGTTTTGTTTGCAGTTAGATAAAAAGGTTGGTTTTTCTCGGTGCGAAACGACTGAGGTGATTTGTTACCTTTCAAAGGGCGGAGAAGTTTGCTGGAGTAAGCCCGTTGCTTCCAATGCGTCGCCGGCTCCCGCTCCGAGTCCGTCACCTGCTGTAAAAAAGTGAAAATAAAGTTGCGATCTAGCAAAAAAAGGTATAATAGTAAATATATGAACAAGAATTATTTCGCCTATAACTTTAAAAATAATGCGACCAATTGGGTGGCTCGCGGGGTGAAATCTTTCTTGTAAGTTTGTTTAAACAAAAAAGATTCTAAGAACCCCGCCAGTCGTAAAAGATTGAGCGGGGTTTTCGTTTTTTGGCGATCGGTATGTTGTATATATGCCGATCAGGGAAGAAAGAAGGGAGTACCTTTGAAAGTATCAAAGGGAATGGATGGCGAGAAGACGTAAGGAATGGTTTGATGCAAAGGGACCTTGTGTTCAATGTGGATCATGGCAAGAATTGGAATTAGATCATATTGATCCTAAAACTAAAGTTTCTTCACGTATTTGGAGTTGGACTCAATCTAAAAGAGACGCGGAACTTAAAAAATGTCAAGTGCTTTGTCGGTCATGCCATTTAGAAAAAACAAAGAAAGACTTGAGTGAGAGATTTAAAGATATTCCCCAGTCCGAAGCCAGGACTATTTCTGATGAAAAGTTCATTAAGGTTCTTGAACTTATAGAATTAGGACATTCAGAACATGATGCTTGTAAAATTGTTGGGATGGCGAGAGGGACTTTCAGTTCGTGTAAGATTCGGGGCTTAAGAAAAGATATATTCCAGGGTGCCTGACTAGTAAAGGAACGCGCTGTTAACGCGTCATATGCAGGAGCGTAACCTGCCCCTGGAGCCAAAATTTAAAGGAACGATATGAAACGACACAAACGAAAACGAAAGGAAAAATTGGGGATCGTCGTATAACGGCTATTACAGCGGACTCTTAATCCGTGTATCAGAGTTCAAGTCTCTGCGATCCCGCCAAATTGGGGTCGTGGTGTAAAGGCGGCACCGCAGACTTTTAATCTGCCAGGAAAGAGTTCGATTCTCTTCGGCCCCACCAAAAAATTATGAAGCACATTCGAGGACGCATGACCTTCCACTAGGGAGGATTCATGCAATGGGTGATAAAAGACGAAATCATAACGAATTAACGGGAACGACCAATAGCGCGGTTTATAAGAAGGCTTCGCGGGTAAAACTTCGATGCCCTATTTGTCCGCCGAATCGAGGAGAAAATTCAAAGCGAGGATGGTCTAGGTCTCGGAGATCTTGGAAACGGTATCGAAAGACGCGATGGAAGCCAAAAAATGAAAATTAAATCTGGCCATCTTTATCGACACATGAGTTGTCTCGATATTGATTTCGAAATTCAAAAAGTTCTTGGAGAAAGTGACGAACTGATTTCCTTGATCGTGAGTTATTGGAACCGGACTTTACGAGTTTATCAAGGACGGATGCAGGCGATTTCAATTCGGAAAAGTGATTTATGGAAATGGACAAAGGTATCAAAGTCAAACTCATCCCAATTAGCCATCGAGCCAAAAACCGGATTCATGAACACGGAGAATACATGTTCTTGATTTTTGGAGGAAGATCTCGGGATAATAAGCGGCTATTTCAGTCTGAGAGAAAAACTTGGAATGGCGAACACTGGAAGGGATGGTTTGAACTCGGAGTTGATGTGAAAATTTCGGAGGATGGTGGGAGCGGCTAACCCACGTGACTGTAAATCACGCGTCTTTGGGCTTCGCAGGTTCGAGTCCTGCTCCTCCGACCAAAATTGGGCTGATAGTGTTAATTGGTAAAACTCCTCGCTTGCACCGAGGGATTCCCGGTTCAAGTCCGGGTCGGTCCACCAAATTTGCCGCAGTCGCCTACGTGGTCATGGCATCTGACTGAAGATCAGACATAATATCCGTTCGATTCGGATCTGCGGCACCATTATTACCCATAGGTTATAAAGCCAGTTTATTACCTATAAGGGATAAGACACCGGATAGCGCGGGGCGCAATTGAACCTCCAAAATTCAAGAAACGGGTTCGACTCCTGTGTCCGGTGCCAATTTTTCTGAACTGTTGCACCAGAAATGATCGCAACATGTTTCGTCTAGGGGCTCAAAATGGGCATAAGACTGAAATCGAGAAGGCTGAGCCGTAAAGCGGTAACAGTCTTGCCGCAGCGCACATTTTTCATTGTCGCACATGGTAATGTCAGGCATATCTGTACTATACCGTTGTGGGTCTGAACTCATTTTGGTATTATAAACATATGAGCAAATTCATTACAAACACCATCACTGGAACCGGTACGGACGGAGATACAAATCTTCCTGGGGTGATTGTGTAACTTTTGCTTAATAACAAAAAGTTTCCAAACCCCAGGTGCCGAAAGGTTCCTGGGGTTTTTGTTTTTGGGGTACGGGGCTGCGATGGGAGTGGCCACTCGCCTGTCACGCGAGAGATCAGACGGATTCGACTTCCGTGTACCCCGCCATTTAAAAATGGAAACTATTTTATCCAAAATGGGGGATTTTGTAAAAGATAGTTTTCTTTCCGGGTGTAGTGCTAGTGGTAACACGCGACGCTTCCAACGTCGATTCGCGGGTTCGATTCCCGCTACCCGGTCCAATGCGTGAGTGGTCTAAAGGCTATGATGCGTGACTGCCAGTCATGAGATTCGGGTTCAATTCCCGGCTCGCGCACCAAATTTGCTGATCTTTGCCTCGTTAGTTAAACGGTATAACTGCTGATTCGTATTCAGCAATCGGCTGTTCGATTCAGCCACGAGGCTCCAAATTCGCCGATGTTATTGCCGATATCGCATAGAGGACGATTGCACTCGTTTTGTAAACGAGCGGAGAGATCCCACGGATGTTCGAATCATCCTATCGGCTCCATGCCGCTGTAGTTTAACTGGTAAAAACACAATCCCGGTACGATTGTGATGACCGTTCAAGTCGGTCCAGCGGCTCCAAAATCTCAATCTGCCTTTTGCCTTCGATAATGGGTTCATTCCATTAAGGAGGTTTTTATGGACATTATTTCTTCTATTCTTCAGCCACTTCTTGCCATGCTGGGTGCAAAATTCGGTATTTTGGGCATTATTGGCGCTTACGGGATCGCATTTGTTCCTGTAATGACGATCCTCATTGAACTCTTACAATTTATTGTTTCGCTCACCGCGTCAAAGACTGATGATGAACTTGCGGCAAAAATTGTAACTGTTTGGCAGACTTACGTGTTGCCTGTTCTTGAAGTATTCCCTCATGCGAATATCCCACTTTCCGCAACGATGCTTAAGGTGATGGATTATATGATGCGTGCTGTGTCAGCAATTAAAGGAGCAATTTCTGGATGGCAAAATCCTCCCGCCCCGCCTGCACCTCCGGCTTCTGGTTCCTCTTCTTAAGTCTTTTTCTCAGTTCTTGTGGAGGGAATCAGATCAGAAATGATTCCGTGATTCCCTCTACTCAAGCCAATTACCATTCTGCTGAATTTTCTGCTTGTGGGAAGCGTTTCCACGGGATCGGGATTTGTCCGGTTTTAACCGAGCAAGATCTTGATAATGTGGGATTTGCAATTCAAGGATATTACCAAGGCACAATTCGCGTTTCGACGAATTGCCGACTGGATAATCCCTTGCCTGATTCCGTGCGTTATTTAAGCAACAATTTGGTTCCCTATTATTTGGCGGGCAAGGCTTCTCAAAGTTGTCTTATTAGTTTTGTTGTTTCTCCCGAGTTTCCTGAGGAAGATTCGAGCGGGCTCGTTATTCATTCGTTTGTTGGACATTTGTGGATTCGAGTTCTTAACGCTGGACAGTCTTTTATGGGATTCGCCGATAAGGTGGCCGCTGGTAAAAATCCAACTCAAATTGCGGTGATTCCGGACGTAGGAGACGCTTCTCAGGTTCAAGTGGCTTTTGAAAGTTCCCTTTGTGGAGTTCAGCCAAATCCGGTAAACCTTCCCGTTGAAAATGGTATTTTAAATATTCCGCTCAATAAATTTATAGATGAAGTGGGAGTGAAGACCTGTGTTCTCAATGGGGTTGCTTTTTTACCTTCTGGACCGCTTAGAATCAGTTGGTTCATTGATGGCTACGATACGAAATTTCTCCCTTTACCCATTCCGGCAATCGTCCAAAAAGATTCAAAAATTGAAATCTCAGGCGATGAGAATGTTTCAGTAATCGCGCTTGATTCTGATTTTAAAATTGATCGTGAAGCAATTTTTGATTTTGATCCCGCTCGATTCCACGTTTTGCGGCTTTTAACTATCCATGGGCGATCTGTCATCGGTGAATATGATCCCGTTAAAGGAAAATGGTCATGGATTTATTGAATATCTTGAGCAACGTTTTTGGGGGTGATTTGGTAACAATCATCCTAAAACTTGTTTTTGGATTGGGGATTGGGATCGGAGCGTTTTTCTTTATGCGCTGGATCAAAGGCGAAAAAGACGCTGCCGCTAACACGGCCACCCAGCAAGACCGAACTGATACCCAATCTCAAATTGATGATCAAAATAAGACTGTCGGACAGGATGGGCAGTCATCCGAGGGCGATATTGAAAACATCATTAAGAACAAAAAGCCTTAATTGAGTTTCGAATTCTTTTTTACTTTTTCGTCTTCAACGCCATGTCCGCGCTTAATTAAGAAATCAGCCAATCCATCTTCGTAAGCCATTTTGCCGATTCGATTGAAGCGGATGATCATATCGTCAATGGCTCGAAGTTCAATTTTTCTTTTACCATTATTCCAATGGTACATTCCTTGGTCGCTAAAGGCGATGATGATTTGGGTTTGGGCTGTATTTAAGAAAACAACCACATTGCCTGGCGAAAGTTCCTTGAGGTTAATTCCTGCTTGACGGGAAATTTCGTTAAAGCCCCGATGACGAAATCTGAAGTCGATATTGAAAAAGGTTTGTTTCCGAAAATAAGTTCCTACAGGGACTTTTTTATCTGCGACCTTTTCGGGCGATCGAGCGAGAGAAAAGTCAAAGATCAATTGGTTTTTGTTTTTCTTTTTTTCGGTTGCTGTTTGAGTCATGGATTATTCTCCTGAAAGCAGCGTCCTTAAAGCGTGCGCATTCATTACGGCAAGCATTTCTGCGACTTGGTTTGTGGTAGGTTTATTGGGGTTTTCGCCCAAGGACTGTCTGAAATAGTCTGGGCTTTGAGGTATGGGATCTGTTGCCACTAAAGAAGTAACCATTACAGGCTTACGCTTCCGGTATTTCTTCTTGTTGCGAGGATTGTTCCAGGTGAAATAAGTATTGTAATTGATCCCGGCTTCTTTGCAGGCCTTAACCAGCGGCATTTGGGCTTTTAATTCTTTAATCTTTTGAAGAATTTGCTCCTTTTCCTCGGGCGTCCACTTCTTACGCTTACTCATTCAAATACCTCTTTCGTTGATTGTATAGGTCAATTGATTCAAAAAAACAAGACCAATTTAGATGCTTAAGCCAAAATTCAATAAACGTATATTGATTAAAGGAGATCATTTTCATGTCATCAATCACCCTTCGACATGGTCCTGAATTTCAGAGATGCGTCATAAAGACCATGCTTGCTGATCGGGTATTTTGCTCTAAGGCTTCAAATTACCTTCGAGATGACTTTTTTAGCGGAGAATTGTCGTGGTTTTATAGAAAAGTGACTGATTTCTTTAAGGAATTTGGCCGCTCGCCGGGGTCAGAAGAATTAGCGGGCGAGATTCTTAAACATAAGGACCAGCAAGACCTTTATCGAAAAGAGTTGGACTCGATCCTGGCGACTGAAAGCATAGGTCGAGACTATTTGAAAAAGGAATTGACCGCGTTCATTCAGGCCAACATCTTTGTGAGTTCGATTAAAGAAAGTGTGGATCTTTATAATTCGGGCAATCGGCAATCTTGTTATGATTTTATCCGAAACAAACTCGCGGAACTTCATGACGCTGATTTTGAGAATGACCGCTTGGTTCGATTCGGTGATGCTGATCGACTTTTGGAATTAGCCGCCTTACAAACGAAAGAGACGATCCCTACTGGCATCCACATTATTGATCAGTCGATGCAAGGTGGGATGATGCCCCAAACCTGGACGACCTTTTTGGGGGGATCCAACGTCGGAAAATCCATGCTTTGTCCGAATTTGGCTAAAGCGGCTTGTTTACTCAAAAAAAAGCGAACCTTTGTCATGATTCATGAAGACGAGGAGATCCCGACAAAACTGAGATACCTTTCATGTTTTTCTGAAGTTCCGTATAATCGATTGGTTCTGCCAAAATCGATGCGATCGGAAGAGGATAATAAAAAGATCAAAGAGGCGGATGAACTGATCAAAGAGTACGTTATTTTACGGTTTATGTACGGCAAGGAGGCCTTCGTTGAAAGTGTTTGTGATCAAGCCCGAAGAATGTTGGATCAATGGGAATATCACTTGCTGATCGATGACTATCTTCAATGTCTCAAGACCAAAGCCTTTAAGACGATGGACAGCCTTTATAGCCTTCATGAGCATGTCACCGGGGAATTGAAACAACTTTGCTGTGAACTGAATGTTGCAGGAGCGGGCGGTGCTCAAGTAAATCGCCTTGCCCACAAAATGAATCGCTCGGGGGCGGATCTTTTACGCTGTACAGATGTTGGCGATTCTTGGGGGACGGTAAAAAAATCAAGCAACGTCATTACTATGAACCGCTCGGAATCGGATGTGGAAGAGAACCGAATCGTTTTTCTTTTGGATAAGGTCAGAAACGGCCATTGTCCGGTCGCTGTTCAGTGCGTGAGTTCTTATGATCGATGTGCGACCCACCTTTTTGCAAATGACGATAAGAATCGACAAATTCAAATTCCGGTGGAACAAAAATGAGCCTTAGAATCGAGGCCGAGAATTTTCGGTCATTTCCAAAGATTGATTGGGAACTTCCTGAAGGTCTCACTTTGATTGATGGCTTTAATAAAGATACTGGAGGAAGTAATGCTTGCGGCAAAAGTTCTCTTTTGGATTGCTGGTTTTGGTGCCGGTATGGATGGCTCCCAAGGTGGAAGGGGCCTAAAGGCGGTCAGTCAGACGCGGTAATCCGACGAAAATACAATCAACCAGCCGGCGCAACTCGGGTCAAGATTACCGAAAGATTCGGACCGGATGAGATTTCGATCGAGCGACAACGGCCCAATCGATTGACGGTTTGGAAAAATGGAATTGAACAAAAGGGAATGGATCAAAAGGGACTTGAAATTTTGCTTGGCATGAGTGCGGAGCGATTTTTAGTTTGTGTTTACATGCCCCAGCGTCGGACGCGCTCCTTTTATTGGATGAGTGATAATGAGCGAATGGATTTGATGTCAATTGTGGTAGGGCTTGAAGAACTCGATCGGGCTGCTGAGAAGGCTAAAGAATTAAAAAAAGAAGCGGAAGAAAAGATTGAATCCTTCAAAACTAAAATAGAAATTTATGAAACCCAATTACATGACCTTCCGGCTCAATTGGCAAAGGCCGATTTAAATCGAAAAGAGGCCGAAAAAAAACATTCTCTTGCAAAAGAAAAAGCGTTTCGGATGGAAATGCGGCTTGATGAATTTATTTTTGATTCTAAGAAGAAATCTGAAGAAGAAGTCCACGAGGCAATCGATCCTTTAATTGAGCAAATCGCTGATGTGGGGTTTCAGATTCAGGTGCTTCAGGGCGAGATTGATCTTCAACAAAAGAAAATCGATCCAGTTCCAAAAAAGGATCAGAATACGGTTTTGGCGGAGGCTACCGTTCAAGATCTAAAAAAGAGACTGTCAGATGCTCTTCAATTAAAAAACAGGATCGAGCGGCTAAAATGGGATTATCAAAACGCTAAAAACCTAGCCCATTCGTCTGCTCAGGGTTCTTGTTCGCAATGCAAACAACTTCTTCCTGAAGAAGCCAGGGAAGAAGAAACGCTGAAGTATGAATCTTTGGCGGACTCTATTTTAGAAACAATTGGTCGGCTAGGGGAGGTTCCCGATATTTTTGCTCTTGAGAAAGAGCAGGAAGAAGCAGTTCAGCGACTTTATTTGGCGAAATCGGCGGCTGAGGCTCCTCCTCATCAGATGAAACTGGAACTGGATCAATTGCGATTAAAAATGGAACAGAAGAAATCTGAGGAAAGGTCTCTCAAAAAAGACGCTCAAGCACTTAAGGATTCTATTTTAAGGAAATACAAAGATCAGCAAATGGTTCTTCAACATGAAGTCGAGAAGGCCTATACGGAACTTTCTCATTTGGAACGTGCGCTTCATTCAAATTGTGAAGTATATAACCAATTAGAAATTCAATTCTCCAAACTCGACGGGGAACTTAAAAAGGCTCAATCAGGACTCAATTTAACAAAACTGGATCTTAACGAATCTTTGGATCTGGTCGATATCTTTGGTTCAAAGGGATATCGTGCGGTCTGCTTTGATGGTCTGATTGAAAGGATCAGCGATCGGGCTGGGCAACTTTTGGGCATTATGACCGATAGCGTTTATTCCACTCATCTAGAGCAACTCTCGCAAGACTCTAAGGGCAATCAAAAACTCATTCTAAAGCCGATTATGGTGAAAAATGGTTCCGAAGTGCCTTTAGATGATCTTTCTGGCGGGATGGAGGAGCGGGCCGCTTTGGCTTATGACATTGCCATCGCCGAGGCAGCGGGTGAAGGGCTTCCTCTCCTCTTAGATGAAGTTTTGGGTGGCCTTGATGTGGTAGGTAAAACTGAAGCCATGGCTCTTTTGGAGGAAGTTTCTAAGACTCGCCCGGTTTTGGTGATTGATCACTCCAGCGAGTTTAAGGCTATGTTTTCAAAGGTGATTCGGGTTGTTTATGAAGCCGAAGAAAGTCGCCTAGAAACGGCATAGTACGATGAGAACATGCTTAAGGACCAGGAACTATTAGATTTGCTTGCTCGGGTTGTGGGATCGGTTTCTGCGGAAGATCTGGTCGATGATCCCGAACTGACCGCAATGCTCTCCCAACTCATTCAGATTCTTAATCCGAAAACCAGCCCTTTACCCCTTCATATTCTTGAGAAATTGACACTGATCGATAATCGCATGGAGCGCTTTAAGGCGGCGGCTGAGATGTTAGAAGCCACGGATCCTGAAAAACTAAGACAATTGGCGGAATCGATGAAAGAGTCAGGGCTTTTAAAATCCGAAAAAGAGGATTTGAAGCGTGCTGAAAAGGCTGATTTGGTAACTTTCCCGCCCAGTGTCAAAGACGGCGTGAAATGTTCTAATTGCCATTTTGTCGATATCTTAAATTCTTTTTGTAAGCATCCAGAAGTCAATCAGCGCCTCAAAGATGGGGTTGAGAAAATGTGCTGTTCTTATTGGAACGCTCCTGGGACTAAGCGGGAGTGGGATGACGCTTAATGGATTACTCTTCTCTAATTTCTTCTTATTTTACGGTTCATGAGGCCTTATGGCTTCCTTCTTGGGGAAGACATGCTGAAGCCTCTGATGGCCTTACCGATTCGGTTTTATCTAACTTAAAATCTGTCTTTTCAAAGATGGATAAGGTTCGGGAGTATTTTGGTCATCCTATTTTGGTCCATGTGGCCTATCGCCCCCAAAAATACAACGAACTTGTTAAGGGGGCGGCTAATTCTTCTCATATGGCTTTAGAACCAGGGGTTGCCGCAGTCGATTTTCATATTCAAGGCATTTCTTGCGATGAAGTGAAAAAGGCGATCTTTCAAAACGGCAAACTGAATGAATGGGATCTAAGGATGGAAGATAATGGATTCGGGGCGAACTGGGTGCATTTAGACACAAGACAGGTATTGCCCGGACATTTAAGGTTTTTTAAACCCTAAAAGGAGAAACAGCGATGAGCACTATGAACAAAATCACCGAACTTAGGCCTCAATTCGGTGGCGGAGACGGTGGATCTGGATTGGATTGCCTTATTATTGAGAAAGTAGATAACGGTTATGTTTTAAGGGCGCTTTGTGGTGGTGATGAAACGATTATGGAGTGCCGTGTTTATTCCGATCGCGCCGAGTTGTTAAAGGATGTCGCAGCAAGACTCTAGGTTTATCTCTAATTTGGTTCTTTCCTCGATTCGTGAGTTTTCTAAAACTCATGGATATCCCAAGGCTATTTTGAAATTTGTTGATTTGCCCGATTTTGACGAAAACAAGATCAAAGAACGGGTGATTTGGCATTATATCATGGACTGCACCCCGAAAACTGGAGAGTTTTTCCTGAAGGTTTTATGACTGGATAAAGCCCCTGAAATCAGCCACTGGAGCGGAGTTCCAGTGACTGTGATATAGGAGTAATCCAGTATGGGAAAGATCCGAAGAAAGTTCGACGTAAGTTTCAAGATCCAGGTCTGCCAGCGAATCGAGGCGGGAATCCAGGACGTGGCAGGGATCTGCCGCGAGAACCAGCTCCAGCGGACGGTGGTCGAGGGGTGGATCCAGCGTTATACGGCGGGGACTCTGAGTCCCAAGGCCGGCGACCGGGAGAAAGAACTGGAGCGCGAAAACGAGAAGCTCAAGTCCAAGATCGGCGAGCTGACGATGACCATCGACCTCCTAAAAAAAGTGGAGGCCTTCAAACAGCGGCTCAAAAGCGAAGATTCGTTGATCTACACGTCACGGAACTTGGCTCAGTATCAGAAGCCTGCAAAACCGTTGGCCTTGCCCCCTCCAGCTACTACTACAGGCCCAAGAGGGACCCGGTAGAGCGAGCGCAGGCGGACGCTGACGTTCGGGATCTGATCGAGGAGACCCAACGGGAGTTCCCGTTCTACGGGTACCGGCGACTCCACGAATGGCTCGAACGCAAGCGCGGCATCACGATCAACGAGAAACGGATTCTCAGGATCATGAAGAAATACGGCCTAAAAGCCCTGATTTGGCGTGGTTGGAAGATCAAGACGACCGACCCCGACCATAATTTCGGCTATGCCAAGAATCTTCTGCCAGGCAGACGAATCACCGGGATTAACCAGGTGTGGGTGGCGGATATCACCTACATCCGGATTCTCTCGGGCTTCGTCTACCTGGCGACGATCCTGGATCTGTTCTCTCGTCGGGTCGTCGGCTGGGCGATCTCAGCGAAGATCGATACGGAGCTCTGCCTGGAGGCGCTGAACATCGCCATCCAGAGGCGGAAACCCGCATCCGGACTGATCCATCACTCGGACCGCGGAGTCCAGTACGCGTGCGACGCCTACAAGGGCCGACTGGCCGAGTGCGGGATCGTGCCCAGCATGTCCGCCAAGGGCTACTGCTACGACAACGCCTTCGCGGAGACGTTCTTCAAAACCCTGAAAGCTGAGGAGGTGTACCTGACGGAGTACGAAACGCTCGAGGACGTGCTGAAAGCTGTTCCTCGATTCATTGAGTCTGTGTATAACGAGAAACGCATCCACTCTTCTCTGGGCTATTTCAGCCCGGAGGAGTTTGAGAAACTGGCTGAACGGAAGCAGCTACAAAAACTGGGTCTTCAGCCGGTCATGATACTGCCGGGAAATCCCTCCAGCTGACGGGGTGCAGTCCATCAATGGCCCTTCTTCTATTTGTGATCCTTATTTGCTGGAAAGGTCATGGCTTCGGGCGATTGAAGAATTCTTTTGCCAAAAGGGGCATGATCTTAAATTCTGTTTTGAGATTGATCTTTATATTCGAAGCGGCCCTGACCTACCCGAAAAGCCGGATAATCCTAAGTGATACGACAAGGGTCGTGTCTTTAGGTTTTTGGGAAATGGGTTATGGCAAACGAAAAAAAGTGGCTCGCTACAGGGCCTTATTCCGTCGTTTCCTCCGGAACTTCGGACGGAAAATTGACGCTTTCTTCTGCACTGGGACTTCACGTCAAACAGCGCATTCAACTTCGGGATCCGATTTTACCCGAAATTGCTCTTGAAATAAAAAAAGTAACTGGCGCTCCTTCTGGAAGCACGACCATTTTCCCGGTGATCGAAGTCGGCAGGGTCGGTGCTCCTCTTTTGGATCGAGTAGACGTTTCATCCTACGGTTTAACTTCAAGTGTTTTTGCACCAGAGCAAAATAGAAACGCAATACCATTAAATGAAATCCAAAGACAAATTTACGAAGAAGAGCCAGCGGTTGCTCAGCGGGAAGTTCTCGTTGATTCTTTCGGGCAACATATTACTCCCGACAATCCTCTTCCTGTGGCTCCGGCCAATGGCCTCGTTAAACAGCCGTTTGATAAAATTATTAATTCTTTTGATGCTTACGGCAACGTGACTCAGACTCAGTACTTTTATAAAAACATATTGGTGAGCACGGTAACCCTTACTTATGATGCATTTTTTAATATCACTCAGGCGGTTACTACATGAGTAATCAGGTTAGACCGATTTTTAATCCCTTTACGAGTGAGTTCCAGTTGATGCCGACAATCGATCGCGGCATCGAGATTCGTCATGAAGTTAATTTTCCGATTACGGTGAAGGCGGGTTTTACGAGAATTCAGCCGGATATGAAAGTGGATTTAGGGGTGATTATCACAGTTGAAGAAGGCGCGGAGTTACTGGTTCTATGAGTAAAATTACTGTCAACGAAATTTCTCCCAATACAAAGCCTGGCGTTGGAATCGGCGGTTCTTCTAACGATCCTTCCGCAATTTTTAATCTTCAAAGCACTTCGCAAGGGTTTTTAGCCCCCAGAATGACGACCGCGCAAAGAGATGCGATCTCAACTCCAAGCGAAGGGCTTTTGGTTTACAATCTGGACGACGGACGCCTTGAGCAATATTCTTCTGGTCAATGGACGGTTGTTGGAAATGGTCAAGCGCCGGTCGCTAAGGTTCTGAGGGTCGTTAAGAACCCCGTTTTAAATTCACAAGATTTTGCGACCATTAACGATGCTTTGGTGAGCATTACAGGAAACTCTCCTTCCAATCCTTATTTGATTTCAGTGGGTCCGGGAGTTTTTGTTGAACAACCCATTCAAATGAAATCCTATGTTTGGGTTGAGGGTTCTGGTCCGGAGCAGACGATTATTCAGGCGGCTAACCCGAATGCTCATTTGATTACTGGGGCTGATTTCTCTGGGATCAGTAAGTGCCTTTTGGAAGGCGCTACCGGACCTTCTTTTGCTGCTATTTTTTATCAAAGCACATTTGCAAGTACACAGGCCGCGTTTTGGGTTGAGCAAATTCGATTTGGAAGCAATGATACGCTGGCTATCGCTGATGGCCTCTTAGGAAACTCGAATCTTTTCTTGTTTGATTGTCGGTTTGGATCTGTTTATTCATTTAATCACGGTTTTTTGGCTAGAAACACTAATACTTTCCGAGCGTCTATCGTCATGCGTTCTGGCACGACGACAGCCCTTCAGGCGCCTTATCCAGATTATTTGTTTTGGGCGACTGGTCCCAATTCTGAGATTTTATTAAATTCTGGGCAATTTCGTGTAGAGGCGGCAAACTCGATCGAATGTATCAGGGTCAGTGACGGGGCTCACTGCCGAGTTTTGAGCGTTTTCATTCGTGGATTCGGAACAGGAATTCATATGGATGGAACGGCTGCGGGAACTGAACTGGATTGTGACGCGGTTCATATCGAAAGTTCCATTAACTGGGATGTTTTGATTGATAACCCTAATGCTTTTGTTTCTTTTGAGGGAGTCGCCAACCGAAGCAAAATCTCGGTGATCTCTTCTGCCACCGATGTAAAAATGGCGTTTTTGGATGAACAGACCGGAGATATTGTAATTACCGGAAGAGTTCTTTACGCCAAAAACATTGCAGATGTCATTGATATCACCCTATTAGGGACGGAATCTGCCACCATGGGCGTGATGGACGGAGGAGAACTGACTTCGGGGTCAGGATTCACCGTTAATATTTCGGCAGGATTTGGATATTTAGAGATTGAGCCCGAGATTTTCAGACAATTCTTTTGGGGGGATATTTCAATTACGCTTCCTCCCAATCAGGCTCTTTATCTTATTTTTGATAATACCGGGGCATTAACGACTACTTCGACCTTCCCGGACACTCATCTTGTTATTCTTTTGGGCCGGGTTGTAACCAATTCGACTGGGATAGAATTCATTGATAGTTCCGGTATAGATGCGGAACATTCTTCAAATCGATATGACGATTTATTCAGAAACGCAATTGGGGGTGTTTTTTCTTCCGGATCTATTGTTACTGAAAACGGTACAAGGCAGTTAGACGTTACTCCCGGTACTTATTATCTTGCGACCAATCGGTTTATGCCGTCTGGTGCTACTGCGGTTTCATGGACCGCTTATTATCAAAATGGAACTGGCGGTTTTTCTCAAGTTTCACAAAATGTTGTAGATAATGCTTTTTTTGATAATGGGACAGGAACTCTTGCTCCCATTGGCGCCGGCAATTTTGCAAAGCATGTCCTCTATTTGGTCGGCGAAGGAATTAATGAAAAATATTTGTTGGTTTATTCTCAAGTCCAATACACTGCCTTAACTCTGGCTGAGCAAGGCCCAAGACCCACGCCTCCTCCTTACTTTCTTGACGGTGTAGTCCCTATCGCTTCCTTGATCGTTCAACAGGGAATGACCAATATCATCGAAATTCGCGATGAGCGACCACGAGTAGGATCGGCTCCAAGTTCGGTATCGGCGGCTTCATTTCATCGGAATCTTCTTGGATTGACGGTCGGTGACGATCATCCGCAATATTGGAGAAATGACGGAACTCATGTGGCAACGGGAGATTTTAATCTCGGTACCCACAATATTACCAATCTAGGAACAGCGAATGGCGTTGTCGTTGAAAATCATCACGCTAGGCATCAGCCCGGAGGAGCCGATGAAATTCCGACAGCGGCAGCGGTTACATTAAATCCAGATCAAGCAAATGCTCCAGGAACTTCAACCAGTTTGGCTCGGGCTGACCACATTCATAACGTGCCTACGGCGGCTGCTGTGGGGCTGAATTCAGCAAGCACAAATACGCAAGGAGCCTCGACTTCGTTTGCTCGGGCTGACCACACTCATGCTATCGCTTCAGGTGTCCCTTCGACTCAGACTCCCAATCAAACAAACGCGGCGGGAGCGAGCATTAATTTCGCTAAAGCCGATCATGTTCACAATATTCCTACTGGGGCTCCGAGTGCTTTGACTCCGAATGCCGGAAATAGTCAAGGCTCGGCTGCCGCCTTTGCTCAACAAGACCATATCCACAATGTCCCTACCGCAGTCCCGGCAAATCAGACCATCGCTGCTTCTTCATCAGATGGGGTTGCGGCATCTTTTTCTCGCTCTGATCATCTCCACACATTTTCGACTGCGGCGGCGGCGACTCAAACCCCGGATCAACTGAATGCGGATGGATCTTCGATAAATTTCGCAAGAGCCGATCATGTCCATAACATCCCTACAGCGGCAGCGGGTGGCCTTAATGCAAATTCTACGAATACACAAGGTTCGGCAGCCTCTTTTGCTCGGTCAGATCATACTCACGCGATTTCATCGGGTGTTGTTTCTACCCAAAACGCTGACCAATCCAATAACGCAGGAACCAGTGCCAATTTTGCAAGAGCGGATCATGTTCACAATATTCCAACCGCAGCGCCTACCGATATTGGCTCAGCAAATTCACAAGGTGTAGCGACGACCCTCGCTAAATCCGATCATGTTCATAAAGGTGTTCACTCATTAAAGGCTGGAACGGGCGGAACTCAGCGGTTTGGAGACTTATCGATTGATCCAGGGAAAGGCACTACCGTTACCGATGATGGATCGGGAAATTTTACTGTCGATACGACAATTGGTCCCAATGAATTGCTGGTCAGCCAGGGTGCAGGATTAGTTGCCAATTACACCGCTGGAAAAGCAAGAATTAATGGAACGACTATTAGCATCTCGGCTGGATCGATTACGGTCGTAACCGGTGCGACAAACGGAAGGATTTATGTTGACGTAGATGGGGTAATTAAATCAACCACATCAACGAGCACACCTCCGAACGCCGTTCCATTAGCGATTTTTTCTAGCAATGGTGCTGCGATTACGGCTCTTTCTGATAATAGAACCCTCTTAAATGTCAATTTGATGTTTGGATCATCTTCCGATATCCATAATTTGACTCCAGATCTTTCGGCTTCCGCAGGATCAACCAATAAATACGCGGATGCTGGACACGTTCACAATGTGCCGACGGCGACGGTTAATGACACGGGGATAGCCAATGATCAAGGATCGGCTGCATCGTTTGCACGATCGGATCATGTTCACAATACGGTGATATCGAACAATAAGGCCGCATCCACGAGTTCAGCAACGACATCATCTGCATCTAATTCTGCCATTGCTTCAATGACCGTGACTCCTGTTGCTGGAACTTATGTGGTCTTTTTTGAGGGCGTTTTTTCAAATTCTGTGAATAACGCACTAACTACATTTAGTATTTATTCTGATGCCAGCCAGATTTCTGATTCAATTAGGATCTTTAAAACTCAAAATAACCTAAATTTGGGTTGTCGATCCACTGCGGTTATTACGGTTAACGGATCAAATGTCATTACGGCTCAATGGAACACGAGTACGGGAACTTCTACTATTGTTGGAAGAAGTTTGATGGCAATCCGAGTCGGCTCATAGGTAAAGAGGGTAGTTATGATTTTTAAATACAGAATTCATTGTTTTACAGAGAATTTGGATAAATTCTGGTTTTTGCCGGATAATACTAACCGTCCGACGACTTGTCCTACGGACACTTCTCATCAAGTTGATTTGAATTCGACGGTGATGGTTCAGATCGGCGAGCCCCAAAAAGTGGTTCAAGTTTTAGGGTCTGATCAGTGGAGTCTATCTCCTCGGGGGATGTCTTTTGCTGTTCCATTCGGAACCACCGCAAGTTTCGATTTAGAACTCGATCGGATCATGGTTTTAAGGGGTGGTGTTTTGTTTTCTCCTAATGCTTCGATAGGAGATTACATTAACGTCCAAGTGATTGATAAAAATAATGTTTTAAAATTTGGAGGAACGCCAGACCAGCCGACGGTGCTCGGGCAATATGTCACTCAATGGTATGTCATGCCAGACATCCCAAACGAAGTGACTGACGTTTCTATCAGTCAAAGTCTTCCGGCAGGAGTTTTTGTTCGAGTGACATATACTTCCGTTTCTCAAAGTGTGAGTCCTAATGTGATCGTCAATTTCATCTCTTATGTAGGGAATAATGAGTAAGACATCCATTGTCCTTTCTGGGGGTGGAGTGAAAGGCTCGTTTCAGGCGGGCGTTCTTAAGGCGCTTTATGATGAGGGTGCTTTAAAAGAGGCCATTGCGGTGTATGGAACTTCAGTTGGGGCTATTAATGCAGCATTATTGGGATTTGCTCCTGAAAAAATAGAGCCTGTTTGGCGAACAATCAAGCAATCCGACATTTTAGATTTCAATTTGTCTACCCTTTTACTGAGATCAAATGGGATTTACAATTTGAACCCTCTTAGGAAGAATCTCAAAGAAAAATTAGGGATGAGTTCCTGGCTTACGGTTCATCCGTGTTACGCGGATTTAATTAATGGCTCAGTTCTCTATGGCGACAGCGGTATTATGCCAAGAGAAACTTTGATTGAATTCGTTTTGGCAAGTTCTGCAATCCCGGCAATCATGGAGCCCATTGGAACGTATATCGATGGGGGGACAAGACAACAAACGCCACTCAAAAAAGCGATTGATGATGGTGCGGAGAGGTTGATTGTTGTGCTTTGCAATCCTTGGACGGCTGATCCGACCGGCTGGACGATGCCAAGTGGTTTTTTCTCGTTTATTGAGATCGGTCTTAGAGGAATTGATCTTTTGGAACATCAAGTTTTCCGGACAGATGTCCAATTGGCCCTGGAACTCAATCAAGATCCCCGATATCGGAATTTGGATATCCAAGTTTACGCGCCGGATCGTGAATGGATGGGGACAATCGAGTTTGATTCCAAAAAGATCAATTTGGCATTTGACGCGGGGCTTAAAACTGCGATTTCAGGCCCCCTTACATCTGAAGAACTCAGCACATAATGGAGAGCATATGAGCGTTGGAACAAAACCCGTTAAAAATATAACCAATATTGGAACCATTCTTCAGGCTATTTTTGCCGATTTATCTGCGGTAATTCGGGTGGCTCAGGCTGGTTTGGACTGGACTCCCAAGGGAGATCTTACAAATGCGGTTCGAGTGGGTGAAAATACTCCGGTCATGCTCTATAATTCTACCGGCGGTGTTCTTTTTGTCGCATTTGGTGACCAATCGATGAGCGCACCAACAGGCGCTACTGACGGAATCCCGATTGCTGCGGGTGAGAAGTTTGTATTGAATAGCGGAGCCAAGGCTTGGGTTCGAGGGAGCGCCGCCGGGATTTTTGCTTACAACGCAGATCTTGTTTAAAAGATCGAATCATCGGTATAATGGGAATATGTTCCGTATCTTCGCAATTCCCGATATCCATGGCCGAAATGATCTTTTTCAGCCTCTCCTTAAGAAATTAAAAGACGAGCATTTGCTTGATTTTGCGACCGATCGACTCATTTTTATGGGCGATATGATTGACCGAGGCTCGGATTCTAAAGGCGTTTTAGATACGATTCGCGCTCTTGAAAGAGACTATCCTCACGCCGTTGTGGTTCTTAAGGGAAACCATGAAGTTTTGTGTTTAAACGCATTGCGTCGTGGAAGGTGGTATGATTTTTCGCTTTGGACACATCCTGCTAATGGTGGGCATAAGACGCTTGCCAGTTTTTCTGTAGGCGAGCAAGACCCCAATCCTGGCAAACAAAACCCCATTCCGGATGATTACCTAGATTGGATGGACTCTTTACGGCTATTTCATGAAGAGCAAGGATTCTTTTTTAGCCATGCTCCTTGCCCCAAAGATAAAGATCGCGCTCCTCATTTAAGAAATCGGCCATTAGAGCCTTGTGAACTGGTTTGGACCTACATTCAAGATGAGCGAGGCAAGTCTCGGCATCATAAAGATAAAGACGGCAATAAGTTGGTGGGAGTTTGTGGGCATATCCATCGATTGCAAGCGGGGCTTTTTACTCCTCGTTATTATCAGCATTATTTGTTTTTAGATGCAGGTTGCGGCTGTAGCGATAAGGCTCCTTTGGTTTGCACTGAAGTCAAATCAAGAACTCCTATCGAGGTTTGGCCTGAGGGCGTAACTCCGATTGTTCCTAAAAAACGTATCTATATCCCGCCGAGACCCAAAACTCCTTCGCTTTGGGATAATCCCATTTAATGATCCGGCCCTACAATAAAGGGCATGAGTACGATCACTATCCCACCAGGAAATGATAATCCGGTAACGCAGGGCGCCGGAACTGTTTTTAATCAAGGTCCAGGCGAGCCTGGATTTGATCGATATGGGCCACTCATTGATTCTGAACGCCTAAAAAAAGAGTATCTTTTTGGTATCCCACTGAAAGCCGCTTTAACTGGTGAAGAAGTCGATGATGAAACCTTAAAGCAATTCATTCGAAAAGGGGTAGGCGATTTTGAGGCCGCAGTCAGGGTTCCGCTGAATCCGGTAAGAATTACGGATCGTTTTGATTTCGAAAGAGCCGATGATATCGCTTTTGGGACTCGTAGGCTGACTCGTTGGCCGGTGCTTAAGGTTGAAAATTTAAAAGCCCTCTGGCCAGGTAGAAATGAATCTTTGGCTCCTGATGGACCGACTCAGGAAATCGATTATCCGACTTCTTGGGTGAGTCTTCAGGGAGATCAAGGACTGATTCGAATTATTCCAAATTCCGGAACGCTTGTGAACGCGGATGCCAATTTTTTGTCATCTTCGGCTTATCGGGCCGTTGTCTTGGGTGGTCTTAAGGCATGGCCGAATTTGTGGCGTGTGACTTATCTTGCCGGCATGGATTACGATATGATCCCGGATTTGGTCAATGATTGCGTCGGACATATGGCTGCGATTAAGTTTTTATCGATGATGGCTCCTGCTCTTTTTCCGGTTGTCAGCCAAAACGTGAGTATTGATGGAATGGGACAGTCGGTTTCGACCGCAGGCCCAACTTGGCTTCAACTGAGGCTTCAGGAACTACAGACCGAACGAGATCGATTGGTCGATCTTTTAAAGACTCATTATGGAAGCGATATCTTTTTTGCTGCTTGGTAAGGAAATCACATGAAATTAGGCATTCAACTTCTCAATAATACCGCGACGGTTAACTCAATATCGGTAATTAAAAATCAAAAAATCAATCAAGGTGAAAGCCTGAATCTTGTTTTCCAGTTGGTGGATCAAGATCAAAAGGGGATCAGATTTTTGCCGGGTGCATCGGCGACAGTTTTTGTTGAAATCGCGAGATTCCCTGATGTTTTTGGAAGTTCTGGCAATCAAAGAGTCCAGCAAGATTTCTCGGTTCGCCGAAATGCTTCGATGCTTTTTCCGGATGATGATCGCTCAATTTGGTATTTACCGCTTACGACTGTAGATACCTCAAATATGATGTCAAGCAATATGCGAGTCACCGTTACCGATGGCTCCAATACCTATATCACGGTGTTATCGATGGCTCTTGTTCTCACTCGATCAGAAATCGATCCTTTACCTGCGCCGAATAGCGCTCCGAGTTTTTAAATGGCAAGCCCACTTTCTCCAGCCGCAAAATCTCTTCATGAGCAAGCCATTGAATGTATTATTCAAGCGACGGATGCTGCTGTTAAAAACGAGCAAGAGCAAGTGAAGATGCATACCCGGCAGGCCAAGATGTTTGCTGAATTGACGGCAAGAAAGATGCGCGCCATGGGAATGCATCGCCAAGCCGATGATTATTTAAAAGCGCTTTCTGAACACATTAAACGGGTCTGGGTGATTGCTCAGCGAAAACAATCGGAAAAATCCAGGGAATTGGTCGAAAAGGCCAAACACACCGTTTTTAAAATGAGAAAAACCGATGTATTGATGAAATGTCCTTGCGGTTGCGGCAGAGACATAAAAAAAGGCTGCGATTGCAAAGACTGTGAAATCGAAAAAGAGGGTGCTTGTCAGTGCGGTTATACGGACAAATCTGCTAAATCCGAAAAAAAGGATCTTGATCTTCAAAAAGGATTTGTAAACCCTTTTATCGATGCAAGTCCGGCCAGAAAAGAATACATGCAACATGGGGTGGTCCAGCCTAAATGGGGACTCAGCCCGATTAAGGGCGATCCTAAGCACAATTATAAAATGATGCATGAACTGAGTGAAGATCAGCAAACTCAAGTTCAGCAAAAGTTCCCGCAAGGAAATCATTTAAGATACGCATACCCCGTTCATAAAGAAACCGGGGAATTGGTTCATGCTCAAAGAATTCCTTTGCCTCCTGGATATGCCGCTCGCGCCCAGGCTCATGCATTTAAAGAACTGAAGCCGGAACATCGAAAAGGGGCATTCGTTAGAATTCATTCTATCGGCCATCCTTCTCATGGAAAAAAGGGCGTGGTTACCGGCCATGATCCGAATATGCCAGGGAAAATCGGTGTTCAACTCGGGCCGTCTGCCGCGCATACAATTTATGTTGAGCCGCATCAGGTAAAACTTACGAAGCCGGCCAGTAAAGTTGAAAAAGCCATGGTTACGCTTTTTAATATTCGGAAAGCGTTTATGAAATCGGAAGGCAACGGAGATGACCCAGCCAAAAATTCCTAAGATTTCTTTGCCGGGGATCACTAAAATCCAGATGCAAACGCCGCTTCTGGAAACGACGCTGAATCCTGCCATTTTTGAACAATTCATAAAAGCGCAAGGCATTCGGATGATTCATTCTCGTCCGGTTCCTTGTCCGTTTGTCCATGATCTTTATCAGCCGGATCATCAACCTGCCTGTAATGAATGTTTCAATGGGTTTATCTATTATCATCCCACCGAATTTATCGGCGCTTTTATGGGAAACCAAATTGATCGCAAGTTCAATATGAATGGTACATGGGATCTCGATCAGGTCCAGATTATCGTGCCCGTTTATAATCAATCAGGCGAGATTATGGATGTTCAATACTTCGATCAGATTATTTTGCCGGATGCTCCTTTGGTTCGATATTACCAGCGAGTGGAGCATTCCCAATCTGGGATTGATCGCCTTCAGTTCCCGGCAGTAACCGTTGATTTTTTGATCGATAATACCGGGAAAAGATATCGTCCGGGTGTGGATTTCGTTGTAAAAAATGGTCGAATTGAATGGGTTGCGGATCGGCCCGAATGGGATCCTGTTTTAGATCGAGGAGCGATTTATTCGGTGAACTATTATACGCGCCCGGTTTATACGGTCTTAAATCTTCCCCATCATTTACGGATGGCGCAAACCCAAAGTGCGCCTGGGGAAAATAATGTTGCGGCAAGGTTCCCTCAATTAGCGGTTTGTCGAAAAGATTTTATCCCATTTGATTCGAGTGATTCAGTGGGCGAGCCCGATCGGCCTGAACCTCGGGATGGAAGTTTTGGTCCATAAATTTGATTGATTTCTCGGAAAATCTCTATCAATCCAGGGTGTGTCAGTTTTGACAATAACCGCCGCTTGAAAAAGAATCAGGAAAGACTTAAACTAGAGCCAGGAGTAATGCCTGGTGTCATTTTTGAGATATTCATCGATCATTGATGGCTTTTACAGCATCAAGTTGTCGCGAGAAAAACTAGCGCTGATTGACGCTCATTTTTTAGCCGCAAGTCATCATTTTTTCCGGTCCGAATCAGATGACCTGATTGCGAGTCATTTTCATCAGGAACTATTCTGGAAACATATTACTGAATTGATGAAGATCGTGATGTCTGGGGACTTTTCGGGCGCCTTTGATAATACCCATCGGGGATTGGATCAAAAAGAAGGCTGGAATCCAGATCAAAGGTTCCATTCTTGTGCTTTTGGAAATCCTCAAAAAAGGGCTCATTTGTTTCCGGATGAGCATATGTTTACCGATATGCTTCCCGATATCCGGTATCAGATTCATGACTTCCACCCTTACGATTCCTTACTAAACCGGCCTGCCCAGCAATCATCTGCCCATATTCTTCTTCAGACCGGTTCGGCCTGATTTAATCCAAAAAAGGTATATTGAAACTGCGGGCATTAAGAAAGGGCATCTTAGTGGTTTCATACGCCACGATTGCGAGGTTCGACTCCTCGGCCCGCTTCCAATTTTTGGCTAAATCTACGATCTAGCGATCTTACTCTACGATTACCTCTAGGGACAACCTTCCTTTCTTTCCCAAGAGGTAAATCAATGGCAATTCCAGCAGGGGGCCACTCAAGACCCCAGTTATTTTCCGGTGCGCGCGGACAACTCAAAGTAAATGGGCAAATCATCGCGTTTGTGACCGATGTAAACGTTAATATCCAGGCAAACGTTCGGGCGATCCATACTTTTGGTGCTCCTAACGCTCGGTCGGTTGAGCCTCTCTCTTATAGCGCAAACGTAACAATTGGTCGTGTGATTCCCGTTAATAAGCCTGATGGCACGGCAGTCGATACGAGCACGACTTCAGCGGCCTTCGCAGGGATCGAACCCGTTATTAATCAAATGCTTTTGGCTGAAGACGTGACGGTTTCTTTGGTGGATTCGCTTACCTCAACTACGGTTGCGGAAGTGCGAAACTGCCGTTTTGCCGGACGAACCATGAACCTATCGGCGCAACAGATCGCGAATGAACGCATCCAACTCGTCGGGATCTTCGATGCGAAGAACAATACCGACGATGGCATCGGGCTTTAAGGAGTAAACGATGGCTAATCCACAATTACTAAGCGGAGCCAGAGGGCTTATTAAAAATGGCTCTCAGACTTTGGCAATTGCAACCGATATCACGGTAAATATCCGGCATAACGTCCGACCGACCCATGTGGTGGGAGATATGAATGCTGCGGCTATCGACACGTTGGCATATGATGTCGATGTCAGCATTGGCCGAGTAATACCCGTAAATGCTTTTAATGCGGATGCAGATTTGGCTGCAAGAAAAGTTACTGGCAATGATTCAGAAGTTTCTTCTATTGAAATTGGCCTTGAGCCTGTTTTGAATGTTATTACGTCGGCTCAGGATATCAATATTGTTCTTCAGGACCGGGTGACTGAGGCAACGATTGCTTCTGTGAAGGGGTGTCGTTTTTCGGGACGAACTCAGTCTATGAACGCAAACGATATTGCCAATGAGCGAATTAACTTTGTTGGCATTTATGATGCCGGATATAGCGCTTCGGGCGGCTCTCCGAGCAATTCGGCTACGGATGGTTACGGTCTATGAGCGATGGCTTCAGGGAAAAGATCCTAAAATTCAAAGGAATGCTGAGTGGCTTTGATCGGCTGGAAAAGTCCGTTCAGGTCAAACTGATGGAAGTAGCCGACAAATTGGCTCCCATGGTGCAGGGCGGCGGAATTGCTCCAAAAGAGATCAAGGTTCCTGAGCCCATTGAATACCCGGATATTAAAGAAACGATTGTCCCTACAGTAAAAAAACATATCCTAGAATCATTTGCCGAGAGTTTTGTAAAAAGCAATTGGCATCCCAATTTTGAGAAAACCCAAAAGAATCCTTCGACCTCGGTTCCTTTTTCAGAAAAACCAAGCAAAGATGGGCCGGTTCATTCAGAAAACATGTCATCTCATCAGCAATCCCTTCGAGACAAAAAGGGTGTTCAAAAGGGTGATGTGAAAAAGGATGGAGCCATGGGCGGACCTACTTTGGGTTCGGTCATTGGTTTTCCGGGTTCACCTCCGACGACAACTGTCAATAAAGCATCCTTGATGGGTGTTAAGCCCGCTAAGCAGACTCAGGTGAAAGTTCCTAAAAATCCTGCCGAAGTCCAGCCGCCTAAAAAGAAATGAACTTTAAGGATTGTTCTTTAAGTTTTTATGATTCCTCAGGTTTTAGCCGGTTATCGAACCGTCTTAAAGATTAATAACGACGTGGTTGCTGCCGGTTTTGTGCTTGATTACAGCATTGAAACGGGCGAGGTGGATATCCACGGCCTAGACAATATTGTTCCTACTGAATTGGCCCCAGATATGATTCGGGTCACGATGGATATCAAAGTCTACCGAACTCCCGATAATGATCCTGTAGGCTCTTTGATCGCTCCATTGGGTGATTCTGCGAACCCCTTAGATGCGTTCACCAAGACTCCTTATATTTCCGTTGAAATCCGAGATAAGCAAACGGATAAAACCATTCTTTTCCTTCCTCGCGCATGGCTCTTCAGACGTTCAGGTTCTGTTGATGCCGAAAACGTTCTGATTGAGACTTGGAACATTAAATCGATCGGATTTTATGGTCCTGGTTCTCAGCAGACGGGTATTGTCGGCGCTGTTCAAAGTGTTTTTGGATAAATTCCCGCCTGTCTCTTTGCCTTCAAAATGTATTAATGACGGCATTTTCTTTAACTCTTGTTTAAGGTTTTCGGTGGAAGTATGCCGAGATATTGTCAACAAGTTGACTCGTTCTCGTGCGGACCCACGGCAATCTTGAACGCAATGAAGTGGTCCGGAATTGATGCATCGAGTCGTAACCATCTTCCTTTTCTTCAATTTTCTTGTCGAACGATTGATCCCGAATTCCCCGATGATTTTGATGCCAATGGAACCACGGACCAGGATTTTGATCGCGTTTTACGCTATGTCGGTAAGGGTAATTTTAAGGTCAGGCGTAAAAAACATCCTACTCTGGCGCAAATCCGGGCACATTTGAAATCTGGCGGAGCGGTGGCTCTTTCTTACCGTTGGCGAGAAAGCGGCCAAATCGGAGATCATTTTTGTTTTATTGCCGGGACCTCTCGGGGCTCATGGATTTGTATTAATGACCATTATTCTCCCGACCAAGGGACGACTCGTTTAAGAAAGCCAAAAACAGTCGCAAAATGGATTAAACGGGGCAAAGACTACCCTACTGCCTGGTTCTTATCGCTTGAAAAGTGAATGAATTCGAAAATCTCGGCTGGGTATCTCGCGTGATAATAGCGGCATGGCAGAGAAAATAAATCCAGCCCTTCCGAGTACTCATCCGCTGCATGATCCGTCATATCCGGATCATTTTTCATTCCCTGGGCTCCCCAAGCATTTTTCTCTTGTTTCTGCGCAAAACAGTCCTGAACACAATGCGAATGCTCATTCCTCTTTGGCTCAAGACTTAAAACAAGCCGGATTCGAGGCAACTCCCGTTAAGGGTCATTATAGCCATCCGGAAGAATCCTATTTGGTAGCCCATGAAGGGATTCCAGAGCATCGAAAAGCGATCGAAAATATAGGATGGCAATATGGCCAAGAGGCCGTTCTTCATCATTCTGAAAATAAAAGCGAACTCGTTTTCCAAGATGGCAGGCCCTCTTGGACCGGTGAAGGTTTTTCTCATGGACCGCATTTAAAAGAGTTTTATACGCAACTTCCGTCTGGCCATCGATTTAGGCTGAATGTCGAAGAGCCTGAGGTCAAAAAGGCCGATGAAAAGCCGTTTGATTTGCTATTTCATGAGAAGAAAAAAGAAACAAAAGAAATCCATAATCCTCATCATTATGGATCGGTTCTTGGCATCAATATATTTCATGCAATGCATGAATCTCATGATCATTTACCGGGCGTTCATGTAAAAGATCCGGATGATGAAAAACTCGAAGATACGATTTCACTAGCCCAAGAAAATGGAGAGCCTGCGGTTGTGATTCACGGGCATCCTCCTTCGATGCTGAGAGAAAACGCTCCTGGCGCGGCTCATCCGCATGCCTATGATTGGCACGACGGGCATACCGAATTTTATTCTGATGATGCTGAAAATATTGAAAAGGCCGAGTCTTTTACGCAAAGTACTCGCGGTTCTCCTCGCCCAGAGCCTATTAAAGAACCTCATTCTGACAATGCTCAAGCCGCCGGAAAGGGCGTGGCATCGTATCGGCCTATCGCTGAACGTTATGGTCATATTTTACCTAATCATAAAAGTAATCTTAACTTTTATGGTGGGATTGAACGTCATGAGCCAGCAATTGATCACATGATCGCTGAGCATGGCTATAAAACTTACTTTGCGGGCGGCAAATATGGCCGGCCTGATCTAAAAGCCAAGAACTACAACACCAAACATTTAATGATTTGGGATCCTTCTCCGGGAAGTGGCGGAGATTTTCAAAATGAGGCGTTCACACGTTCTTGGAGAAAAGTCCATGAACTTTCGCATGCGCTGACTTACCCGGAAGTGAACAACTTATACGGAGAAGGCCGAAGACTGGGAAAAATGGGAGTTCGGTCTCCTCGTGAAGCCAAGCGGGCGGTGCATTGGGAGTGGCTGGCTGCTCATAAACAGCGAGAAATTTCTGAAAAATTAGGACATAAGATCTCGGATGAAGACTTTCACCGGGAATTGAATACAGTTATGCATGACGCCGTGCATCGCGCATTAACGGGTCAATTCACTGAACCGAGCGATGAAGGATTCGTTCCTTCTTCAGAGAAGATTTCTTTGGAGCATGCTCTTGGGATGATTGATGAGCATGCAAAAAAGAGCGGATTAGAGCACGAAGAGGCCACTTTCAGGACTACGGGCGTGCCTAAAGACGTTAAAGAGCAATTTTCAGGGATCTCAAAATCAGAAAGGTTGTCTGGAGAACTTAAAGAAGGCGGCAAGATTAAGAAATTCTATCTTTGGCGCGAACAAGATGAATCAGGAGTAAGTGGAACTGGCCGAGTGGCTGAGGGCGTTATTTTTTCTAATGGTTGGGTCGGGATGAATTGGCTGACTCGTTGGGGATCGCTTGCGTTTTATCCTTCGATTCATGATTGTCTGTTAGTTCATGGCCACGCCGGGAAAACCACGGTTGTCTATGAGGACCAACAAGAAGATTCGGTGAAAAAGGCTTTCACTCAAGGAGACGGCGAAACCCTGACTGATCCTAAGTCTCATGATCAGGCAATGGCCTCAGTAGCGCCCGAACTTTTGGACTGGGGCAAAGAACATCTTGTTCCGCTTAAAAAAGACGATACAGCAACCCTCGAACTGGCTGGCAAGACCATTAAAGTCCGGAAAGTACTGGCAGATTTATATAGCGGCTGGATCGAGCATGAAAATCATATCATCCATCAATTTGAAAAACTGACGCTTCCGTTGGTGTTGAGTCAATTGCAATCAAAACTGGAACTGTACGGAAGCGAGGAGAAACTTGTGGCCGGGAAGAAACAAGAAACGATCGAAGTTCCAGTAAAGGAACTGGTTCAGGAACATGAAAAATTGGTTGATGCGCTTGAGAATCCAACTCCTCAAAAACTGGATCAAGAGGCAAAAGTACAGTCAAAAGAACTTGAAGAATACAAAAATAAATTAATCGATTCTTCTGCCGGGATTGCGGATCGAATTAAGAAACTCCAGACTCAACTGAAAGAGCACGTAGAAACGATTCATGGTATGGAATTATCAGCGGGTATCGAAAATCCTGAAACCGAATGCCAAGCCTGTGAACGTTCATCTGAGGCTTGCATTTGCTATATGAATCTTCCAAAGCCCAGAATTGAGATTACTGCAAAAGGGGTCAACATCTTTTTTAAAAGCGAGTGGCAAGAAGAAGATATTTTGAATTTCAAAAACGATTTGACCAAACGCGCTGGAATAATTCTTTACAAACGAAGGCTTACCGAAGTCAAAGAGACTTTGGCCAAGATCCGTGATAGGATTAAAGGCAATGGCAAAGATTAAGGTTTTTCACCGTAAAAACGGTGAGTTTATTATGAGCGCGGAAGATCTCCCTGAAGGCGGAGTGAAATTCATTGGTCCAGACGCTTTGCTTAAAGGTCTTCCCGCTGGACTTAATGTCACCCAGTTGACGGATCTTTTTGCAAGTTTTTCTGACAAGATGCTTGTGAAATCTGAAGGAATTGAAATTTTAGCCAAAGAAGATGATGGCAAAGAAGACACCGAAGCCCAGCCGAATGCTCCAACTCCGAATGCTTCTGAGCAAATATCGGGCGAAGATGTCTCAAAAAGAATTGAACCCGCATTAACGATTTTAAGAGAGATCTTAAAGCGTGCCGAGCAAAAGCGCCAAGAGCGTGCCGAACTTCAGGCTCATCAACAAGCCATGGAACTTGAGCGTCAAAACGCTGAGGTTGTTCTGGAAAATGATGGTCTTTATTATGTCACGATGGACGGCGATAATATCGGAAATCAAGTCGCTCGTGCTCAATACACGGATGATGAAGCCAAAGTAAAAGAAATCAGTCAGCGGATTGATCTTGGGATGAGACTTTTTATCCAATGGGCAGGTACCTATAGCGGAACGGTGATCGAAGCCGGTGGCGATGAAGGGCAAGTGAAGGTCCCACAAGCCGCCCTTGATTACATTGAAGAATTCAGACAAAACTACTTTAAGCAAGTGGGAGCAACGGTGACTGTCGGCGTGGGAAAGACTATTTCTCAAAGCATTCAGGCGCGAGAACTCGGGAAACTTCGGGGCAAGAATCAGGTCGTCTATTGGGATGAAAATACCGAAAAAGAACTTAATTTAAGACTTCAGCAAAAAGGGAATGAAACTCCCGAGAAAAAACTGATTGAATCGGGCGTTATTTCTCAGCCTCAAGAGCAGCCCAAACTGGGTGAACAAGTTGAGGCGCCTAAAAGGATTCCTAAATACGGCCTTCCTAAAGGGTCGTTTGCTGAGGCCCAAAAGCAGCAACAAGAATATGAGGATTGGCTGAGAAGCCAAAAGAAAGAAGTCACGTCCTAGCCGAGTGGGATCAGAATGAGAGGGTGAAATTTAAATTTTCGCCTGACGGTGGCTGGGAAAAAATCTTATCGGATGCGGCTTCGGCGGCGGTCGCACCTTATCTTGGGGCAGTTCAAGGCGTTGTTAAAGACGTTTGGGATGATGCCTACGACCATGCGCAATCTCTTGCCTCCGATCGATTGCACTCAACCGTTCAGCAATACCTTTCTGGTCTTAAAAAAGTTAAAAGTGGCGAAGGTATTTGGACGATCTTGCTTGAGAACGACGCCGTTTACCTGGAAGAAGGCTACAGCGGCTTTGACATGATTGCGGCAGGCCTGGCTCGCGGCGCGAAATCGCAGTTTTCTCAAAAAACAGGCCGTCGCTACGTCAAGATCCCTTTTGAACATGTCCAAGCCTTTGCATCCAAAGGACATCCCATGAATCCTGTGGTGGTTCAGGGGGGCTCTCCTGGGGCAACTACCAAGGGGGATTTGGCTACAGACTTAAAGCGCTTGAAGAAAATGTTTGCTCCCGACGATACAAAGATCTCTTTGGATTCTTCGGGAAGCCCTATTAAAGGCAAAGTCTGGAGTATCACAAAATCTCCGAGCGGACCTCAATGGGAATACCGAGAATTCCAAACTGATATTCGAAAGCGTCTTGAACTCGAAAAGCAACCCAGTTCTCTTTTGTCGGGGGTGACGAAGGTGCAATTTGAGACCGGCAGCGGTTCCATGAAAAGCCGCTATTTAACCTGGCGGACGGCTACTGACCCCCGAGTTCCTGCGGCAGTTCATGACAAGCCTAAATGGGTTCATCCGGGATTTGATGGCGTTCATATCATGAAAGACGTTGAGCAATACGTTACGGATGAATTCGCGAAGCGAATTAATGAAATCTTCTCTCAGGGATCGGGCACATGAAATGTTCTTATCCTCATTGCGGTAAAGATGTAGAAGGTCAGTTCGAAGAGATTCTCGAACAAGGATATGGGTTTTGCGAGCGCGGCCATCGAACTGAACTGCCTGGAAATACCCAAGCAGATTGGAGATGCGATTGTGGGGCACGCACAACAAAGCAGCCAGCGCATTCCTATTATTGCAAAGAAAATAAAAGATCGGGGATTTGATCATGTCGGTGCCTCTAGTTGATATTTCATTAAAATATGTCGTTGATTTCACCTTAAAAACAGTGATCTCAAACCCTGATCTCTATATCCCTGAAATCTTCGGAGATGCGGCTTTGGATCCTCATGCCGCTCTTTTAGGGGATCGATTCTTTAAACAAATCAAAAACTGGGTCACTACCACGAAAATTCCCGTTGTTTTGGGCTTTGACTTAGATCCCACACAAATTCCTGGGGTGACAATCCATTTACAAAGATCGACTCCCGTGCAGTCTTTTATGGGAGATGCTGGCTTTGTATTAAGTCAAAGTCTTCAGCCTTATGAGCGAGAAGTTGCGGTTCCTGAGTTTTCTCCTTCACTCATTACTCCTTCTTCGGATGGCTCTTCTATTTCTTTTACGCTTCCTTCTTCTATGGATCCTAATTTGGCCAAGTTGGTCATTCCAGGGTTTCATCTTTTAGATAAGAATGGGCGAGAATACGGAATCGGTTATGGCGTTGATGGCAATCCCACCGCATTTCAAATCGGACAAGACCCGATTTCTCAGGCTGATTTATCCCAAATAACGGTGATCAATCCTTATTCCGACGCTCTTTATCGTGAGGGCGTCATGTATTTTGAAGATACCCTTACAGTCGCTTGTCATGGTCACGCTGATCGAAGCGAGGGATTGTGGCTTTGGGCGATGGTCCAGTGGGGGCTTTTAAAATTTCGCCCGCTATTGACGGCAACCTTTGGGCTCGATTTGGCAATGCCGACGGCTTCCGATTTCTCAAAAGACGACTCGTTTTTAGGTGAGAACGTATGGACGCGGTATGTCAATTTGTCCACAAAAACAGTTTGGTCATGGGTAGGGCCGAAATCTCAAGATTTGGTTGCTTTCATTGAAATGATCAAGGCCTCCAACAAACTTGGCGATGAAACCGATGATTCCGTCGATCTCTAACTTTGTAAGGGATTGAACATCAATCTACCTTCTGTGTCTGACAATTAAGTGCATGGCGATGGAAAACGAGACGAAGACCGATTCTTCTAAGACGGTGATTGTAAAAAAAGAACCTGAGAAAGAGCCCGAAGCCAAAGCCGCGCCAATTCAAAAGGTTGAGGCTAAGACGGAAGCCGCTTCCGCTATGAATTTAGCGAAACCGGGTGAAACTAAAGTGAAGTTTTTGGTTTGGTTTACTGGAGCGCTGAAGCGTTTTGATAATATTCAGGCCCATCACATGACAACGATTCGCGCTTATTTCCAGCATTTGGGATTGGGCGATCCGCAAACTCAAAACGATTACGACCAAGGCTTAATCAAGTTCGGGTTCGGGAGGAAAGAGAAATGAGCATTGTTATCAATTTCGCCGGTGCGAGCCTAAGAAAACCGGGCGCCTATTCACGAATTCGTGTGGCACAAGGCAGCGCGGCTCAGGCTCAACTGGGTGTTATGGCGATCATCGGAGAGGCCGATCAGGGACTCGCTTTTTCTGATGAATCTGGCCTTTCTTCAGTGACTTGGTCTCCGGATCAGTTTGCACAAATTCAGCAAAAATATGGAAGCGGAGCCTTGGTGGATGGAGCGCGTATCGCTCTGACGCCAAGTAATGACCCTCAAATCCTAGGTGGTGCTCAACTTCTTCTTACTTTAAAGACGAATCAATCCACAACCGCAAGTCTTGCTCTTCCTTCTTCTTATGGAACGGTGAAAGCCAAAGTTCCGGGAGCGCAAGGAAACGCTATTACGATTGAAATTGATCAAAATGCCGGACAAGACGTGATTACGATCACGGACAATTTGAACGGTATTTCAGAAGTATCCAACGCGATCGGAAATGACGGAGCAATTCAAATCCAAGTTACCGCTGGCGGAGTTTCAGCCGCAACGCTTACGATTGGGGCAACTTCGATCACTACAGCGATTACCGGAACTGGGGCTTCGAATTTAAATATTTCTAAGTCAATGTTCAACACCCTTGGGCAATTGGTTCAGTTTTTAAATACTCAGCCCGGATATGTTGCGAGCGTTTTGAATGGTCACATCAATGATCCTTTGACGGTCCTTGATCGCGTGACTGCCCAAGATATTAAAACGGCTCCTTATGTTGTGAAGAAAGATCTTCAAGATATTGTGGATTTTTTCGGTCTTTCGGCTTTGGTTGACTTCATCCCGACTGCAACTGCCGGAATCCCTGATGCGATGGTTAATACGGCTTTGGCAGGCGGTGCACTTGGAGCAACTTCTCAGTCTAATTTTCAAGGCTGTCTGGATGCTCTCTCAAAGGTCCGAGTGAACTTTGTTGTTCCTCTTTTTTCAAGAGACGCAGCAAGCGATATTACCGATGGACTTACGGACGCGGCTTCTTCTTATTCGATCGATTCGATTCACGCTGCGCTTAATACGCATTGTGTTCAAAACTCGACGGTTAAAGGACGAAGAGAGCGTCAAGGATTTGCCGCTTATCAGGGGACTTATGCGAATGCGAAAATCAAATCCGCAGCGCTGGGTTCGGCACGAGTTTCTCTCCATTTCCAACAAGTGGATGTTCAAAACTCGTTTGGAGCACTCGTTACGGCTCAGCCTCATATGCTGGCAACAATCAATGCGGGCATGAAAGCGGCTGCGGTTATTGGTCTTCCCAACACTTTTAAATTGGCGAATATCTCTGGTTTCAGCGTTCCAAGTAATGATTTTGATCCAGAAACACAGGCAGATGACGCAATTGATGCGAACTTGACGTTTGTTGAGCGGGCTCCGGGCGGTGGTTTTAGGTTTGTATTGGACAATTCCACCTACGGTCAAACCCTCAATGCGTGGATTTATAATCGTCCAGCCGTACTTTATGCTGCCGATACGTTGGCATTCTCGATTCGTCTCAATATGGAAACATTCGTCGGTCAACGAAACAGCGATGTTACGCCTGAGACTGTGAAGAATCTGTTGGTGAGTGTTCTGGATGGGGCTCGCTCAAGCGGGATCATTGTTCCGGATGCAAGCACGGGCGGCAAGGGATTCAAGGACTTGACGGTTTCTTTCAATGGAAACGTAATTAATACCTCAGTCACCGTGACATTGGTTGAAGGAATTGAGTTTGTTCTCAATGACATCGCTGTCCAACGGGCGACAAGTTAATTCTAGGAGTAAAAAATGGCACATATTCAAGAAAAAGGTAAGGGTCTTGGCGGAAAGTTCATTAAAACATGGGCTCCCGGCGACAGCCAACACCTTGCGATTGAAAAAATCGATGAAATCGTATTGGCGGTTAATGCTTTGATTGCTCAATTCAACGCGTTTTTGGCGCATGTTGACACAGCAAACGTCGCTGGCATCGGCAATACAAACGTTACGAACTATGCGGGTGCTGTGATTCCTAAGACCGCAAGTGATGTTTTGGTTCCTTCTCCGTCTAAAACGAATTTATAATTTTGGTAAAATAAAATGCAAACTAAGTTATCGGCTGCTCAGCAAAAAATTGTCAATCAACTCATCGATTATGTCCCTGCCCTTAAAAAGGGGCAAATTCACGAGGTGGATGGCGGAGATATCCAACTGGGAGATCTGATTCAGGCAGCATTAAGCGCTGAATTGGCTAGTGCGCTAGTTGTACCGCAAGGAAATGTCATTGTTGGAGATGCCACCGGACACGGATCGAATGTTTCTGCTAAAACAAGCGGAAACATTCTGGTTGGAAATGGGACTACAGTCGCTAGTGTCGCCGTGTCGGGCGAAGCGACTCTTGCTTCAAGCGGAGCGGTGACTCTTTCAAATGCGGCAGTGATCGCTAAAGTTCTAACGGCATATGCCGCTGCTTCCGGAGTGGTTTCTGCAACAGATTCTATTTTGGCAGCGATCCAGAAAATTGATGGAAACGAGATCGCTTTTGAGGCTTTGTTTTCTCAAAACCTAGCGGTTTCGATTGCATTTGATCATTCCATCGGAGCAACGACTTGTAAGGCATTTAAAAATAAAAATGTTGCAAGTCTTTTTATTCCGACCTTAACGACTGCGGATGGCTTAGGAACGGGAATCCTTGCGGCTGCTGGACAAATTCCGGCTGCTTTCAGACCGATTGCTGATGTGCGCTTTCCCTGCGTTGTGACCGATAATGCGGCAAAGGTATTTGGAAGCGTGATCATTGGTGCGAACGGTTCGATTAGTTTTTATAAAGATGCAGCAACCACTGGATTCACTAATGCGGCTGCCGCTGGTGTGGATGGAACCTGCTTCACTTATAATTTAGCCTAATTTGTTTTAAAAAGGTGATCTAATGCCAGTTCCAAAGGGCGTTAATCCAGAGAAATACGATCGCTGTGTTGATGAAGTAAAAGAAAAGGGCAGTGCAGATAATGCATATGCAGTTTGCGCTACTTCATTAAAGCGTCACGAAATTGATTGGTCAGATATCGAAAAAAGCATTCAGAATTTTAATGGAATGCTCCTTCTCAGAAAGGCTGGAGTTCATCAGCCGTTATTGCCCGAAGGACGAAAGAAAGATCTGGCCGGTGAGAGCACGATGGGAAGCCATGTTCGTGCTCAGGCTCATTCGCAAGGAAAGCCCAAAGAGTATCATCGCGAAATGTCGCATATTCATGCGAGAACCGTGGCCCGCGAAATCCGTTCTATTAAGCCCAAACTTCCGGATTAAGCCGTCTTTTTCAGTCTTTGATAAGTCTGCAATAAGTTTTCTTCTTTTCTTATTTGATCGCTAGCATAAAGCGGTGTCTCAATTCTCTTAATGTTGGCGCCAGCGCGTTCTGATTCAGTAATCATATCGCGCAAAGTCTCTCTTGCCTTTATTTCTTGGGGAGAAATTTTCTGATCCCCGCTTAAGAATTTTCGGTTACTTCTGTTTTTTATTTGGATCAACAAATTTGATCTCATTTTTTGTTTGAGCACAGAATAGCGATTTTGGATTAGAAGTTCGCCTAAGTAGACAGAATCGACTGACGCTTCAGCATTAATAGTTAGCGTGCCCGTTGCTCCACTTTCATAACTGATGTTGATCGCATTAAAGCCAGAGGGGATCGAGATCGAATTTTGTCCATTCGTTGTAATCGCCCATGTCGTGTCCCTCACTATTTGATATGAGGGAAATGTTGTCATGGTTGATTCAGTGGAAATTAAATTTGCTGTTTGGGCATAAATATTTGCTAGAGTGCTGTTTGTTAAAGGTTCCCCTAAGAAGTCGTTATAAACGAGGGTTTTCGGCGTTCATTAAAACATCACCAGCGATGATCGTTCGTACCGTAATAGTCTTGGATGGCAGGTCGCCATTAACGTAGGAGTTGTCTTGCGGTTTCTTAAAAGTTAAAGACCCGTCTGGGCTGATTTCGGGAGGTTGTTTCTGTGTGATTCGCTCGGCGGGTATGTTTGGATTCATCCGGGAAACGTTCTTGGCATCATTTTGACTTCTTTAAACCTTTCACCAAACTTCTTAAGGGGATAAGTGGAGTTGTCGTCGAAGACGATTTCTTCGAGCGAGGAGTCGAAACGTCGGATGCGTTTACCCATGTTCCCGTACTTATCAATAGCATAAGGCTTCCATCCTTTTCCGACGTATTCATCGAACAAAACCTTTGCTTCCTGGACTTGTTCTTGATCCAAAACGTTCCAGATAATTCGGCGATCCCCAATTTCATCAAAGATACGAAAGGCAATTTGAGTTGGATCGAGTAGGATTTCTCGGATAATAAAACCGTCGGTAATTTGCTGAAAGGAATCGATTGGCCGCCCTTCGAGGGTGAGGATCGCTCGGCCTTCTTCTTGGGCTTTGATGTATTTTTCTTGGCTTCATCGAGTTGCCGTGTCGAATTTAATCCTTTCAACTTACGGATATTTGATTGGTGAAGCATTATTTGCCTCCTTGATATGCCTTTATTTGATTGCGCCGAAAAACAGGATCATTATGCCAGGGCACGTCTCGAATCGTGGATTTTAAGCAAAGAATGATCTCAGTTGTTCCGTATCGTTCGTTATGACGGTCTTGAGTAATCAGTCCGTGCTCAATTACGCGAAAATGATCGTGAGAGCAATTGGGGCATCGGATTGTATAATTGCCGAAAAAAAGATTCTCTTAAAAATGTCTTAAAGTATTTTCCCCATCCGCCGCCTGAAATATCGCAATAAAATTCCTTTTCTCGCCTTGCCATCGTGGCTTCCCCTCTCTGCTCGTTCAGTAATCTTCCATCAGATCCGAAATAATTTCAAGATGAGCGAGCATGGCATTTAAGCGGCTTAATTTTCGCTTGTTTTCTTTTTCTTGTCCTTTTTCGTTGGCGAGGTCTCGGGACTTTGATTCAATCAGTTTATCGAGTTTTTCCATTGAAAAAGCGATGTGATCGGCGAATTCGTTGGCTACATCCTCATCGGTTTCAATTTTCTTTTTGGTTTTATCTTTACTCTTCCATCGATCAAAGATCCCTTTGGTTTCAGGCTTCGATGGGGCCATATTCTCTTTCACATCACCCATAATCCCCTCTCTCAAAAGTGTCTAAAGATTGGTCGGTTTCTATTTTCTTAAGGGGGAAGAGGTTTAAAGTCAAGTGATTGATAAAAATAGTCATCTATTGACTGACAATAACGCTCGGGTTAAAATAGAGGAGTATGGCGGTATTCTTAATTTTGATCAATATGGCGATAGTTTATTGGGTTTTATCGGGAGGATTGACAACCGGCTTATCTTCTGGCGAAACTCACCAGGCATTCCCGCAAAAGGAATATGAAAGCGTGGTCTTTCCGGAAAGTCCTAAACAGGCTTTCAGTAAGATCGTGGAAGCCACCGAAAACGCCACGGAACTGCCCGATGGAACGGTCTTATCGGTTCGTAAAGTCCGTCAGTGGCATTAAAAAGGGATTGCCAAGGGGGAAGGCATCATGTTCTGGATTGAACGCCACTTCGCTTATTTAGCCATTCATGCTTGGAAATTCGAAATTCGTATCCGTCAATTTTTTCTTCTAAAAATCGAAATCGTCCGTCATCCTTAATTTGAAAGGAATCGCCGAGTTTCTTGACGCGACGCAACAGTTCGCACCGCAACGAAAGTGTATATTTAAAATAGGCACTATGGAAGAGAAGAAACTTGTACAGCGGGCTTTGCGTCAATTGGGGTTTGTGGGGCTTGGCCCCTGGGACTGGATTTATCAAACCCGAGAAACTGTCTGCGCGATTCCGGACGATGAACTTTCCAGTTTCCAAAGCGCAATCCGGTTTTTGAGAGAAGGCACGTTTCAGGTTACTTTACAAAAGCAAACTCGCTTGGCCTATTATCATTTGGCTGAGGCCCTAGACGCGATTTTCCATGGTGTTCTTTCCGCTAAGAAAGACGACCATGAGCGAACAATCCGAAGAAAACATTACCAAGCAACTTGAGAACATCGGGCTTGATGAACTTCTTAAGATCCCCGCAATTCAGGCCATGGAAGCCTATCGGCTTGTCAAAGAGTATTTCTCAAGCCTAGATCGGCTCGCTCAAGCAGCCATTGCATTTGAAGACCTTTTGCCTAGAAAAAAAGAAGTCCGGACTCCCTATACCGATAAACATTTCAAAAATGACTTTTTCGGGTTCCCTGGATCGGAACTCGTTTACCGGCTCCAGGAATCTCTTTCGCCGACGGGCGTTGCCTTAATCGCCCTTCAGGAATTCTTTGAATCTTCGCGATTTGAAGTCTTTGACCCCAGAAAACTTCCCGAATATAAAAAACTGATTTTACCGATTCATTATGAAGAACCCATTTATATTCCCGTGCAATTAGGGATGAATAAATTTACGGTTCCTGATCAGTGCCAACTTTGGATTCATGATTCTATTTCAAAGCGTAACTACGTCGTTCAATACGGGGTTTCGGCTGCCGGCCAATTAAAAATTCAAATTGAAACCGGCTGGGATGATTCGAACTATAATCGCTTGCTTCTTGATGAAATCAAGGATGCGATTTTGCAAAGTAAATACTTTCGGGGCCAAATCCTGGAACTCGCTTCCAGAGGGTTTACGATCTTAGAACTTCCTGAACAAAAGATGCCGGTTATTGATCGGTCCCTCCAACTTGAACTTGAAAAAAACGTTATCAATATTTTCAAGAAATCCGATCAATTTAAGGCTTATGGATTGCCTACCAAGCGAGCGATTATCTTGGAAGGTCTTCCGGGCAACGGCAAGACCATGGTGGCTAGGCACTTAGCCTATACGCTTAAGGGCCAAGTCACGGTGCTCTGGGTGACGGCTAAGGCGATTGAATCTTCAAACGATATTGCCCAGATTTTTGAAATGGCTCGCAAACTCTCTCCGACCCTTTTGATCATGGAAGATTTAGACTTGATTTCTGGTTCCCGTGATCATGACTATGAATGCCTGGGAGAAATGCTTAATCAATTAGATGGAATTCAGCCCAACGAGGCGCTGGTGCTCGTTGCCTCCACCAACAAGGTGAAGTCCCTGGACGAGGCTCTTCGAGATCGTCCGGGGAGATTTGATCGCATTTATAACATCGGCAAGCCGTCAGCGGAATTGGCGGAGCAAATTGCCCGATTTTATCTTAAAGAACGCGGGATCGATCAGCCTACCATTGATTCCCTTTCTTTTTCGGCCATTACCCAAGGAGACTTAAGCGGTGCCCAAATCGTGGAAGTGGTCAAAGGCGGTATTTTTGAAGCCATTCACAGAGGATGCGAAGTTAACGATATTTGTCTTTCAACCTCTTACCGGGGGCTTATGGACCAAAGAAAGTGGATTAACGAAAACTAGGAAGGATCTCCTACAATGAAGTTTGGGGGATCATTGGATGAATGAACCCGTATGTTCTTTTTGCAGTGCGCCACAGATTCAAGTCAAGCATTTGATTAAGGGCATCAATGCTTTCATTTGCGACAGTTGCGTGCATGAGTGTTTAAACGTCTTTGAAAGTGAGAAAACTTCTCGTAAGAAAACGGGAACCGGAATCAAAACCGAACTTACACCCGTCGCTATCGTTAAATTCCTAGATGAGCATGTAATCGGACAACACGAAGCAAAGAAACTTCTCTCGATCGCTGTTTATAACCATTACAAGCGGATCGGGAAAAAAATGGAAATAGAAGTCCAAAAATCAAATGTCATCTTATTAGGACCGACCGGCAGCGGTAAAACCTATAGCCTTCAGATGCTCGCGAAATTGTTCGATGTGCCGTTCGCTATGGCGGATGCGACGACATTGACCGAAGCCGGCTACGTTGGAGATGATGTGGAAATGGTTCTTGGGAAACTTGTCGTTGCCGCAGGCGGTGATATTCAAAAGGCAGAACGAGGGATTATCTATATCGATGAAGTCGATAAGATCGCTCGCTCTGAAACGAGTGGCCGCGATGTGAGAGGAGAAGGTGTTCAACAGGCACTTTTAAAGATGCTAGAAGGAACGACGGTTACGATCAATCCAACTGGCGGGAAGAAGGGGCCGACGAGTTCCACTCAAGAAATCGATACCACCAATATCCTTTTTATTGTGGGCGGAGCGTTTACTACGCTCACAGACTCTTCAAACAAGAAAAAGTCTTTGGGAATTCACTCCCAAAAGGACAGCGCCAAGAAAAAGATCACCCATAAAGACCTGGTAAAATTCGGAATGATTCCGGAATTTGTTGGCCGTTTGCCGGTAATCGTAAAATTTGAGGCTTTGGGGGTGGATGATTTAGCCAAAATTTTAGTAGAGCCCAAGAACGCGCTCACTAAGCAATACAAGGCGCTCTTTAGTTTAGACGATTGCGAAATCGAATACGATGCCGAATTTATCCAACGTGTCGCAGAAAAAGCCCACCATGAAGGAACGGGCGCGCGGGGACTTCGCTCGATTTTAGAAAACGCGCTTTCCGATTTGATGTTCAATGTTCCTGGCAAGAAAATGAAGAAAATCGTGATTGGTCCTGAATGCTTAGAAAAGCCACAGGAAGAATCCAAAGTGATGATTGGAATATAAAAGTGGTTAAAAAGGATATGGCAAACAAGATCAGTGAACACCCCACGACAAAATTGATCAAGAAGATCGAAGAACAAGAGAAAAAGATCCAGGCATTAGAGATCGATGTGACGGTGCTTCGGGATTTGTTGCTGAGAACCGTCAGGATGCTTGCCAAAATGGAAATGGAAGGGACGCTGAAGAAAACCCCAGCGTTACTTAAATGAAATCTTTAGTGTTTGTATTAGTAATCCTGGGATCGGTTCCCGGAATAACGCTGGACGAAAGATGCCAAAGTGTTTGCCAAATCCAGGGGTTTGATCTGGGGTTTTGGTTAGAAAAAAACAACAAATGCGCTTACGTGGATCTTTTTAGTCCCGATGAACTCGGCGGAGATGCTCTTCTCGTTAGCGAGCCTCATTGTCCATTGAGTAAAACGTTTAGTTCATCTATCCTTTAACGGTGCTCTCGATTTTTTGAATCAATTCTTTATTCAAAAAAGGTTTATCAAGTTGATTGGGATGAACCCGATCTCCGCATGCTGTGACAGCCAAGAGCGGCTTGGCATACTTTTCAGTTAGCATTACGATTTCTTTAAATGGAAGGCCCATTTGGTAGTCTGAAAGAACCAAATTGACTTCAGGAATCAGGCGCTCGATCTCCTTCATATCTAAGGAAAAAATGAGGACGTAATGGGTTAGGATCAATTGGTAAGCCTCGACCAGTCGATGATCATCTTCAATAATTAAAATCTTCATTTTAAGACTCTTCGTATATTTTCTCTAATTCAGCCTTTCGGTTCGCATGGCTGTAATTGGCAACGATACGAGGAGAGAGTTCCATGATGCTGGCGACTGTAATGTCAGGCGTCTTTTTCTCGTGGAGCAGCCAAGAGATATGCGAATGCCGAAAGATCGAGTGAGGGCAAGCATGAGGCCCGAACATCTTTCGAATATGATCATGAACACATTTTCGGGTGAAATTAAAGATGTGCTCAAAATGTTTAAGGCTTTGGCTTTCCAAATATTCCCGGATGAGTTCTATGGCAAGCGGGTGAAGTTTGCATTCTCGGTAAACTTTATGGGTTGCAAGGGTATATTTTTCGATCGTTTTCCCGACTCTTTTAGTTCGGGTAATAGTCTTTCGTTTCTTTAGAACGCGTACCTTAAAAAACCCTTCCTCAAGTTGAAAGTCACAAGGCCGAAGGGACAGGGCTTCTGATACTCGAAGCCCCCCGCTTAACGCCACCCCGATGAGAGCCCTCATGGTCAAAGAGACGCCTGAAGCATATCTCAATCTTTTAAAAAACTCGTTGTAATAAATCGGATTCACAATCGTAATAGGCTTTCTCGTACCCAAGACGCGCTGAGTCTGAAGGAGCAAATCTTCCATATAATATCGGCTCATGACTTCTCCTTCTCGGCATAATAAGGCGTTCCGGCGATTGGTCGTAGGGCTTCGCAATGGTCTGCTCGGTCCAGAAGTTTTAACGCTAGATCAATGGTATTTTTGGAATAGGGCTGGCCGGTTTCTTGTCTTTTCTTTTCTTTGGTCAATACATTGACGATAAAATTGATAGTGGATACTAAAAGCGAAGGTTCAGTGGGTTTTGCTTTCTCAACTGCTTTGATTGCGGATTTCATGGCTCTCTCTTCTCGGTCGATGCCTTCTTTGGCATCTTGCCTCATTTGATCTTGTCTTGCGATCCTTCGACGGCGTTGGGTATAGGTCTCTCTCATTTAGAAACTCTTTAGTTCGTGTTTACACCGCAGTAGGTGCAAATCCGGGGTCTCGCATTATGCTTTGTGTTACAAACCGCGCAACGCCAATCGTTTTCCGTAGGAGTCACTTCGGCTTTAGGTTCAAGATTAGTTAACGCTTGGATGATCATCAGCGCATCTTTTTCTGTACCACAAATTGCGATGGCTTCAAGTGGCGCGACAGCCGGTCCGCAAGATCGTTCGCGTAGAATTAAGAATTCATTTTTTAGAGGGTCCGGACCGGGCATGATTTGATATTTTGTAATGAGTTTCATTTATTTCACCCTTCTCATTCGAGATAAAATCTCGTTTTCAAGTTCTGTGGCGCGTTTGAGGTAATATTTTTTTGATTCTTTGAGCCCATGATCTTCTGAATGAAGACGATTCAATGAAAGTGTACTCACATAGAGATTGAGGAGTTGCCCATCCTCCAATGTTTTGATATCTTTGTTTTCTAATAACGTTGGATTCGGTTCGACTGGGTCAGATGGATACTCCCATCCCATTACAGCATAGGCAACGGCAAAGATGTGATTTCCTTCAGAGCGAAAGGCGTTCGCTATGATGTCTCCCGGATCAAGCGAGTGTTCATCGCACCAACTTAAATAATCGACCTGGGCTATTACATTGTTCCTAAAAATACTAAACTAAAACTGTGATATAAGGCGTCAGGAGAATTGAAATGCACGGCTTGATTGATTGTCAGAAACATGGACCATCCCACGCTCACCAATACCCCGATGGAAGGGTGTGGTGTCAGTATTGCTATTATGAAATTCCGGCTGAAGAAAAAGACAGAATGGACAAAGAGGCTAGGGAAAAATTAGGCAGCCAGTCTGTAGCCGTTCTGGTAGGCGATAAACAGGTCTAGGTGCATTTGTAAGCGTTCCATGAGTTTTGTAGTTACCCAAGTTTTGCGGGACATTCGGCTCAGGTCATGACGCAGCCGAGAACACATATGATTAATCATGAACAAGGGATCATTCTCGCCCTTCTTCTGTTTGCGTGGGCTTGTCAGTTGTCGATACCTTGACTTGGGGAGAACCCGCTTGATGGTATTGGCGTAATGGGTTGACTCGTCACTTTCAATGACAAGGTGATCTTCGTTCCTTGCTGCCTTCTTAATCGAAAGCATACAGTCCTCAATCGCCACGGAACGATGATCTGGACGGTATTCGTCCTTGTACTTGAGCGGGATATGTTGGGTGACTCTGGATCGGAATTGAGCCGCCTGGACTTCAATGATCTCGCCTGTCTTGGCTCTGACCGCAAGGGCGACAGAGATAGGTCTAAACTTGGTATGCTCAAAGGTTTCCAGTTCATCGAACTGAACCCAGTTGGTTTCGAGTTCTCCGCTTTCAAGCCTTCGCTCATGCTCCTTACGGGCAAGCATTGCCATGAACCAAAACTTCCTATGGACTGTTTCCCGATGGCATCCAAGGACTTTCGCCATACGCCGCATGGTCATTCGAGACGAATAGAGTTTGAAAATTTCCTGATTGAGATATGGTTTCTTCTGCCCATAAGTCGAGCGGAAGGTATGACTTGAAAACAGTTTCCCACAACCCTTGCATTTGTAGCGTGGAACGGGTTGAGCGTTCCACTTGGTCTTGAAGTAGCCTTTTTTGATGAACCAGCCCTTACCTGTTTCATGATGCTTACAATCTGGATTGGGGCAGTGCTTGGGTTGAGTGAACACAGATCACCCGAAATAGAATTTTTCCATCTGGGGGAATCTCTTTTTGTCATACTTAAAGGCGTTCCAAACAACTTTTGCATCCTTACCCTTAAACTGTTTCTGCATCCTTTTTAGGAAGTCCTTGGCTTCCTTTCCCTCTTTGAAGGGGAATACGTCGGGCTTAGTTGAAAGCCCGATGAACACCAAAACCTGATAAACCTGCTGATTTACTTTTTTCATATTCATTGTCTCCTTACCTAATACTTTACCAAAACCATCAAATATTGCGAGGATAAAATAACGCCTATAGTCAAATATATGAAACCATTGAGTTTTATGGTTAATTTAGTTTAGGCAGGAACAGTCAAATAGCCCAGGTCGTTAAATAATCATCTTCTTCCTTTTGATCAATTAAATACAGAGCAAGTTTTTCGATCAACAACACACGATTCGCCTGATTCAGTTTTTTCATGGTTTCGTTTTTCATTCATACACCTTTTCGATTTAGCAAACGTTTTAGTTCGAGGGTTTCGGGTTTATCGCAGTTGAGATGCTGAATCAAGGTGCCCAAGTCTACCTCGAAAACCGGATAGAGAGAACAGTTTGCGGCGTCTTTCACCGGCACCACGATATTACAATAGTCGCCGATATAGCCGTCAGGATTCCTTCCAGTCATCGGGAAGTTTTTTGTGCATTCATTGACACATTCAATGATCACCCGCGAATCATCGGCCACAATGAGATCGTTTTTTCCATGCTCGTTCGGTTCAGTTAAATAAAGTTGCATTGTTAAACTTCCTCAATCTCGTCCAGAATTAGTTCGGATTCACAGTTCGCATCTCTAATTTGGAGATATTCAATTCCCTCTTTGTTAAGCCTTTTTGCTTCTTCTCTTGCTTTTTCAGGGTTTTCAGAATCAATTTCGATATATCCCGTTGTCGTATAAATAACTGGAACGATGTACTTTTTCATAAAACCTTCCTTTTTAAGTTTGCGGTCAGGGCGCAGCGCGAAAGGAAGCCAATCCAACCCGCCGCGCCTGACCTAGTCACCCGCCGCTAAGCGGGTTACTCTCCCAGTGATTCTAAGATCCGGCTTAGGACTTTGAAATACCCGCCCTTTGAATCGGCCACTAGAGGGACCGTGTCGAGCGAGTCTTTTTGAATCAAATCGCAGATCACGGTGAATCGTTTGTCGTCTTTGGAGATCATGAAGGTCCGGCCCTGGTGGTGAATTGCGATCGAATCTCCGAACCAATGGTATTTGACTGCGGTATTCATTTAGGCCGCCTTTCGATATGCTTCATTGAGATATAAAGTCAGATCGGGGATCGTGGATTGCCCTTCTATTTTTGAATATTCCACCATGCGTAAAAGCACATATTTGTCTTTCAGAGATTGCATGATTTTCTCTTGCCGAAAGTACTCCGACAACTCTGGTATTGATTTTATAATAGTCGCAACCGATTTATCGCTCGCATAAATTCGGCTGCGATAACTGTTGCTTATTTCGAGTTTCAGGACTTGCTTTGCGTTAAAATCCGACAAGATACTACATGCGGTCTTTAGTTCAGGGTCTTTTAGTGGAGACTTAGAAAGGGCTTGATACATATTAACACAATGGCTGCTGTAGTATGTCTCGCGATTAAGAATCGATTCTTTCACAGTATTCAAGAACGCGGATTGTTTATCTTTCGGAACCCACCTACGCCAGTCTTTCAGGAAGTCCTTGAATGAAATAAAATTCGGATTTCCTTTGACCCGTTTCACATTGGATTTGTTGATCAAGGCAAACGAAAGTCCGCAAGCCACAAGCAGGCCGTTAATGGGCTTGTAGTCCCCGCTTGTGTCCGATTCAGATTTTTTCACGGCATAGATGTACGTCGTTTGATTGCGTTCTAAATTAACGATTTTAGAAACCGTTTGTTTTGAGGTCGTCTTGACGTAGTGATTCACCACCACATCCGAATCAGTCTCTTTTTTCAGTGTTTTGCGCACGGATGCTGGCCCCAAGGACGAAGTTCCTTGAATTCCAAGATGTCGAACGAGTGTTTGGAAATCACTTGATTTGATATTGCCAATCAAAAGGACTGCGTGATCGTTTTTCATTGAGGTTTTCATGCGGCGACACTGATTGGCATGAGAAGTCTCGTCGTCTGCCCAATAGATGGCATCTTTTGTGAAATCAATATTGTCGAGATAGATATCTCGAATTTTAAGTTTTCCGTTCGAATGATAACAGGAATTTACCGAATAGAAGAGAAACCGCGTACCGTCAAATAGATTAGAATTCAGTCCACCTCGTGGAGATAATTCAAAGCAATCCTTGCTGAATTTGAGACTGTAATTGGTCGGATGATTATAAATACTCCGCAATTCACTATGCTTTTGAAGCGCATCTCGCAAAGTCTTTTGAGAATGAATTTCGCGAGCGAGTTTTGCCGTAATGTTTTTCACAGCCTTTGCGCATGCTGCTTCAATTGCGTTTTTGTTTAGTTCATTATTAGTAATGGCTTCGCGGGATGTGGCGATTTCAATTTCACCCGTCTTAAAATGAAGCCCAATAGATTTTTTGACAAGACAAATTAGTTTTTCAACGCTTTTGAGGTCTATGAATTCTTGTGGCAATCCATAGGGAATACCATCAACTACTATTGTAAAAACTTTTTCTGAATTCTCATAAATCTCAAGTTGCCCAATTAAATCGAGCGGCGTTTCCCGTTCGAAGTTGTGTTCTTCAATTACCGGGAATTCGGATTTATCCCAGAAACCAGTCGCCCGTTTAACAGCATCAGAAAAGTCTCTTAAATCGTCTTTTTTGACTGCGATTTGAATTTCAGTGCCATTCAGTTCACTGGTTTTAGTCTCGGAAATGAGATCCAAACTTCCGGCATGCTCTTTTGTCACATGCGCAACATAATGATACGCGGTGCCATCGACGTGAGTAATAATGGCAAACGAATCGGTATAAGCCCAAGCGGACTTGGCACCGATGCCAAAGCCACCTACTTGTGAATTAGTGGAACGCTTAGTTGAGTTGCCATATTTAACGAATACATCCTCAACGCGCTCGGGAGACAGTCCCGGACCATAGTCGCGAATCGAAAGAGTCAAATCGTCTTCGGAAGGAAGTTTGATCTTAATTGGGCGCGTGGCCTTGGCTTCACGGTTCGCATCGCGAGCGTTGGATACATATTCTTGAACCAGCGTTTGAATGGGATTGGAATAGAGTTTCTTTCGAAGGATCTCGATGATCATTCCGGCATCGCCGATCTCAAATGATCTCGATTTGAAATTTACGTTATTAGTTTTCTGTCCGGTCTTTTTTACGGATTGGATTTGCATATGGCTTCCTTTCGGTTCGTTTACCCGTTAGCGCGGGCATGGTTTAATATTAACGCGGCGCTTAAAATAAATCAAGACCTTTTTAGTCAGGATTTAGTATAGAAAAATATATCTATGTAATTGTGCAAGTCCTCTTTCAGTTAGGGATTGAATTTGTTGCGAACTTAATCTGTCTACTTTAGTAAAAAAGAACCCTAATTGATTTGCTTCAATCTCCGATAATTCATCGGCTTCTCGACAATATCCGCCGTTGGCAATATACCAGTTTCCGTCTCCACCATTTGGTACAAAAAACTTACAGCCAAGCGGCCAAGGCTGGCCAATTTCAGTGAAACGCGCCAGGGTTTTTAAGGTATCAAGATTGATTTCCATAAAATTATCGTTCCTGAATCTTTAAAATCTCACCGAAGGGCGCTTTTTCGTGCCCGACCGTTGCCCACAACACCGGAAAGTCGGGGATATCGCCGAAATCGTCGCAATAGAGATCCGTTAAGAAAACGCAAGCCGCTGGCACAATATTGTGCTCCGAAAGGTATTCAAAGACCGGCGAAAACGCAGTCCCGCCACCGCCCATCGGTTGAATCTCAACCGAATCCTCGCTGGAGTATTGATCATGCTTCAAAACCCGCGAATCAAAGTAAACGATATGGGTCTCGGAAGGTTGAATATCCTCATGGATGGCCTTGATTTCCGCTGCAAACAACTTCAAAAGACGCTCGTCAACTGATCCGCTGCAATCCACTGCGACCACGACAGAGCCCATTTTTTCACCAAGCAAACTCGGCAAATAAATATCCTCTGCCAAATACCGACGCCTAGGCCGGGCATAACTCAAATCGGTTTTGGTGCGCTCTGATAAGAACCGGCGAAGGACTGAATGCCAATCGGTTCGGGTTTTAGTAAATTCTTTGACTAAGCGAGAGACGCCAGCCGACAACTTCCCGCAAGATTTGGCAGCATTTGCCGCCTGTACGATCTTAACGCGCATTTCGGCTTCCTTTTGTGCCATTCCAGCCTGATCTTGCGCTGCGTCTTGAACTTCATCCATTGCGCCGCCCGGTTCGCCCGGACCCTTGCCGTTTTCACTTTCGGGAATTAAGTTATAAACCCCTTCCGTAGTCCCGTTGCCTTGCTTCACTAAATCTGGGTTATGCAATCCGCCAGTAGGCATCGCACCTACTTTGTCGCGAATCAATAGATCATTGATCACATAGTCAGCGGCGATATTCCAACGTCCGGCATCTCGACCGCCACGGCGATGCATATGCTGAAAAACGCAATGCATCGTCTCATGTGCCAAAACAAAAATGGTCTCGCTGATATCCAATTTCGCAACATATTCAGGGTTATATTTGATAAATTCCCCGTTTGTCGCTAAGGTCTTGACGGTTTTATCCTCGATCAAATCCATTGAGAACAAAAGAGATGCAAAAAACGGATGGTCTAAGATCAAGGACGCTTTGGCTTTGCTTAAATAATTTGGCATTGGATCTACCTTTTTAGTTTTTCTTTTAGTTCAGGCCATAAACGCGGACATTTTAGACATCACGTCATCGAGTTTTTTCGCAGCATCGTGGCGAGCATCCTTCGAAACCCGGCATTCGCTGGCCGAAATACCGGATATCGCTTTTTCAACTGATTCGCGCATGGTCTCAAGCGCCGGATCGTCGGTTACGTTCAACTTAGGCAACAAACCACAAATATCTTGAATGTTTTCGATAAGCGAATCACGGATAATGGCTTGCGGTTCATGCAATCGCCCGGCGGCCTTGGAAACTACATCGTGAAGTCGGGTCCAACACTCCCGCATGGCTTGCGTTTCAACTTCCTTCATGCGATTTAAAAACGCTTCCTTTTCGGAATCTAAAACCTCAACTCGGAAGTCTTTCACATCCGGCATCGGCATAAACGTTACTTCACATTTAAACTTATGGGACAGCGCGGCGTCGGTCGGGTATTCAGTCTCTTTAAAAAGACTTCCCAGCCTTGATTCGGCTTGGGCGCGTAGATTCGGGTATTCCTTCAAAAAAGACGATACAGCATGGTCAAACTCGGCCTTTTTCTTGCCGAAGTCTTTCACAAAATCCATATACGCTTTGCTCGAAAGGATACGAGATCCGTCCGTACACCAAGGCAGGGTTTGAGTATAAAAGAACGTCCGAATCGAATTAGCGATTCTTTGAATCTCTTCCAGTTCTTTGGCACCCGGCAAGAGTTTTTTCGTATATTGGCCGACCTTTCCTTGTGTTGAATAGGTGTTTTCCACGGTGCCGGTCGCTTGTTTGTCAAACTTCCTTCCAGTCCATTGGGAGATCGACAAATGAACGAGTAACGCTTTTTCGGACAACATAAAAAACTCCTAAAAACCGTTTAGTTACGTTTAGTTACGTTTAGTTACAACTCAAAATTAGGTGAGTATTTTTGCACCATCGGTCGTAGCCCATTTAATAAAGTCTTTCGAAGTTTGAATCTCCGGGACCCGTTGAATGGCATCGCGAACGAAAAGAACCGCGAATTCTTGAGGCATGCGCTGAATATAGAGCATCATCCTGGAAAAATTATCGGTGGTCGTTTTATGAGCGAGCGCACCGCAAAGCGCGTAAAGAATCACAGGCTTCGCGGGTACGTCGGTATTTTCAGGATTCAACAAAATCATATCGGGCGACGGCAATTCGCGATAAATCTTTAAAAACCCGACAAATTCGCTTGCCGCGCCCTCGCCTACGTCTCCCTTGAAAACCGGAAATTCTAGGGAAGGATCGATTACACCAAGCGCCGCCGAGACACCTTCAGACCATGCTCTAGGCGTTGGGTTTATCTCTTGTTGCGGGTCAAAGGCGTTTAACAACTCCGGCCTAAATCGCAAGAACGCAATGACTTCGGTGGAAATGCCGTTATTAAAAGCCCAATGACACCAGTCATCAAGTGATGCGTCAAGTTCAATGGTCGTGATTCGGTTTTTTAAATGAGACAAAAGCCGATTGGCACCCGCTCGGTCTACAGTTCGATTGCCTGTTGACACAATGAGCCAGCCGGACTTAAGGCGTTGACCATGAATCTCGCGCTCTTGAATTAGATTAGCGAGGATCTTTTGAGCGGAGTTGTCGGCCTGACTTAGTTCGTCAATTAAAAAAATCCCTTCGTCTGGGCAAGTCGAGCGTTCAATAGGGAATTTATGAGTTGATATCAAAAAACTCACGTCCGACTTATCGCCCGCAATCACCGGAAAACCGTAGTCTTCGGGCTGGAGCAAAGGCGCATGAATGGCCATAAACCCAACGCCTAGTTCTTGTGCAACTTGCGCGGCGATTTGAGTTTTGCCAACGCCAGGACTTGATTCAATATGCAAAGGACGCTTGATTTGGGCTTTGAAACGAGCAGAAATTAACGATTTTAGTTCAGTGGGTTTCATAGGGATTTTTCCTCTCCTTCAGTTTCGTCGGGGTTTACTTGTAAGGCATTATTTAAATGTTTTGAATACCCGGTACCGCCGTCTATGTCGCTATACATTGTAGAAATGCGGATATCTAATAGATGAATTAAGGCAACATAATTGATCAGGTTGTTGTCCATAAACTGAAAATAAATAGTTGCTTTTTTTAGTTTATCAATTTCCATAAATGCCTTAAATCATTTAGTTTATCCGCTCAAAAGACAGGCGCCTACCTAACCCGTTAAGGTCAGGTAGGCGTGCAACGGTAGGTTGACTGGCAGCGGTTTTGAGCAAGTGAATACTTGCTCGGTTAGAAACTTGATTATTGAAAAAGCGCAATATTATGCGCTGCGTAAACACTCAAAATCGTGATCAACAAATAAATGCCGTTCATTAGGTCTTGCATAAAATCTCCTTCTCGAAAGACGAATTGGGAGATCAAGGAAAACTCCCCGATCTCCCAATCCAATCTTTTTGTCTACTCTTTGCGATACGTTTTGACTCTCTTGATCAAAAACTCGTCGCATTGATATAGCCCTAAACTCCCGTTCAGGCGGATCGGCGTCAAAGCGGCCTGTCCCACGGCGACTTTCATACCCGTGCGGCGCTTGTTTCAGAAATTCCCTATTGCGGGCAGACTACGTCTCTCAACATTCCCGCAATCGGTGCATCCTACCGATCGTTGCTCGCTTTTCTAATCGACGCTGTATTGCCTGACGTGTTCGCAATTAGATGCGGCTCTTGCCATGCCCTGTAACTGGCCACAGCCTCAATTTGCCCCGGCTGGCTTCAACTCGCCGGTCACGCCTATAGACTATTGCATCACTAATGCCATGCATTAATTCAATTATTTTAAGTGTTTAGTCTAGTATCGGTTACAAAATCAAATAAACAACGGGTTATTAAAAACCCAATGAAATAGGCGTTCAGTCTCTTCGGTGTTTAAAAGATGAACGATCTTAATCCCCCGAAAACACTGATTTGTTAAGTTAAGCCGTTTTTAATTCTTGATTGTTTACAAGGCAAGGTGATTAAAACTTAGGCAGTGTCGAAAGAATCAACAACAACAAGTCTTTAGGTTTAGTACTTAGTACAGGCGTTCAGTTATACGGGATATTGGGGATATTGGGGATATACAAGCCAATGCGCTCTAGGATCGCCTCTAAGCGGATCTATGCGGGAATGGGATGGAATGGGATGGAATGGGATGGGAAAGGGGTTTCGGCTTGCCTTGGGCATCCCTGGAAGGGTGCCAAGGGCACCGGGGATGGGATTGGGAATGGCGGCGCAGTATCCTGACTGAATGCGTCTATTGTTGAATTGAAGTCGTTAAGTGCGCATAGGCTGGCTGGAGACGGGATATACTCCTCTGGCTAATCTACTGCGCTATTCGAGTTTTGACGGCTTATAATGTGGGACTGTTCCACGTAGAACATTTTGATATCATTGACATTGACGGGCGCTCGGTTACAGAATTGGTCTATATTGTGAAGCGCTGCGCATAACCTATTGAAGTTGCTGTGCTATCCCACGTTACAGTTTAAATTCCTCAATGATATCAATGAGTGTCAGATATGACATCCCACCAAAATACCCCCGGCATGCTCTTAGGGTCTACCCGCGTATCTCACCCAGGGGTGGGGGTCTAAGATTCTGATTTTATTGTGTTTTTGGCCCTGGAGCCTCATTGGGTCCCATCTCACCGCCGTGCTCTCCGGGTCGGAGTCCGGGTAATTTTTATCAAATCCGTATGTTAAAAATATGGACGCACCGATTTGCCCAAAATGTAATCAGCGCTCCTGTACACCCAATGGGTATCGGAATGGAAAACGGCGTTATCGATCACTCTGCTGGCAATGCTATTCTCCATGTGCGAATCGGAAGAAAAACTGGAATGACCCAAATGCTATCTTTGAACTAAAAGAAATCATTTCTCAATCATTTGGATTTACAGAAGTGTTTCGCAAATTGGGTTATCGAACGGAGAATACCCAGTTTCTTCGTAAAAAGGCCCAAGAACTTAAAATCGATATTTCACACTTCCGGTCATCCCCGGCGAAGAAAAGGACAAATGAGGAGATTTTTTGCGAAAATAGTGAAACGGCTCGCGGCGTTGTAAAGAAAAGGGTTTTCGATCTAAAACTAATTCCATATCAATGCGCCATTTGTGGCTGTGAGCCCTTTCATAGGGGGCTCCCGCTGACCCTTCAATTGGATCATAAAAACGGAATCCCCAATGACAATCGGCTTGAGAACCTTCGGTTCCTGTGTCCCAATTGTCATTCTCAAACCGATACATTTTCTCGCAGGAATTCTTATCGAAATGCTAAATCCCCCGCAGAAATCAGCCCCCCGGCATCGATTTAAAAGTGCCTGAAATTTTTCCCAAGGGGGCGGTGGGTTTTAAATTGACTTAAATCATCAATTAAGAGACGATTAGAAAATGAAATCTTGCAAGGTTTGCCATTCAAAAGCGCCTTTTTTTGAAGATCATCAGTTTTCAGAAGAATTTGGTGCGGTTCTTTATTCTTATGCTTGTTTGGAGACCTTCATCCGGGAAGAGAACATTCGAATTGAGAAATCTTTGAATGAGTTCTTATCCATGAACGAGCGTCTTTAGGGATCTTCTGAGGCTTGCGGTTAATTTGCCTTCTTCCTATCTTCCAAAAAGATCTGCCCCAGTAAATAAACCACTTGCTCCTCTGGCATCACGACCTTTTCATTCATGCCATTTAGGCTTTTAGCCGCCTTTTCCTCAAGCCACTTCACGGGCGCTGAATTCTCACCAAACGGTTTTACTTTTATTCTCAGACCGTGGCGGTCGTAGCCGGTAACCCAGTACATGGGCGGGCTATTGTATCGGGTTCTGGCAAACGGGTCTTTTATTACCACCCATTTACCGACCATGCTTTGGGCGAGTTTTTTCGTTTTTCGTAAGCGACCTTTAAGTGCGCTTACCGACGGATTTTTTCTGCCACGGCGCTTGCGATTTCTTCTGGGGTTGCCAGCCGACAGTCTCGTTCCCGACAACGAACACGCTCATTGTCATGAAATCTTATACAGATGAGTTCATGGTCCGTAAACGTCACGATTTGAAGTATTCCAAAAAAATGGATGGAAATTGAACCCACCACAAAATCCCCGACTTTGGGTTCCCATCCCGGCCAAAACCGTGGATCTGCCCGCTCACTCGATTCCATAATCCCAGAATTACTTATTTCCGGACTTTCGTCGATTCCCTATCTTCTTCCTGTTAGGATTCTGGCGATTTTTAGCAAAACGGTATTTTAAGGACATGAGCCTCACGGAAGATGGCGGTCAAAAAGATGAAAACCTGATCGGGCAGCGTTTTGGGCACCTTGTCATTACGGCGATTTTGCCGCGCGATCAGAAGAGTTATAGAAGGGTCAAGTGTCTATGCGATTGTGGGAGGACCTCTGACAATGTTGCTTTAAAGGATCTCCGATCTGGTAGTCCTAGGTCTTGTGGCTGTCGTAACGGCAAAAATCTAATCGGGATGACATTCGGTCATCTCGTAGTTATTGATTATGGTTCTACTCCCGGCAAGTGGCTTTGTTTGTGTGATTGCGGGGAAAAGAAAGAAATAAAATTTACCCGCCTTTTTGGTCAAAACGGTCCCCTGATTAAGTCATGCGGCTGCAAAATGCATAAAACCCAAAATGGACTCAATCCGGCTTTTAATCTTCTTTATTCCGATTACCGTAAGAGTGCGCCCAAAAGAGGTTATTCATTCGGATTAAGTACAGAAGAATTCATGGATCTAACCAGTCGAAATTGCTATTTTTGCAATCGTCCTCCCTCAACCATAAGGTGGACTCCGGATAAAAAATCTTATTACCGCTACAACGGTATTGACCGAATTGATAATTCAAAAGATTATCTTTGGGACAATTGCGTGCCTTGCTGCAAAGAGTGTAATTGTTTGAAGTGCGCGGTCACCATGGACATGGCCCGCAAGATGGTCGAATTCCAGCCTTTGGAGCGAGAGATCTTCGGACTTAAGGATCCTTTGGAAGAAACTCCCGATGAATCCTCTTTGGACTTTGCCTAGTTTATTGCCGCGCCAATTTGAGAACTTTAAGTACCGTTTTGGGCAGAAAATTAAACTGAAGATCTCTTCCCTGAGATCCTTGAGTTTTTATCTTTGAGCGTTTAATGGATTCCCGGTTTCAACGTCGTACTCCCCGAATTTCTCGGGTTGTGCGTTATGTCTTTTGAGCGAAGATCTCCAAAGTGAAATGAGGGTTTCGACCTGTTCTAGGAGCGCTTCTTTTTCTTTTCCTTCGGGGAGTTCCTTCTTAATCATTTTTCGCCCGATCAAAGCATTTCTTAGTTGCGCGCTACTGACCGTTCCTCCTGAGATTTTCGAAAGAAATTCTGCTTCCTTGAGGAGTTTTTTGATCCCAGTTTCATATTGTTTTACAAGCGGGACGTGTTCGATGGGGTCTTGGATATCGTAGATATTGTGTTCTAGCGTTCGGCAATCATCGCCGTAACCTTCCACTTCTTCCAGGAAATTGCGGGCGGCTTCTTGGGCCGCTTCGGCTAGAGTGTGGCCTGATCCGGTGATATTGACGTTAAACGTAACGGTGGTTTCTTCTTTGAACTGACGCGGCGTTCCGTTTGAAGTGTGGTAGCGAACTTGGTATTCGCCTTCTTTGTTGAGACTTGGGGTGAATTGGGGATCGGGTTGATTAAACTCTGAGGCTTTGGGTTTGGCTTCGTTCCAGGAAGAAAATCCTTGGAGTTGGGCCAGGATTTCATAGCAGTGGCCGAGCGGGATTTCGTGGCCTAAGTTCTTTAGACGTTCTTGGATTTGGCGGGCGAGTTCTTTATCGGGGGACATTGGATTTACCTTTCATGCCTTAACTTTTCTTCGGTAGCCGCTTTGCCGAAACGTTAAGGCTGATTGGTTAATTCATGAATCAGTCTTTCGCGGGATCTTTACGATACCTCATTTGAGGCGCGGCTCGCGGGCGATCCCTGACCTGAGCCGCAATTTAGATCATTTGACGTTGATTGTCAACGCAATTCTTATTTGCCATCCCAGTCCAAGATCCCTAGTTTTTTATCGATGGCCCATTGTTCTTGTGCGGAAAGTGATTTGAAGTTTTTGGGGCGAAGTTTAACGCGTTTCGCCATTTCAGCCTGAGTGAGATCTTTTTCTTTCTTGTTTTTCTTTTTTCCATTTTTTTCGCAAGAAGAATGTGTTTATTTTTTCGATCATGACAAGAGAGCCCAAAACAGGAACCGTGACAAACCAAAACATGCCATGAAAAAATCCTTCTTTATAGGATTCTTCGGTCATTTCTTCTGCTATTTCACCATGTATCCCCATCAAGATCCTGATCCACTGCGATATTCATTCAATACGATTTCGTATTCTTCGGGTTGTGAATCGTCCTCAAAAGAATCATACGAAATTTGGAACATAATGGTCTGGCCAATAACGTTGAACCCCTCGATTACGGCATTGGGAGGGATCCTCCGAACCACTCGAAACGCTGAATCCTCGGTGAGAAGTCTCGTTAGAACCATCAAATCGAAGGTGACTTGGGCTTTTTTCATTGACGAGACTGTTCACTCGTATCGGATTAGGGGGCAGATTTTTTCTTTGAATGCTGCTGCTGATTTTACAACGACCTGAATCGCGCTTAAACTTTTTGATGGGGGCTGATGTTTTAATTGATTTAACCATTCTCTCAATTGATTCCATAAAATAGCAATAAGACCGAAGCCAACTAGGATTCCCAAAACACCTGTTTCTAACAAAAACATTTCTTTTGCTTTTGAACTCCCGTTATGTAGCCAGGACCAAAGTTCAACAGGAATAGAAAAAATGACGACAGAAACAAGCAAAGTCGAGATAATTCCAAAAAAGCAAGCGGCCATAAAGGTCCAGAAATATTCGCACAGACTTCGGGGAGTGCCGTAACCCCAAAAAGAAATCCAACGATAATGCCAAGATCTTCGGCTAATCACCAATCCGCTCATATGCTCCCCCAAATTGTCTGATATAAATGATGTACTGCGCCCATTGCCAAATATCCGATTGCCATCCCCAAAAAGATCTGGGCGAGTTTCCGGAATTTTCCTTCTGGTTTTTCTTCGGATTCTTCGGTTTCACAAAGACAAGGAATCGGCCTTAAAAGGATGCCGTCTCGAAGCGGCTTTCCGCAACTTTCGCAAATCATCACTCTCCCCCAGAAAAATCGTTTTCGATTCTAAAAACTGTAAGAGCCGTTGGAGGATTTGTCAATTCGCGGCTTGACCTTATTTTGAGAAGCCCGGATCGTAGAACAAATGATTATCGGCCTGACCCAACTCCAATTCGCGGCACTCATTTGTTCGGCTTCGGTTTTGCCTTTGGATTGCCGACATAATCGATCAAACGATTAATCGTTCGCATCATGATCAAATGATCGCTCGTGTTTTTAAGTGTTCTTCGATGAAGAGGATTCACTAACTTGCAGTCTAGGTAGATTAAGATTCCGGCGAACTCGATGACATGAAGACCGGCGATCCAGAGGAGTAATCCCCAATAACTCATAAAAGGCTCGAAGGCGGAGTTTTATTGGGTTTGACCAGTTTCAGTTTGGGTTTAGGGTCGGGTAAAAGGCTCAGGGCTGTATTGATCAGCCAAATCATCTGATTCGCGTGAATTTCCGCTATTTGTTGCCAATTTGAGTCGGGATAATTTCCGCGCAAGGTTTGTTCGGCATCTTCTCTCATAAAAGCAAGTTTATTCTTAAGAAGTTTATAGTCGGCTTCCATGAATGAGATCCCCCAAAGATGTATTTTTCTCTTTTTATCACACCATTTCGATCAATCAAGGGATTTCAGCAAAAAGGTATAATAATTCCATGGATGATCAATCCGGATTCGCATTGTTGGTGGTTCTTGGAAGTATCATAATGCTGAGCATTATCTGGCTGACTCCCACTGATCATGACGACGACGATTGGTGACCAAGGGAGATGAAATGGTCGTTCGCATGTGTCGTCCTGATCACCGGAATGTTCGCTATTATTTGAGCATGGCGCGGGCATATGGGTTCCTGCCGTTTGAGGAAAATGGTTGGTATTGTGTCGAAGTTCTTAAATACGACCGGGTTTACCGAGCCCCCGACGCCGTATTTGATCAAATCTCAGATGGAACCTATATTTTCGAGAAAATCCAAAAAGATGAGTCTCGGGAACCATGAGCCACGGAACGGTTGAGTGCTCAAAATGCGGGGATATTTTGAGATTTTGCCCCTGCTCCAAACACCGATCCGCAATCACCTACAAAACCTGTGATATTTGTAAGAATAGGATTCAATCCGAATCCGATCTCCCGTTTAAAATCGAAGAAGTTAAAAACAGGATCTTTAGCGATTTCGTAATCGCTGAGTTCTTTTTCATCCCCAAAGGAACCGAAAATGCTCCCTAATAACGAATACATTTTTCACTTTAAAAGCAAAGGCGAAAAGAGCGGTGACTGGTATGAAGGATCGTTCACGGTCGCGTGTGTTTTAAATAACCTGGAGCAAATGGAAGTGGCCATTCGAACGGATCGATACAATGCTGGATCACGGACTTTGCCGGAACAATTTAAACTCTTTAATCGGATTATGGCTGAACTTGAACTGAGAATCAAAAAGGCTCCGACCTGGTGGACTGAAAACAATCATGGTTGGGCACTTTTCGATGCTAATATCGTTCATGAAATTTTTAATAAAGCGATGGAAGCCGAAAAGGTTTGGTCAGATCGATTGAAAGAAAAGGCGGATCAGGCCGAAAAAACGGCTGAAAAGATGCCTGCCAAGAGAGCCAAAAAAGAAGAAGCCGTAGCGGAATAAAATGGCAGTTAATTGGAAAGAAATCGATCGGATCGCCCAGGCCCATCAATCGATTGATCCGACCGCAAGCGAAGAAGACCTTTTCCGCCAACTTAAGATTTGGTGGTGTATCAAATACACGAGACCTTTTAAGGATCCCCTGATCGAGTCTTATAATTTGGATGAGTTGGTTTATGAGTATTTGATGTGGTTCTATATGAACCCAGAAAACGATCCAGCCGCCAAGAAAGAAAAAGAAAGGCGCGAAAAAGAGGATCAAGAATGGGCTCTTGCTCAAATCAAATCGCATCAATCCATCCCCAAACCGTCCAAACCGTCCTCACCTACTCGCCCAACCAAAAAACGTCAGAAAAAACAAAAACCTACCAATCCGCCATCGATTCCTGATCTCCCCGAAATATCCACCAAATTTGAGGAATAATAGAGAAAGACCTAAGTTCTAGGATCTCTTTGTCGCCAATTTGACGCGATCAATCAAAGTTTATCTTTATGCCAAATGCTCAGCAAATTGCCTTAAATCTTGTCGCCCAACTCGACCAGGGGAATATCCAGTCTCAAGCCTCTCAAATGGCTTCGACCATGGCGCGTGCGATCGAGGATGCATTTGAGGGTTTAGGGCAAAGAATTGCGGCCACAATCGTTTCTGGCGTTCGTTCAGGACTTCAGGGGGCCATCGAACTGACCGGCCAAAACCGAGGATCCAATTTCGGTCCTGGCATCTTGCTGGATGAAACCGGAAGACCTCTTACGGGCTCGCGCGCAGGAGCCCCTGAGATCGCCCCGAATGCTTTCCCTCAGCCTCAAATCGGAATGATGGGTGGAGGCGCGATTATTCCTCCTCAACCTCCCCTGCCTTCTCAAGGTCCATCGCAAAATCCTTTAGACAGAATCCGAGGGGGATTTGTCGTTCCTGAGACCCAAAACTTAAGAGATATTAATCCAGTCGTTCAAGAGGCTAGAGCAATTGTCGCCGCCCGGCAAGCAGGAGTAACCACTGAACTTGGGGATCTTCAAAAAGAAAGACTCAGAGAAGCCCAAGAGCAAATCCGCGAAAACCTCGGTTCTTTGGTCCAAAAGGCTGCTGAACTTTCTCAAAAATTAGAAGGCGTTTCTGAGTCTAATGTCAATCTGACCCAGGCTGAGCGTGATCTTCTTTCTCAATCAAAGCAAATGGGTCAAGCCGCTGAAGCCCAGCAAACGGCATTAAGAACCGTAAGTGAAGCCATGGGCCAGCGCACGGCAACTGGTCTGGGGCAGCGCATTTCTGGCGCACTGGGAGCCGTTGGAACAGGTCTTAGTCTCTTAGGCGAACTCCCCGGTATTGAGCGCCGTTCTGCTGCGGCAGGAGCCGAACTTTCAAATCTCTCAGGCCGAGCATTAATGCGAGGAGACATTGAGGGATCTATCGTTCAACAGCGATTAGGCGGCCAAGACGCTATGCGTCTTCAGGCCACAAAAGAAGAAGGCGCCATTATCGCGGGTGAGATCGTTGCGGGGTTAGGGCTGGTTTTGGCTCCTTTAACGGGTGGACTAACGGGTATCCCCGCTTTGCTCGCTGGAGGCGCTGGACTTGCGGCTTTAACGACCGGAATTCGAGGAGCGGCTGGGTTTGATGCAAATGTTGCCCAAAACGTTCAAGGCAGAACTGAAGCCGAACGAATGCGTCAGTTCGAGATCCTTCAAATGGGGCAAATGACCCGAAGTTTTGCTCTTCAATCTTTTCAAGGCGGCCAAGAACTTGGTGGACGAGAACTCTCTGAGTTTTTGTTTTCAGGAGCAAGAGACCCCGAACTTGCCCGACGAAACCTTGAAAACGCTCAACGAGAAGCCTTGCCCGTTCTTTTAAGTGGCGGAACTTTAAGCCCAGACATGCAACGCAATTTAGAGGATCTTTTAACGCAGTCTCGATTGGCCGAGCAATCTTCCGTAACTGGACCAGATGGTCAGCGAATGGGGCTTTTACAGTTTGGACAACAAATTGGGCTCATGCCTGAACAAGTCCAGGCAACCATGCGCCAGATCGGCGGCATGGGCCGTATTTTTAACGGTGAAACTCAACTTCAGGGAATGCAGCAAAACGTTGCCGATATCTTGAATCTTCAAGCCTTTGGTGTTCAAGGCGCCCCACAAATGGCTGTCGGATTCGCAAGAGGCGCCCCTCAAACCCGAGAGGGAATGAGAGAAGGATTTGAAACGGTCAAAGAACTTGTGACCGAAATGATAGCAGCCGGCGTGGACAAAGCAGCCGTGAATCGCTCGATGCTGACCGTGATGCAGCAAGCCGCTCAGGGGCTCGGGGCTCTTGGGCCTGCGCGGCTTGAGGCGGAACGTTCGGCGGCCACGGCTGCCGCTACTTTTGGTGTTTCACAAGGCGGGCAAGTCACTGAAGCCCAGATGGAATTTTCGCAAAGAGCCATGAGAGGCTTCTTGCAGGCGCCATCAGCGGGCTCTGGACTTATGGGTGCCGCAGGATTCTCTGCGACCCACGCAACTCAAGAAATGCTGAGAAGATCGGGAATTAAAACCGGGCTTCAGGAAGAATTGATTATTCAGCAGTTTGGTGGTGGCGCAATCTCTCCAGAGGCCATCCAGCAGTTGGGTAGACGGCAAGGCGTGAATATTTCCGCTGAAAGAGCCCAAGAACTTGCCAGAGAGTCTCAGCAAAATGTTCTTAAAGCCGAACAAAGAATGCTGGGTCTTGTGGGGCAAGGTGCCGGTTTGGCAGCGGCGAATCTCGCTGGTGCAAAAACGGATGTCGAAGCCTTTCGCTCTTTAGACCTTCTAAAGACGGGAACGATCGCAGGCAGTTTTATTGGACCACGACCGGCAATTGGAACTCAAATTCCAGGAGCAGGACTCCCAGGAGCGCAAGAGACCCAGGCCCTTGCTGGAATTAATGTCGCCCAGATCACAAGTGGCGTCACCACGCTTGGAAGCAACCTGGAACTCATTAATCGCTCTTTAAATGAACTCGTGACCAAAATCCGAGGAGTGACTCGGGAGTTTTTAGCGGGAGCATCTGCTATGCCCTCATCCAAGGCTGGCATTATGTCGCCATTTACGATTCAGGCAGCCCCTTCTGCGCCAAGTCTTCCTTCTCCCGGAACGTTACCCATTTCTCTTCCTTCAGGAATCACCGGTTCGAATATGGGGTTTTAATCGATGCTTAAGATCCGATCGACCACTCCAGATGCAAATATCGTTTTTTACCCATTCGTGCGGGAAGATACGTCGGTGTTTGTTGATGGATCGGTTCCGGTTAATCAACGGATGGATGTCACAGAAGTTTCAGCACAACAAGACATCCTTAATCTTCAGATCTCAAAGCCAAAGTCAGGGGTTGGGACTTGGAACTGCACTCTTTCTAGCCGTGTAAATTGGAAAAGCATTCTTGAGCCTGGATGTTGGTGCATCATTTATCTTAGCAATGAAGGCTTAAGCGGTAAGGAAACCAGCGAGATCGATAGCGGCATTAAGATGATCGGTATTGTAAAATCCATACGAAGAATCGAGGATATTGATCCTTCAGCCGGAACTAGACGTGTAAGATTTGTTGTTGCTGGAGAAGATTTTCATTCTGTTTTTAATACTCCGATTTATCTTAATATCAATCTTTCTGAGGTGATTGCAGGGAAAGATGTTGCGATTGCCAACGCAAAACTTGTTCTGCAAGAGGCTTTTGGAAATCCTCTTTCACCCGCAGATATGGTAAAAGCCCTTGTTGATGCTCTTTTGGGAAGACCCGGATTCTCAGTAGATAAAAGTACTACGAGTACCAGCCCGCTTGCCTTCTTCTCGCGCGGTGGGCAACCTTACTTAGTCCCTCAGGCTTTAGCCAAAAAAATATTAGGCTTTGATAAATTAGTGGAAAGAGAAACATTTTTTACCCGAATCGTAACTTTCTTTTTACAAACAGATTTAATTGGAAAGATCGCTCTTCAATCGGATTTCGGACAGATGATTACTCCGTGGAGCCTCATTCAAAGTTACGCACATACAATCGTTAATGAAATTTTTACAGATCTTTTACCCGTTAATATCAACAACACAATTAGGCTTTCCCCGGCCCTGGTCCTTAGAGCAATACCGTTTAGCAGTCAGTCTGGGAAAGAAACAATCGGGCATTCTTCTTTGATCAGTATGCAAGACGCTCAAGGCCCGATTGTTCCTACAAGGCGCGCGGGGCTTGCTTCGAGTAGTGGGAAGTCCTTTGTCCCGCCAGGGAGGTCCTCTCATTTTTATATTTCAAGGTCGATCGCTGAAGATGAAATATTTTCTATCAATACCGGAAAAGCAGATGTTGAACGATTCAATTTCTTTTTTGTTCCACCCAATTTGACGGGTCAAAACAACCAGCAAAAAGATGAAGCCGCATTTTTGGCCAATATCCTTTCGGGAAAAGGCTTTGATGCGATTGGAGACAAACACTCGATCGCCCGTTACGGGTTGCGCCCTTTTTTTGGATATTCTGATTACATGTTTGCTGAAAAACGCTCGGTGGGACTGATTAATCAAGTCGTTAAAGATATCTATGAGGGCGCGTATCTTTTTGAAAGCGGTCAGGTCGTTATTGCCGGTACGAAGGAATTTATCCCGGTTGGAACTAATATTGAGTTTTTAGAACGAACTTGGGTTGCTCATGTTGAAAAAGTGGATCATGCTTTTGAGGTCCGAAGCGATGGAACGAAATCGTTTAGAACAACCATCACATTTTCAAGGTTACAGAACAAAGCGGACGGAACTCCCGTAGATACGGTCGAATCAGGAGATCGATCTGCGGTATTGGGTCCATGGGATCGTGGAGTGAGCACAACATGAATGAAGGGCCTAAAATTACTCCTTATGGAGACGTGATTTCAAGCAATTTGTCTTCATCCAGAAGATACGGAGATGCATCTCTGGCACGATATTCGGCATTTAATTTGATGCCAGGTCAGATTGTCCAAATCTATGCGGTCGATGATGCCAATAATTTGCCGGGAGGATCTGGAGGAGTTCAAACTCTCTATGATGTGATCGTTTATCATCCGGATGGCACGACAGAATTGGTAAGGCGTTGCACGATGCTTGAACCTGGATTTGGTGGCGGATTCAATAATTTCATGGAGGTATTGCCTGTTAATCCTGGGCCTCAGGCGCAAAATGGAAAAATAAGTTCTTCTTCAAAGCCAGGAAGCCATGTTCTTATTGCGTTCCTAAATGGGCACAAGCAAAGCGGTGTAATCCTAGGAGCACTTCCTCATCCAGGCCCGGTTGCCGTTAAGAAAAGACCTAAGAAATCCCAGGGGACCACCGTAACGGGCGAATTCCAGGGGTTTCAATGGGAGATCCGGAATGATGGGAGTTTCAAGATAACTTTTAATGGTCCGAGAAATGATCAAGGAGAGATCATCGGAAAAGACGGGCCAACAAGTCTTGAAATTGATGCCAAAGGCAATGTCGCATTAACCACCAATAACAATCAATCGGTGAATGTAGACCGGGTGAATGGTGTGGTTGATGTTGTAAATGGCACAACTGAAATAAAAATGGAGCAAAATGGCTCAAAAATCACGACCACTTCTGATTTTCTAACGGCAAACGTTAGGCAAGACGCCAGAGTCGATGTCGGTCATCAGGCTAAAGTGATTGCTAAAAACGATATTACGGTTTCTAGCGATACCATGATTAAATTACAGCGTGGAGAAGGGGCCAAGCCAGCCGAGCCATTTGTGCTGGGAGAGAATTTTGTTCAATTTATGTCTCAGGTTCTTCAGGCCATTATTCTCCATACGCACATTGATGCAACGGGCTTCCAAACTCTTCCTCCCTTTAACGAACAAGAATTTAAAAGACTCAAACAAAGTCCGATTGATGATCGTAAGATTCAATCGAAGTTGATTATTGGAGACAATTAATGCCTCTTCAGGGGACGGACGTAAATCTCGCGTTCAAACTAAAATCAGACATTATTGAGCGCTTAAGGGCAAAACTCGGTCATGACATTATCCGCGACGACTTTCTTCAAGAAATTTGTCAGGCCATTTCAGAACAAGTGATTTTTCATATTATCCAGAATGCTAGAGTTTTTGTTCCAGCAGGAGTTAAGGTTCACGTTAATACGACAACGGGTGATGGCGCAACAATTGAGCCAGGCATCGGAGAAGTTCAATAATTTATGGGTCTTCCTTCACCTCCAGATCTCGGAAGTTTTGATCTCAGCAAAACACTTGGGCTTCAGATTCCGGGTACGCAAAATCTTAATCCTAACGAGAACGCGGTTCCGATCATTGATCGGAATTTAAGTCCGGAACTCGCACGCAAGATCCAAAATACCGTTAACGAAAATTTCAATAAGCATCTTCCGTACTATTTTGCCGTTTGTATGGCGAACGACCAGGGAGTAGTTACCAGTCAGCGAGTGGATCAGTCGATCCTTTCCCAAATTGGATTAAATGCCAATATTGTGACGTTTAACATCTCACCCGCTCAGATCAGCGTTTCAAATCAATTTGCAATTAACGTTTCAGCGACAAATAAAGGAATTCTGGAAGAGCATAATGGAATGATCTTTCGGATGATCCAAATTTCAGGAACCACCGGATTTTTGCCCCAAAAGGCGAACCGCAACAGAAAGCCGTCGCTTGCCCTTAAGGTGGCTCAACAACTGCTGCCTGCCGCATCAAGCGCTGTGGTCGGACTTCTTCAGGCGCCTAAATCTATCGCTAAAGCCGTTATTGGAGGTCAAGACAATGATCTTAATGATCTCAATTATGACTTAACCCAGACCGGCTATTACCAGTTTTGGCAACTTAATAATTTCTTAATCGCGTATGCAGAAGGCAAAAAACTTTTCAAAAAAGGATTTGACGGCACTAAACTGAGATTGGTCTTTGGTTCCGGCAAAGATAATATCGGATATGTGGTGACGCCAGTTAGTTTCGAAATGAGAAGAGATGTTTCGAATCCTCTTCTTTATCGTTACCAGATCATCCTTAAGTCTTGGGATGTGGTAAGTGCGATTCCTCTTCAAGAAGAAGTGGATGCAGATATCCCGTCTCCTGATTCTCAAAGCATTATTAAATCCGTTACCGATGTTTTAACCAGTTCGAGAAAGACGATTCAGGCGGCGAGGAACGTCCTTTCGGGAGTTCATTCGGACATTAACTCGGTTTTTAATATTTATAACCAAGCGCTTTTGGTTTACCAGGACATCGGCGGACTGATTTCTGATGTTCGCACTTTTGGCGATATTTTTGTTGCCAATCGCCAATCCCTTCTTTTGAACTCTGACCGGAATCGACAATCTATCGTTGACGCGTTAAACGATCCCTCTGAAAGAAATCCACATACGCCGCAAGTCTCATTGGCGGACGCGACCGTAATCCCTAAAAGTATCAGCCTTTCAGCGGCTAATTCATTGGTCCTTCGGTCAGTAGGTTTTGATGCGACCAAAGCCTCTTCGCAACTTACTCCTGCTGGGGAAGACAAAAGCGATCCAGAAAAGAAGAATATCTCTCCCGAGGCCGATACTCTGGTGATTAAGGCTCTTTCTACGGATACTTTCTTAGACAAAACGATCGATCAACTTGATATCCCCGACGTGGTCAGCCAAGGTATTGATGATTTTAGATCTCAATCTCAGCAACTTACTTCCGGGCAAATCCAGGCATTGGCTTCGAGTCTTCAGCAAATATCCGACAACTATGTTTCTTCCATTGGCGCCATGGATCCTGTTTATTCTTCCACTTATCATGTGCCCAATCCGATTGTTTCGGTAAATCGTTTGCCGAATGAAGACGACATTATTATTGCTGTTGCTCTTCAAGAAAGTAAACAAGCGTTCTTGAGCACTTTAGCAACCGGGCAATTCTTCTTAGAACGAGATCCTGATCCATTTTTGTCTGCAAACACCCATCTTCCGGATACCGACCGACTTCAAACGCCCAACAGTTCGATTGCGATTCCTTATCAGCGAGGAGTGACGCTTGATACGTTGGCTCAAAAGTATTTGGGTAACGCAAAACGCTCTCGTGAATTGATTATTTTGAACAATTTGCGGTCCCCCTATATTGATGAAACTGGATTTACTCAGTCGATTTTGGGTGCAAACGGTAGAACTTTTATTGTTACCGATATTTCAAAACTTGCAATTGGCCAACAGATCACCCTGAAAGGTGGATCTGCGGCTTCAACGCGAAGACAGATTTTGAATATTGAAGATATCGGCGGAAGAGAATGGAAAGTAACGGTAGACGGGGTTGCGAATCTTGCGATGTATATCCCCTCTGGAAATCCGACTCTGTTTGCTCATTTGCCAGGTACAGTTGGACCAGGAGACATGATCCTTATACCAAGCGGCGCAATTCCTAATGATTTTGCGGCGATTCGTCCGACTTCCCTTTTTAATCGTCTCTCTCATGCAGAACAGATATTTAAGGTTGATATCGCCTTAGACGAGATTAATGCGCAGGATATTTCCGTTTCTGCTGTGGGCGATGTTCAGCGTTCATTTGGTTATAATAATGCGGTTCAGGCATTGAGGCTTGCTTTGGAAGTCGAGCGAGGAGAACTCGATCGACATCCTAGTTATGGACTTCCTGTTCCGGTAGGATCGAGAAATAGTGACATTAACTCTGTTGAAGCCGAAAGTATGCTTCGGGCGAGTATTACAAATGATTCTCGTTTTGTTGGAGCCGATGTTTCTCTGCAAATTAACGGGAATGTGGTTCAAGTGAACATTAACGCCCAAGGCGCGGCGGGCACGGGGCAAATCCCAGTTACCTTTGAGATTGGCAAAGAATGAACCAGATTACGGTCGCATCAGATTGTGACGGCACTTTAATTGATTTCTTCACGAAAAAGCCTCGTTACGAAATCATCGCGCTTTTTCATGCGTTTCAGAAGCGCGGTTGTCGGATGTATATTTGGTCACATGGTGGGATTGAGCACGCTAAAGAGTGCCGGGATCGACTGGGGCTTCGGGCGGAAGTGGTTGAAAAAGGATCTTTTACCCCGGATATCGCTATTGATGACGAAGAGCGTCACCTCGGTCGCGTAAATATCCCGGCTTAACTCTGGCAAAATTTGCAACAGTTCAAAGGATCATGTATTTTTTATAAATGACCGACTACCTGCGTCCAGTTGTCGCTTTTGATGTAGATGATACTCTCTTAGATCGTGACGGCGAAGGCCGCAAAGAAGTCATTGAATTTCTAAATCTTTTCAAGAAATTTGGTTGTGACGTTGTCGTTTGGTCAAACGGCGGCGGTCCACATGAAGAGTCCGTAAATTATGCTAGAAGCGTTTGTCATCGATTAGGAATTTGGGTATCCGCGTTGAAGAAAAGGGTTCTTTTCAGTCCGATATTACAATCGACGATCTTGATATCTGGACTCGTATCTCCGAAGGCACTCTGGGTCGAGTCAATATTCGAGTTTAATTTTTGCAGAGTTTTTCTTTAGCCATCAAAAATATATTTCTTCCCCGCCTTCCTTCTCAGTCGTAAAATCAGATTTACGTCCATTCGGTCGGAAAAATCTGAAAACGTATAATTCATAAACAGGAGAAGGCAGCGTGGAATCACTCACCCAATCGCAGGAAATGAGCATTTTTGCCAAGACTATTTTGGAACAGAAATATGCTCATATCAAAAAAGATGGGACCAAAGAGACCTGGGAAGATATCTCTTATCGCGTGACAAAGCATGTCATGAAATCGGTCGGATTATCGATGTCGAGCCCCCTTTGTAAGGAAATTTCTCAAGCGATTGCGGATCGAAAATTCATTCCAGGCGGACGCTATCTTTACGCGTCCGGAAGACCCTTCCATCAGGTCCAAAATTGCCTTCTCATGCGTGCCGAAGACTCTCGTGAAGGATGGTCAGAACTTCTTCAAAAGGCTTCGATGGCCTTAATGACGGGTGCGGGAATTGGAATTGTCTATTCGGATATCCGTGCCGAGGGGAAAAGTATCCGGAAGACAGGCGGGCATGCGACCGGCCCGATCGCTTTGATGCAGATGATCAATGAAGTGGGGCGCGGAATTATGCAAGGGGGCAGCCGGCGATCGGCTATTTGGGCAGGTTTGCATTGGAGCCATCCCGATATTCATAAATTCATCGTGATGAAAAACTGGAATGAGGATGTCCGGCGCCTTAAAGAGCAAGATTATAACTTTCCGGCAATGATGGATGGGACGAATATCAGCGTGATTTTAGATGATGACTTTTTTTCAGCATTTCATGATGAAAAAAGCCAAAACCATGCACTTGCTCAAAGCGTTTATTGGGCAACTATCCGGCAAATGCTAGAAACGGCTGAGCCCGGCTTTAGTATCGATGTTGGAGCGAATAAGGGCGAAAATTTGAGAAACGCTTGTACAGAGGTTTCTTCTTTTGATGATTCCGATATTTGTAATTTGGGATCGATCAATATGGCACAAATTAACTCGCCAGAAGAGATGACCCGAATCGTGGGCCTTGCTATTCCATTTTTATTGGCGGGAACCGTTTATAGCGATGTTCCCTATGCTTTGGTGGATCGAATCCGAAGAAAGAATCGAAGATTAGGGCTCGGTCTCATGGGTCTTCATGAATGGCTTTTAAAAAGAAATAAGCCATACGGAATAGATCAAGAACTCGAAGAATATTTGAAGATTTATGCAACCAGCACTGAGGTTGCTTCAAGGTGGGCTAAAGAATGGGAACTCAGTCCTCCCGTAAAAACCCGAGCGATTGCTCCGACCGGAACGATTGGGATTATTGCTGAGACGACAACAGGAATTGAACCCATTTTTTGTGTTGCTTTTAAGAGAAGATACCTCAAGGGGAATGTTGTTAATTATCAATACGTTATTGATCCTACCGCAAAAAGATTGATCGATAGCGGAGTTTCTCCTGATCTCATCGAGGATGCTTATTCTTTATCTGAAGACATCGAGCGAAGGATCGCATTTCAGGCATGGTTACAGCAATATGTTGATCACGGGATCAGTTCGACCATTAATCTGCCGCGCTGGGGAAGTTCTTCTAATAACGAAGCCACTGTTCAATCTTTTGGGAGGATGTTGATCCCTTATCTCCCTAAGTTACGAGGACTGACTTGTTATCCTGATGGCTGCCGTGGCGGACAACCATTGACGGCAGTAAAATATTCAACCGCGATTCAACACGTTGGACAAATCTTCATCGAAGGCGCCGATATTTGCGACATCACAAAAGGCGGTAGTTGCGGTTCTTAATTTTCATGATTGCACAAATTATCACATTGTTTCCCCTTCGATGGGTAATTCGTCCTTTGCGCGCGAGTGAGCGCCCTCAAAGAACGCTAGTCTTGATTTCAACCGCCAAGCGAATCGTCTATATCCGACCGATTAAGTGACGCAGAGCGTTTTGTATTATTTAATACATGGACGAAATTTATTCCCCAAGGATTGGGATACGCGGGATTTTGACAAAAGAAGAAAAAGACCTTATTCGAGACGTGGTAAAGCGTCGCGATCAGCAAAACAGGAAGAACAAGGTTCATGACCGAAAGATGAGTGTACGATCGAGTGAGCAAATCAATCTCGATGGCTATGGCGCTGAGGTCTTTTTTGGTAGGCTTTTTGGGCTAGCGGTAGATACGACCGACTATTGCCGAGGGGGGAAGATCGCAGGTGAGATGGAAAAATTGAGAATTAGTATTAAATTTAGGCTTAAGAAAGACTGAGATAATTATGGAACAAGTATTTTCCTTACAGGTCTTCCAAAACGTAGATCATCTTCTTCATATTATTAAGGTGTCTGGAGAATTACGCAAGGGTACACAGCTAGAATCAAGTTCAGAGTGGAGGACTCAAATAAACAATGCTGCCGCCATTGCGCGTACACAGGTGGTTATTTTTGATCTCACTGATTTAACTTATTGGGATACGCGTGGTGTTTCGGAAGTCCTCAGTACGGTTCAACACATTAACTCTACGCACCGAGGAAGAGCGGGCATCATTGCCCCTAAAGAACCGCATATGTTGGTACTTGCAATGCGGCAATCATCTAAGGTCGGGTCTGCAGAGATTCCATGGAAAGCAACAAAGGAAGAATTAATTGCTTTTTTAAGCTCTATCTAATTTCAATTATGACTTACTAGGATTGTTTATTTTCGAAGGTGTTTTTTTGAACGGAAATTAGAGGGCAGAAGTAGGACAAGTAGGCATTGCATGACGCAGATGCTTGTCCTAAAATAGGACAAAATCGGCGGTAAGTAGCGGATTTCGTTCAGTCTCAATCAAACCAGCCAATTTTTTCTGATTCACTCCGAGTAAAAGTAAGCAAGATAGCGAAACTCGGGGTGAATCGATTCAAGCAGTTACGATCGAAAATCAAGCTTCGACATTTCCGGCCGCGTCCCGCGCTTGGTGGAAATTCTCTGGAGAGCTTCCAGGATGAGCGCTGCATGATTACCTTCACGCCGCTTCGAGCGCAAGCTCCAGTTGCGTGATCATCTCCAGCTTCTGCTCGCGC